GGCTGAGTTGTTCTTCTGCTTCTGCTTCTGCGCCTTCATTATCTTCTGCTTCTTCTGCGTCTTTTTCTTCTGCTTCTTCTGCGTCTTTTTCTTCTTCTTCTTCTGCGTCTTTTTCTTCTTCTTCTTCTGCGTCTTCATTATCTTCGTTGAGGGGAATATTTGTGGCATCACTATCGCTTTCATCATCACCTGGAGGAAGAGGTGGGGTAAGACTGCGGGTAGGACTGCGGGTTCGCCTTGTCTTTACTCCTGTTCTTGTTCCTGATTCTTTTCCTTTACGTTTTGGTCCCATTATAAAAATATATATAATATTTATATTTTTATTCATTATTGACTAAACCATTATGTAATGATATAACATTACCATTAAGCAGAACACATCTCGCAGATTTCATCTTCATTTTCTAGTTCAGTATTTTCGCCGTGTTTTGCTTTCTCGGGTTCAATAGTATATTGTTGTGCTTGGTGTCGCGCACGACGACGCAAGTAGTAAATACCCGTTTTCAATCCCTTCGTCCAAGAATAAAAGTGCATAGATGTCAAATTTGAGTAGTTAGGTTCTTCTAACCATAAGTTCAAACTCTGGCTTTGGCATATAAATGCGCCTCGGTCGGCAGCCATATCAATTAAATGTTTCATAGGCATTTCCCATACAGTCTTGTATTTATTACGGATGTGTTCTGGGACAACTTCCATATGCTGGATACTTCCGTGGTTCGCAACCATATTGTTTTTCAATTGCTCGTTCCAAATACCTAGGTCAATTAATTCTTTCATCAAGTATTTATTTGCTAAAACAAATTCTCCTGCCAATGTTCGGCGACTATAAATGTTACTGGTAATGGGCTCAATGCATTCATTATATCCTAAAATTTGTGATGTGGATGCAGTAGGCATTGGAGCAACCAATAAAGAATTGCGTAACCCTTTTTCCACAATTTCTTGTTTCATTGCGTTCCAATCATAACGGTCTTGTCCAGGGTCAATACCCCACAAATCAAACTGTAATTCGCCTTTACTGGCGGGACTTCCATCAAATGTTTCATATTTACCTTGTTCTACTGCCAATTTACACGACATAGTCAATGCACCGTGGTAAATGGTTTCAAATATCATCTTATTTAATTCTTTTGCTTGTTCGCTATGGAAAGCAACATCCATTTGAAAAAATACATCCGCTAATCCTTGAACACCAATACCAATAGGACGGTGTCGCATATTACTACGATGTGTTTTCTCTGTTGGATAAAAGTTCACATCAATAATATTGTTCAAGTTATTGGTTACGACTTGGGTTACGCTATGTAATGCGTCATAGTCAAATACCATAAATCCGTCTTCTTCACGTTTTTTCAAAAACGCGGGCAATGCAATACTTGCTAAGTTACATACAGCGGTTTCCTTATCATCGGAATATTCCGTGATTTCGCAACATAAGTTAGAAGATTTGATAATACCCAGGTTCTTTTGATTACATTTGCGATTCACGTGGTCTTTAAACAATAAATAAGGTGTGCCTGTCTCCATTTGAGCGTCTAATACTTGAAACCACAACGAACGAGCTTTGATGACTGTACGTCCCTTACCTTCACTTTCATATCTTTCATATAGTTCTTTAAAGTCATCTCCGTATACATCAGATAAACCAGGGCATTCGTCAGGACACATCAATGTCCAATCAGCATCAGCTTTGACACGTTCCATAAATAAGTCGGGAGTCCATAAAGCATAAAAGAGGTCACGTGCTTTCAAATCTTCTTCTCCGTGGTTTTTACGCATTTGTAAAAAGATTTCAATATCAAAATGCCAAGGTTCCAAATAAATGGCAAAACTACCATTTCGCTTACCGCCTCCATTATGAATTAAACCATTATGTATCAAATAATTGTGTTCATCTTTCATTTGTAAATCGTATAATACGCCTTTATATTGACTGCTTTCGATAGATTGAATTCTGGTAAACAACATATTTTCGTATGTGAAGAATTTGAAAAATTGCGATGAATCATACTCTAACTCCAATAATTCACATATATCTTGTGTTTTGGGAATACGCAAACAATAATTCAATCGCTTATGTTCAATAATATCCCCGTGAACAGTACGATGGGACTGACCAATACGGTTGCGAACGTACCCACTAGTAAGAATACCCATACGAAGGAGTAAATATCGTAATCCTTCTACCAATGTGCGTGAAGTAGTATCAAAGACAATTTCTTTATGAATACACCCGTCACTATGTAATAGTCCTTTTACAATTTGTTTAATTTTGTAGAGTGGTAAATGCAACCATCGAGACGTAATTCGTTTTTCTTTTTGTTCATTATACAGGTCTTGATGACGAAAGGGTAAATGTAAGCATTGGTTCCAGCGAATACGAGTAGTATTTTCTTCGGTTTGTACATTATATTGAACACAATTTTCATTAAAATAATTAGTCAAGAAGGATTCTATGTGTTTTTTATTGGTTTTGTGTAATGTAATGTGTCCGGAAGCATCTGTTTTATTATTCATATAACCATCTCCTAACAATAAGCCATATACATAACAATCTTTCTCAAAAATGGTTTCTATATCTTTCTTATAACTGGGAATAGGGAATCCAACCATTGAGTCTTCATCTAATTCTTTTGCTTCTACCCATTCCATGAGAGCGTGTTTCTTCTTCAAACGGTTTTCAATCACACTATAATTAAGTCCTTTTTTCTGCCCTTGTATAGCCCAAACAGGATGTTCGGGGGTGATTTGTAAGGGCACCATTGAATGTAATGTTTGAATATTTAATAGTTCGCCTTCGTATGGGTGTTCAAGTACATCTTGTATAGTTTCCACTTCGCCTTGTGCATTGACGATTTCCGTTTCACCAACAATACAATCTTGAATTTCAATGGGACCTTTGGTGGTGTAAATAATGGTTTCTGGAACAACACATTGGTCAACATACTTGGCAGTGTGATTAAACACACGTAACATTGGAACAATTCCGTTCGAACTTCCATTCGTTCCACGAATATGGCTTCCAGAAGCACGGACATTGTGAATATGTAATCCAATACCTCCAGCCCACTTGGAAATAAGAGCACAATCTTTCAATGTATTATAAATACCTTCAATACTATCATTTTCCATTGCTAATAAATAACAAGAAGACAACTGGGGATGGGGGGTTCCAGCATTAAAAAGAGTAGGTGTAGCGTGAGTAAAATATTTGTTTGACATGTAATCATATGTTTCTTTGATTTTTACCAAATCATTTCCATGAATACCAATACTGACACGCATCCACATATGTTGTGGACGTTCAACCATAACTTTGTTTATACGTAGTAAGTATGCACGTTCTAGTGTTTTTATTCCAAAGTAATCCATTAAATAATCACGATTGTAATCAATCATTGCTTCAATCTCGGTTCCATGTTCATTGACAACTTGTATAAGTGTTTGTGATACGATAGGGCTATGAACATCATGTTTATCTTTATAATAATATAATTTGTTCATAACTTCAACAAAGCTAGAAGATGTATTTTTCTGGTGATTGGAAACAGTAAGACGTCCGGCCAAAACATTGTAATCAGGGTGAACTGTTGACATAGAAGCACATTGCTGGGCGGATATTTCATCAATTAAAGTAGTTGTAATACCATCATAGATTTGGTCGATAACCTTCATAACTAGAGAGGTATAATTTACCTTAATGTTTGCCTCAGAACCGACTTTCTTAATTCGTAATAATATTTTATCAAATGACACGATTTCCTTGCGTCCATCACGCTTTGTAACGTACATCTCGTCATCAACATCAGTATATGCTTTTGGTGAAGTAGCCATCACAATAATAGATATATAAACTATAAAGAATGTAATTATCTATATAGTTTTTCATAAGGTTTTCACATAACGTATACAATACACGGCTATGTATCTAATTTGTGAACGTCAACACATTGTTCAGAGCCTATTGCGTCTAATACTTTTATATCTCCATCAGTAATTGTTTCAATGACTAGACTAGGTGTTCGTTTTTTACTTTTACGATGTTCAAACCCTTCCACACGTTCTTTCTCAATAGTATTCCAAATTGATTCAATCTCTGGAAGAGCGGAAGAAAACCACTTTCGGTTTCGTTGAATGACAACACAAGAATATTCATCTAAATACCAATAAAGGGTGTTTACTAATACGTGCTGTTCGTTCATTAGTAATTGTTTTTGTGTATTAATCCAATCATCTACACTAGTTACATCAGTATCAATGTCAAATGGCATGTAAATATATCTAGGATTTGGGTTTTTCATATCCTCGTGAGAGAAATTTAATACAACTCCTTTATAAATAGGACTGTGTAAGTCGTCATAAAAATCGGAACTGTTTTCATATTCTTTAATACGTGTCTCCATAAAGTCACACAAAGGTAAGTTACAACACTCCATTTGAATTTGTGTTTGAACCCAATATTCAAGTTTTGGAATACCAGTAATGTCACGATTAACAATATTTTTGATTTCTAACATACGTCCATATCTTTCAGAAGAAATATCAGTATTAATACCGTCAGGAGATGCTCCAAGAAAAGTATATTGTGGGTGTTGAATACATCCAAATTCAGAAACTGTTGTTTTGTATAATGATTCATAAATCATTACTGTGACAGGTTCATATTTAACACCCCAATGCAGTGGACTGTTTACATTTACAAATTTGGTAGTATCATAACTGCTTTCTAATGGGATACATTTCTCACAAATCAAACTATTTTGCATTGCGGGTGTGCCAAACACTTTCCAGAGGTTACTTGCACTAATCAGATTGTGACGAAATTGATACCATTCACTAGAACGTTGTTCTGGTTGTTCAGCACATTCTAACAACGCAAGTTGATTTTTTAAATAATCAACGGAAGTATCTTCTGTAGTCATGTATTGTTGATATACATTATTACTGCTACGAGGTGGAATTAAATTAGAGGAAATAAAACAATCATATAAAGTGGGTATATTATCTATTATTTCTTGAGTAATGACACTACTTGATACATTTTCTAGGGTAATACTGTCAAAATAGGATTGGATATGTTGTGCTAACTCATTGAACATTTTTTCTTGGAAATCTGGGTCCTTCATTTGTAATACATTGGTGTTCAAGTATTCATCTATTAGTTCGTGAACCATTTCAGTAATGTCCCCAAAATTTTCTTCAAAAAATGTATCATAGTTTTCACTATCGCTATTATCACTATTATCGCTAGCATATACTTCAGAATCGTTTTCTTTAATAACGCTATTTGAACGAGAACGTGTTGTCATACCAGCATATGACATAACATGAGCTAATTCTTTTTCTAGCTCTAATTGCTGTTCAAACAATTTCTTAATCTTTTCGTCTATATCTATAGTCATTTTTACATCATTATTCATAACGTCTTCAAGTAACTATTATTAATAATAAAAAATGTTTATATTCATTATTATTATATATTTACGGGGATTTATTTGTAGTAGGAGTAAGAGATTTCAGTGTTGATACTTTCTTATCCATGTTTCTTAATGTATATTGATTACTGGTATTATTATACATAAGTCCAGGAACGGACTTAATAACCCCAGTTTGTTTGTCATAAACAACTTCTTTGGTTTTTTGAAGTTTCCTCTTTTCAAGAGATGTTTTGAAGAATTGTTTTAGTATTTTCACCTCTTTCATTGGTAATGCTTTTTCTTTACCGTATATTTCAGCAAAATGATGTAGTTTTTGTAATTTAGTGGTCCTGTCAAGTTTATTCCACGCTTCTTTCCTGTTTTGAATTTTTTCGTTATCTAAAAAATCTTCAATTGTTTGATTAGGTTGAATTATTTCATTTAAAGAACCATCAAGTAATGTTTCTTCTCTTGTAGTCATTAATAATTACTCTTTATATACTACAAGTGTTCGTTTTATCTTATTTTCAAAAACAACTTTATATTATATGGAAGATACAAAAACTATTTTATTACCATCTCATGAAAAAAAGAAAAAAGAAAAGCCAAAACGTAAAATATCTAAAAAGTGGGAACAAGACATATTAGAATGTAATATAGAAGATATTCTGGGAGGGTTATCGCAGTTAGTACACGTTTGTGCCGACAAAACAAAACAAGAATCACAAATTATAAAGGAATTATACACACAATGTTCTTATAAACGAAGTGGATATGTACAACAAGACAGACTTAAGAAAATGGATGGGTCTCTTGTGTTGTCCGTTGAAGATATAGCTTCAAAATTGATAAACTGTAATCTACAATGCCATTATTGCAATAATACTACTACAATATTTTATGAAAATATTAGAGACCCTCAACAATGGACACTTGACCGCCTAGATAATTCTATTGGACATATAAAAGAGAACGTAGTAATATGTTGCCTATCGTGTAATCTTCGGCGTAAAACTATGAATGAAGAAAGATATTTATTCACAAAACAATTAAATATAAAGAAACAATTATAAACAACTTTATGAACGAAAATAGTATCCCTTGTATAGTAAAGGATGCTATTTCATTAAGAGAACACGAAAACATCTATAACAAGTTAGGATTATTTATTAAGCAAAATAAAGTCCCACATATTATATTTCACGGTGGAAATGGTTGTGGGAAAAAAACAATATTATATTCTTTTTTATTTAGAATTTACAATGATGACGTAAAAAAAATAAGAAAGAATGTGCTATACGTTAACTGTGCACACGGTAAAGGGATTAAATTTATTCGGGAAGATATAAAATTCTTCGCAAAGACGAACGTACAAGTAAATGAAAACATTTTATTCAAATCAATCGTGTTATTTAACGCAGAATATTTAACAACTGACGCTCAATCTGCATTAAGAAGGTCAATAGAACAGTTTAGTCATACTACAAGATTCTTTATTGTAACTGTAAATAAAAATAAACTATTACAGCCAATCTTGTCACGATTCTGTGAGATTTACATTCCTAACCCTATAATGAATGATAAAGAAGTTAATTTACACGTTCATCATATTGAAACAACTATGCCCAAAATAGAAAATCCACACACGGAGTGGTTCAACCAACAAATGATGGATTTATTTGATTACGAATTTAATCATGATTATTTATTTAATTTAGCATCCGAATTATATGAAAAAGGCTTTAGTTGTATGGATGTAATTTCATGGTTAGACAATTGTGCCCATCTGTCTCCATTAAAGAAAAGTTCCTTGCGATTATGCTTTAATACTATTAGTAGTGAAATCCGTTGCGAGAAATTACTTATTTTGTATATGCTGGATTATGTATTTGTGCGTAAAAACAAAGATATAAAAAGTATAACTTCTTTATAATATTGGAGATGGACGACTTTGTGATTTCCAATTTAAATGAATCTCGTAATGAGTGGTGTAGCCGTTTAGTGAGTATTTTTACGCCACTAATAGCGGATGGTATTCGCTCTATTTTTGATGAAGCATGGAAAATGTGTGTAACTAACGAAGAAGTAAACAAATACTTAATGACTTTTCAAAACCTACTATCACACATTCCAAAATGGAATAATAGTATTATTGAGCAAGAAAAAACGCATATTATTGAACGTAGTGGATGTAACTATCTAGAAGATTTAGTTACGTGTGTTCACATTATTCAGTTAAAAATAATGACTTGTATTCGTGTTGGGAATAAGCAAAAGAAGATTGACATTACTATCCCAAAACTTGATGTATTTATTCATAAGGTATACATTTTAGTAGCAAGAAAGGTTTACAGTAATGTGCATTTGTTTGAGAAGAATATTTCACCCCTTCAGCAACAAAAGAATAATCGTGAATTAGAAATTATTATTCAAGAATGTATTATGAACACGATTCGTGAAAGTATTCCTACAGAAGAGATTATTCGTGCTTATATGGATGAAAGTATTGAACAAGAAGAAGAAGTATATATTGAAAACATTGAGGAACCCGAAGAAAAAGAAGGTATGGTTGATGGTGGAAACACAACTCCTGAAAACGAAGTGAAAACAACTTCACAAGTAGAGGTTGAGAAAGAAGAAAAACTGAAGGAAATAATTGACGCTCATGAGTCTGAAGAACCCCCCAAAACAGTATCTACAATTGAAGATGCCAATCCTGAAGAAAAAGTAACTACTACTACATTATCATTTAATGATATTGACTCTGTGTTGGATAGTATGAATTCTATTAAGAAAGTAGATGCACCCAAAGATATTGAACATTTAGAAGAAATTAGCACAAACAGAGCATTGGAACAGAAAATGCTAGATGATGAAGATGATTTTGAACGTTTGAAAGTAGATACCACAGAAAATTTGAAACTGATGGATTTTGATGTATTAGAAGACCAAGCGATTAAAAGTTTAGATAATGATTCATTGGTATTAAATGATATTGAGGAGTTACCAGCAGTTGCGTTTTAATAAGAAACAAATTAACAGATAAGAATGTATATAATGGAAAAACTACTATTTGTAGCCTTTTGTATTAGTGTTTTATTTCTTATTGCCAAGTTTATTGAGCGTAAATATTTAAAAGATGAAACACCATTAAAATATGTATTACGTGATACCGCATACGTTATGTTTTCTAGTATATTTATGATATTCATATTAGTATCATTTGAAGGAAGTATTGATAGTTTTATGAATGCATTAACTGGCAAGGTTGAATTAACTACGAACGACACACAAGTTTTTACAGGTAACCCTGACTTTTAAAGTATATTAATTTAAAATTGAAAGGTTTTTACTATTAAAATGATAAGTATTCAAATAAGTTAAAATTCTTATCATTACATTACATATAGCCCTTTACTTTCAAAACAATGTCAAAGGACCTACGTAAAGAAATTATACCGGTTCTTAATGAATTTGCTTCTCTTATGAAGGAGAAAGGTGATAATATACGTAGTCGTTCGTATGAAAAGGCACGTGATACTCTAATTGGATTAAAAGAGCCTATTACTGAAATTGAAAATTTCAAATCAGTGAAGAACATTGGCGAAGCTATGTATAAAAAAATCACAGAATTCTTTACTACAGGTGAAATTGCATCACTTAACCGCCTACGCGAAACAGTAAGTAACATTCCAGAACCTTTATTTTCCAACATCTATGGTATTGGACCAGTAAAAGAAAAACAGCTTATTGCTAGTGGAGTTACTACTATTCAAGAATTACGTAGTCGTCAAGACGAATTATTAAATAATGTACAAAAAATTGGACTCAAATATTACGAAGATATATTAGAAAAAATCCCTCGCACTGAAATTGACGGTTATAACACATTATTCAAGGAATCATTTCAAAATGTTACAAAGGATAGTAACGACCAATATGAAATTGTTGGAAGTTATCGTAGAGGTCACGCACAATCAGGTGATATAGATGTAATTATAACATCCAATGATAAAACAATGTTTACTAGGTTTATTGAACAATTACAAACAACCGGAATCATTACTGAAGTATTATCTCAAGGACCTACCAAGTGTTTGGTTGTAAGTCATTTGAATAAAAAATCAAAAGCACGACGAGTTGATTTTATGTATACTACACCTGAAGAATACCCATTTGCTATATTATATTTTACTGGTAGTAAAGAATTTAATGTAGTAATGCGTGCACACGCTTTATCAAAGGGATATTCAATGAACGAACACGGAATTACTACAAAAGACAAAAACAAGGTTAATCATATTTTCCGTAATGAAAAAGATATATTTGACTTCCTAGGATTAGTATATAGAAATCCAGAAGAACGATTGGGAGGTGATTCTATTGAGTTCATATTAAGTAACGAAATTATACCTAATCCATCTCCACAATCCAAACCAGAAAAGCTAAAATCAAAAAAAACTACAAAAGTAAAAAAACCTACTATTCAAGCGAACATTAAGCTATTTCGCCAAGACGGAATTCAATTCTTACAAAAACAAACAGAAGACCAATTAGTAGAGATATTAGAAAAAACGAATAAAGCATACCGTAATAAAAAGCCTCTTATTAGCGACAATGAATATGATATTATTCGTGATTATGTAGAAGAAAATTATCCAACAAACCCAATATTACATCAAATAGGGGCTCCTGTTGAAAAAAATAAAGTAACATTGCCTTACTTTATGGGTTCAATGGACAAGATTAAACCAGATACGAATGCATTGGAAAACTGGAAAAACAAATATAAAGGTCCTTATGTATTGTCGTGTAAGTTGGACGGTGTAAGTGGATTATTCACAATCATAGACGGAGAGAAGAAACTGTATACCCGTGGTGATGGCAAAGTAGGGCAAGATGTCAGTCACCTAATACCACATATAAAGAGCTTACCGAAGACATTAGATGTAGTAGTTCGTGGTGAATTTATTATTGACCGTAATGTATTTCAAGATAAATACGCAAACGATTTTGCTAACCCACGAAATATGGTTTCAGGAATTATGAATAGTAAAAAAGTAGACAAACGTATACAAGATTTGGATTTTGTTGCTTATGAACTGATTGAACCACAAGTTATACCTAGTTATCAAATGAAAATGCTATCAAAAGAACAATTTATTACAGTTCAACACGTTATACAAAAGGATATAACGAATGAAATGCTTTCTTCTTATTTAGTTGATTGGAGAACAAATTATAAATATGAGACAGACGGTGTTATTGTAACTAATGATTTGGTTTATCCCCGCAAAGAAGGGAATCCGCTACACTCATTTGCGTTCAAAATGGTTCTATCAGAACAAATAGCAGAAGCCAAAGTAGTTGATGTTATTTGGACTATAAGTAAATCTGGATACATAAAGCCAAAAGTCCGTATAGAACCCATACAATTAGGTGGTGTAACGATTGAATATGCTACAGGATTTAACGGTCAATTCATTGAGTCTAATAAAATAGGAGTTGGAGCAATGATTGAAATCATTCGTAGTGGAGACGTGATACCTTATATTAAAAGTGTAGTTACTCCAGCAAATGAACCAAAAATGCCATCTATTCCATATGTTTGGAATGACACTCATGTTGATATTATGGTAGAAAATGTGGAAGATGATATGGATGTTCTTGCCAAACGTGTAGAAACATTCTTTACGGGATTGAAAGTAGACGGGCTATCAACTGGAAATTTAAAAAAGATTCATAATATTGGGTTTGTAACAATTGGTGATATTTTGAAAATGAAACCAAATGATTTCAAGAAAGCAGGGTTTGTAAATACGTCAGAAAAAATGTATAAGAATATTCATGATAAAGTAAATAATGCTAGTTTGGTAGATATTATGGCATTTTCTAGCACATTTGGTAGAGGATTAGGAAAAAAGAAAATACAACCCATTATGGATACTTATCCAGATATTATTTATAGCAAGAAAAGCAATGCGGAAAAAATAGATATGTTACAAAAAATAAATGGTATAGGTAAAGAAAATGCAAAAGCATTTGTAAATAATATTGAAAAATTCAAAACGTTCTTATTAACTACTTCTTTGGAAGTTGAGAAAAAAGAAAAAAAAGAAAAAAAAGAAAAGGTGCTTGATGTTAATCACGTGTTTTATGATAAAAAAATAGTTATGACAAAAGTGCGCGATGCTTCTATAATTGAAAAAGTTGAAGAAAAAGGAGGTTCATTGGTGGATTCTGTGAATAAAAATGTATGGGTAGTTATTGTGAAATCACACGAAGACGAATCTAACAAAGTAAAAAAAGCACAATCGCATAATATACCTATTATGACAGTTGAAGAATTTAAAACAAAATACATGTAAAAATTGAAATATTTTGTGACTTTGTATATAAGATAACCTCTATTAAAAAACAGCAATGATATCCATACAAAACTTACACAGACGTAGTAGTAAACTACAAGTAAACTTAAATTCAGTTCCTGTACATATGCGAAAATTATTACAATGTAAACAAGTATGTTCATATTGTAGGCGTTCCGGTCACAAAGAAGAAGACTGTATATTACATAACATAGGAAAAGAAGAAGATAAAGAAAATACAGTACCAAAATCGCTATCCCAACCAGAATCATTATTTTATCCGGGAGAGTATTCAATGAAAAAAAAAGAAATAACAAGATATGATATATATGAGTTGATTCCACCGCAATATTGGGTTACAGGGTATGACCCTGTAAAACAATTCTTAAACCATAATAACATCCATAATTATAGGACACAACAGCAATGGAAAAAAAAAGTTCACTATAAAAAACTATTTTGAAATATATACTGGATAGTCATCAATATTCATTATCGTTTCAGGAATAGTGTCTAATTCTGTTTCAAATTGTAAAAAAAATGGATTACTCAATTGAGAAGAAGGAGTATGTTGATGAACAATACGTGCAATCATTTTATATAACTTGAATTCTGGGTATCGTTCATCTCCATTTTTTTTGTAAAGCATATTTTTATTATTATCATCTGCTACCCAGGTATGAACAATAGAACATAAATCACGATGTTCTGGAACAAATTTATTGTCCATTACAAAATCAAACATAGAACACGCCAAACGACACAGGTCAAAACTAGGATTAGGTTCAATTAGCGGTTTTGATTCATCAAAAAAAGGCTCACAATTATATTGTGAATGAGCATTACCATCCAAATCAAAACTATCACTACAGTATGTGTTACCTTGAAAATGGTAAATCGCACGACCAAAATCTATTAATTTAAACAGCTTACCGTAGGTAGGCACTTTGTATTGTTTATTATTATATTGGTAATACAAATAAGGTTCTTCAGTAGGAACATACATAATATTATTTGTATGTAAGTCATTATGTGTAAATGAAAAACATTTCTGATATGTAAGTAACATCATGATAATTTGAAATAGGTAAGCAATTCCATTTTCTGAATTTACTTCGCCATTCTCTAACAACATATCAAATGTATTTTCGCATTTTTCAATGCAGATCATTTGTACTGGATAATCCTTAATATACGCATACACCGGACAATCTTCACTATCTTCATCACTATATTCATCTTCCCCTATAGAAGAATAATCTTCTATGTTATCTTCTTCATCTGAACTATTATTCTCATTTGACGATTCAGTAGAACAAGAACTCTCATCATCTTCACTTTCATCTAATTCGTCATCTCCATCATCGGTTACAATACTATTTTTTCTATATACCTCTTCTAAATTTTCCACATTGATATCTTCTATATCAATAATAACATCTGTTGAGTCTAGTGTATCAAATACCATTTCAGTGTTTTTAATGGAAGAACCCATTTTTATCTTTGTTCTATGATTACGTGTCCCATCAGAGATAACCTTGTTAATATGGTCGTGATTTATGTAAAATAGTTTTCCAAGATTGCTATGAAAAAAATCGTAATCTGTCAAATATTCTATATCATCCTCAATATCTACTTTAAAATAATCCTGCACACCCAAAAAAGAACCATAAAAATCTAATCCATGTTGAAATCTATGATTGTGTTTCATCATATTAGTCAAATAACAAAAAAATCCATCAACATAGGAAGAGTTATTCGGGTCTTTGATTTTTTTGTGGACTTCTTTATTATTTGAAAGGTCTCTCCAATGTGGCATATTTCTTAAAATACTACTTTGTTTATCATACTTTCCTATCATGTAATGTAATGGGTCTAATAACGGAGAATATTTAATAAATACTTGTTTTTCCACACTTTTTTCAATGCCTTCCGACAACATATAGACTTTATTTTCAGAATACAAATGGTATTTGTGATTTAATGAACTTTCTTGGGTATTTGAAGATACATCTTTTAGTGTATCATACAACGGATTATAAAATTGTAACTCGTGTATTTGATTAACAGAAGAGTCGCAAGAAACAAAATCAAGTAATTCATTTTTTTGTTCAATAATAGGCAATACTTTATTTGGTTCCAAATGTGCTACAAATGGCATATTTGTTTGTGTATTCATAATGAAAATATTAATTATATTCCTAAATATATTTAAATTGTATTAATCAAACTTACTTTTCAAACTATAGCAGCGTTTATATACAAAAATAAATGTATACAGATAAAATATTGTAAATGTCTTTAGAATTAAAAAAATTTAATATGAAAGAAATCACATTTAAGCCTAATGAAAATAAAGGTCCTGTAATTGTCATGATTGGACGCCGTGATACCGGTAAATCGTTTTTAGTGCGTGATTTATTGTATTATCATCAAGATATCCCTATAGGAACTGTTATTTCTGGAACAGAAGCAGGAAATGGGTTTTATTCAGAACACGTTCCTAGGTTGTTTATTCACGAGGAATATAATACTGTATTGATTGAAAATATATTGAGACGTCAAAAAACAGCATTAAAACAAATGAATAAAGAAATAGCAACGTATAAAAGGACCAAGATTGACCCTCGTGCATTCGTAATTTTAGATGATTGTTTATATGACCAATCTTGGACACGTGATAAAATGATGAGACTTCTTTTTATGAATGGACGTCATTGGAAAATCATGTTGATTATCACAATGCAGTATCCTTTAGGTATTCCACCCAATTTACGTACAAATATAGATTACGTATTCATATTGCGAGAACCCTATTTGACAAATCGTAAACGTATATGGGAGAATTATGCGAGTATGTTCCCAACATTAGAGTCGTTTTGTTCTGTAATGGACCAAACTACCGAGAATTATGAATGTTTAGTGATTAACAACAATGCAAAATCAAACAAACTGAACGAGCAAATTTTTTGGTACAAAGCGGATAACCATCCTAGTTTCAGATTAGGTTCAAAAGAATTCTGGGAAATATCTAAAAATATGGGGTCAGATGATGAAGATGAAGCATATGACCCAAGTAAGAGCAAAAAAAAGAATGCCCCGTCTATAAATGTAAAGAAATCCAAATGGTAATTGATTATTCGTGGTGATTTATCACGTATCATCTATTTCTTCCTCCTTATTATTATTATCCATATATTCTACCGTATCACTATCTTCTATGTCCTCGTTTCTACTTCTAGCTATTACTGAATCTATTATAGTAGCTTCATCTGTTTCATCAGATTCATCAGATTCATCACTTTCATCACTTTCATCACTTTCATCACTTTCATAACTATAATCACTATCTTCACCAACTTCACCAACTTCACCAACTTCACCTTCTTCACCAACTTCACCTTCTTCAAGCTCTTCATCACGATTGTTATTTCTAATTGGTGTTTCAACTGATTGTGTTCTTTGTGTCATACTAGGAGTAGCATCAAGAGAAGCAAGAGCAGCGTTGTAGTCGTACAGTGTAGGTTCCCGAGAATCCCCATATGTTTGCATCGTTCGCACTGCTTCTAATAAATTATCAATAGTTGTGCTTACATTTCTAGCAGTTTGATGTGTATCTATAACTGAATTTATAGCTGATTGTTGACTAGCTGCTGTAATATAGTTCTGAAGCATAGCATCCATACTGGTAGGAAACTGTTGATTACTATTAGTAATCCCTGTCCCCGCTTCGCCTATTTCGTGATTCGGTCGTGAACGTTGTTGTAACTCTTCGGCTACTTCGTCACTAGGTCGTGAACGTTGTCCCAACCCTTGTTCTAACCCATCGTAATCATAGGAAGCGTCTCCCACATCCATATGATGGGTTAAGCTACGCGGAGTTTCAGTACGAAAATGCGTCTCTATAGTAAGGTTTGGTGTAAGGTTTGGTCTAACTCGCGAAACTCTAATTTCACGATTTGCGATATCTTCATAAGGGAACTCATCAAGATAAACAAACCGATTGTTTTCGTGGCTATTGAACCATCCATCAAGTGTATTATGATAATGGAAACGACAACGTTCTAATGATGTCGTTTCTTCAAACTTTGGTTTTGACTTTTGGAATGAAAAGGGACCGTCACCATGTTCAGTATTAAAATCAATTGTTTTCTTTTTTTTTCGGATACGTCGCCCATATTTTGGATTTGCATTAATAATGCATTTCATACGATACTTCAACTCCTGTAATGTTCTTTGCTTTACATAGTCATCAGTAGAATATTCAGATTTATAATACAACTGTAAATAGGGTTTTAAATCCATATACACATGATCATTCTTTGGAAACTTTATATCTCCGTTTGTTATATCATTAAGATAATTTACCATTTCTTTGACTTCACGAATAATATGTTTTTTGTCATAAAGATTATTATATCTGTCTTTTATAGATTGCTCATTCATATTAATATAATTATTTTTGTAAAGAAGGGATAAGCTAAAACCAGCATTGTAGTAATAAGTAACCATTGGGTCAATTTGCGATGTGCTATAAAGCATTTGGTTATATATATTTATTAACTGTGCTTTTGAAAATGGAACATTATTATAAGGGTTTTTACAAGGTAATGGAAGAGCGGTTTCAAATTCGTCATAATTACATAATGCTGTTTTGAATATTTTATTCATTTCTTGAATACGAAATAAGTACTTGCTATTTTCATTAAATACAGTAATAACATTTTTCATAGTGCTATGTATTGGCGACAATAACATATCAACATCGTTACGATATTCTGCTTTATTAAACATATACCTATATTTTAATCGTGCTAGAGAATTATATTTTTTTTGAGCTTTTGAAAAGAGGGATAAGAATTCGTCTTTGATGGATTGAGTTGCAAATATATTTTCGTTACAATTTGTTATTAATCGAAATTTGTAAATGTCACTATACATAGTGTTCATGTCATCTAATAATGATCTATAAAATGTGGCATATTCACTTTTTTCAATTTCTTTTTTTAATATAACATAAAACGTGTTCCATCTTGATTCATCTACAACATCTCTCAATTTCTTATATCTTATTTCCCGTCTTAATTTTTCTTTTGCTTTCTGAATTCTGGACTCTTTATTTTTTTTATTTCTAATAACACGGGATTTTCTAGAGCGTAGTAGTTGTGTTCTGTTCATAATGTATTTCTTTGAATGACTGTGTATTGGTATATAAATTAATTTATATATCAATTTTTATAGCATTATTTTTGAGCGAATCAGACTAATATGCCTATTCAGCTTTTTCTTTGGAGGAATCTTCACGCGCTTTTACCTCTTCTAATAAAAGTTCATTTTGAAGTTGTGCGGATTCAGTAGTGCTAACCTCACGGTCCTCAAAGTTGACATTTTCTTGGACTCCCTGTAAGTTACCCTCTTCATCAATACTTTGTGTAAGGACATTACCACTTGATTTTGCCTTCTCAATGTTTTCCATAATAGCCTTTCGTTTCGTCTCACGAACACGCTCTTCAAATTCTTTCTTGGCCTGTTCTTCATTCTGCATTTTCTCTTTATGTAATGCATTCAACTCCTCTTCCATATGTTCTACACGTCCAGTCTTGTATGCATCAGGGTCCCAAGGAATCCACGTTCCAACTGGACCTACATAAATATCATGATTAGGATCACGCTCACGAACAGTTTTGCATCTATCTTCAGCTTCTTCTTGTGTATTGTATACACCGCGAACCTTTAATCCACGAACAGATGTTTGAAAAGAATGCTCTCGGTTGAATTTCTCATTCATTTTTTCTTCTTGCTTATCTAAAAAGTTCTTATAATCATCCTCAATACCACTCTTCTTCAATTTAGAAGATTCCTCTTTAATAAAGTCATTGAAATCATCAATTAGCCCTTCCACCTTCAAGTTGTATTTGTAAGCAATAAAATGAATGAAATCAAAATAGCGTTCCATAGATTTAGAAAAATCCCAATTCTTAATAAACTGGTCAAACAAGTAAACTTCACGTTTTTTTAGAATTTTTTCGGGTGATACGAATGACATACAAACAAACTTTTGACCGGCGATGGCAGGGTCTTCATCACATAAATCAATATATTTAGGATTAGTTGAACCATCTTCTAACGTTTTCTTTTCAAAGGAAGACATGTTATATTAATCTTAATAATTATGTATTTAAGTAATTTTGATATATTGTTATTTTATTTTCGTAATGTATAGTATAGGAATGGATTTGACTGAACTTGTAAAACGTGCTATTAAATACCTTATTGAAGGTTTGGTTGTAGCTTTGGCTGCTTTCGCTATCCCTAAGAACCAACCTAATCTTGAGGAAGTTATTGTTATTGCATTGACTGCTGCTGCTACTTTCGCTGTATTGGATGTATTTATCCCATCTATGGGACAATCCGCAAGAGGTGGTGCTGGATTCGGTATCGGTGCTAACCTAATCGGTGGTCTTAAATTGGCTGCTTAAGTTTTAGGCGTAACTATTTAATACAAAATCATGAAATAATAATGTGTATATACGCATTATTATTTCCATTTTCATATCCCTTGTAAGAGCATATTTAAGCATCATAATATGGATTATCATGAATAGTCATACCACAATACTCTCTTGGGTTTTCCTTATAGTCTACCGGATTATGTAATCCCGCTTCTTTCGCATTTTCCAATAAAAATTTGAAGTTTTGCCAGAACTCCGATTTATGACCGACAGATTTAGTCATAATATGTGCCAGTTCATGAATAGCTACAAAAGACAATGTATCCTTGTCTATCAAGTTATTATTGTCGTGTTTCTTTTTATTCAAGCAAAACGCTATTTTCTCACCTTTATTTTCACTATACGCTGTATAACTGCTCGTTGGCAGTGTTTCACGAATTTTACGAGGATTGAATTTATCAACTAAACGCTTTACACAATCTTTATCAGGATGCTTTTCTTTCATATATAAAACCAATTTCTCACAGATAGTGGTCACTTCTGCTAATAAATCTACTGCATCTTCCACACGTTCGCGCTCACGAACACAATATTTATTGCCATCCACTGTAGATACAATACACTTTAATTGAAATGCTTCACTATAATCATTATATATGTAATAACTAACAACCAATACCAATATAATTACTAACGTTCCTAAAATATCTTGGGAATATTTCATATTACTTATATTATAGTGCGATTTTTTCAATGTCAAACATTTATCGTATCCATTATCACAAACATATTGTAAGAAAATACAATATGTTCACATTATTAACTAAATATTGGTCTTATTCACTTATCGTTCACCTAATTCAAGAGGAGTTCTTGCCATATCAGGCTCAATGGTGCTGTTCATCCAAGGACCAATATCTTTCTTGGAGATTACAGGATCAGAACGAAGTTGAAGATTAGCGTTTCTCAAGGTTTGTCCAACGGTATCCAAACCAATGTGATATCCAGCTTGTAGTAAATCAGGAGTCATAACACTGTCAGCATTTGCAGCATTAGGGTTCAATTCAGCGAATTTGCTGTTTTCATCAGATGGAAGTAAGTCACTTGGAGCAGCTACAGCTTGTTGCTTGTAACCCTCAATAGGAGCAGGAGCAGCAGCTACTGGAGCACCCTCTAACTCTTTCTTCTCTTCTTTCTTTGGCTCTGCTTTGCCAGTGTCCATAGCATCACGAACCATCTTTTTTGCGTCAGTATAGTAACCAAGACCAATGATCAAAACAATGATAACAACAACAATTAATACTCTTTCCATGGTGAAAAATTTGGATAAAGCGCTACGAATATTTTTTAGCATTTCCTTATATATAAACGAGGGACAAAATTTTTTCAAAGTTTTTCTAAAATCTCGTATTCTTCATCGCTTTCGTTTGATTCTCTATCAGAATCATCTTCGTCACTATCATCTAAATTATATTTTTGCTTAATTTCTTTTGCTTCTAAATATGCTGATAACGCCATATCTTTCAACATCTTGGCTCTACGCTTTGCATCACCATACATCTCCCAATATAATTCACCCTTCTCTTTTAATTGTAATGGTTGCTCAATTTCCACTTTTGCTTCAAAATCATCTACTTCCTCTAATCCATATGAATTTGTCGTTTTTTCTAAACTGTCTGCTTCTTCTAAATCTATTTGTATTTCAGCATTCTTTTCTAAATCATCTGTCTGTATATTCACTTCCACTAATTCAGATTCTATTGTTGGTTCGTTTGTTAATAATAAAGGTTCCTCACTAGTTTCCTCTAAAACAGTTTCTGGTTGTTCAACACTATCATCCAGATCCGAATTATTATCTTCTACCAATACTTCTTGTTCTCTTGTTTCTTTATTTACCTCTTCGCCTAAACTTTGTGGTCCTTTATTATCATCTTGCACTACATCTCTCTTTGAAGATTTGAAGATACACTGATTAAATATTTCATTTTGTTTCATTGACATCATTTGCTTTGCTTCAATCTCTAACTGGAAACTGCGAGGAGAACATTTTATTCCTTTAAACTCTAGAACACTTAACAATAAGGTATCTTCGTTAATAGAATCATAAGGCACTTCTACCTCGTCTTCATTATAAATTTTCATTACCGGCTTCCCCATAGCACTCGCAATTGGAACACGCAAAATATAAAACTTTCCTGATTTAAATACGCGTATTGGAGATACAAAGTAAGTCTCTATCTCTTCTTTCTCCATTTCTTCCTCAAACCATTCTGCCCTATTGGTATATAGGTAATCAATACTAAACGTTTCCAATGCTTCAATCCACGTTATAAAATCTTCATTATCATTTGTTAATAAAAAATCAATAAAATATTTCTTTCCAACATTGATAATGCCTTGCTTGCTTTTACACTTTGGTATTTGTACATAAATTGGATGTTCTTCAATGTTATATTTAATAAAATAATTATTACTTGAAATTAATACTGGTTTGCCTCCCTTCAAACTATCAAAAGGGAAATTATTAAAGTCTTCAGAAGAACTATAAATTGTCTTATTTGCCATTTATTAATATTTGTATATCATGTTATTTATTTGATTCCTTTTCAAACTAATTAATTTATTTATCATATACGGTCTCGTTCAGTATTTAAATTAAATATACCATACCATAATAGACTTATATGGGGTTAAGTGGGAATAGTTATTTTGATTTCTTTAAACACGAAGATGTCAAGAAAGATATACGAGAACTACTCAGTCCATTAGTAAATATTATTTATAATGAATTATATGTCTACATTTGGAGCATTTGCTTTTTTCAAATTTTCTTATTTATATTAGTATTAGCTAACTTGATTATGCTAATAAGATTATTTTCTCATATACAACGGACAAGTTATTACAAGCTATAACCAAAATTTTTATTAATATTATTTTTTTTACTAAAATGTATAGGTATTTAGTAAAATATGAGTTCAAATGAAAATACTATCATTCCGTATCAACCTCCAAAAGATTTAATAGAAAATATACAAAAATGGGTATTGTTAGACAGTAAATTAAAAGAAATTAATGAGAAAACAAAAAAAATGCGTGATATGAAAAATGAATTATCCAGCAATATTACCCATTACATGAAAGATAACAACCTTAAAAATCATATTGAAATTAGCGACGGCGAATTACGTATGCACGAGAAAAAAGAATACACATCCTTATCATTTGGGTTTATTGAAAAATGCTTGAAAGAAATTATTAACGACGAAAAACAAATTGACTTTATTATTCAATACTTGAAAAGCAAACGTGAAACTACACACTCTACTGAAATAAAGCGTATTTATAAATGAAAATTTATACACTAATTGTATACTATGAAAGGTAGTTTTGAACAGAAAATATGGAACAATTCTAATCATATGGGCGGTATTCCTATGTATGTAAATAAAAATTTTGTTGTACCAGTTGGTTTATTCGTTGCTACTAAACCTAATCATTGCTACAACGATGAAAAACTACAGATAGGTAATACAGTTGTCATACATGATGATATTGAACTTGATATTCTTGAACCTATTGAAAAGAAATACATACAGAAAAAAGAAAAATCCAAATCTAATCAATCTAAAAAAACTAAAACATCTAAAAAATCTAAAAAATCTAAAAGTTCCAAGAAGAAACCATAAAAACAATAAACGTATTATTATTTATTGTTTTTGTAATTAGTCATTCAATACACGTCTTAATACTTTGACCAAATAGTTTTATTGAATGAATTCAATAACATTTTATCCTTATCTTTCTTCCAGTTTTCAATCTTCTTGTCCATTTCTTTATCTTCTGGTGACTTTGGATAAGGCGTTGCTTGATTTGCTTTCATTCGGTTCAAGTCATTTTCACTTCCATCTGGTTTTACACCGTAACAATTTACACCAAATTTCAAATAAGGATTCTTGAAGTATCCACCATTAATTCCAGGTCTTCCACAATCGTGTTTATGCTGTGGGAAATCTTGCAGCTTTTTCCAACTACTCTTTTGTGTTGGGAATAACGCCATTTGACCTTGTGTCCAACCATAATTACACCATTCTCCACCAGTGTTATAGGCGTTCTCTACTTGGTCAAAAGTTGCTAGTTCTGCGTCAAACACACTACATACCGCCTGTGCTTCTTTATAAGTATAATTATTATTGCCTACGTTAAATACTTCTTTTGATGGTCCCGCTGCGGGTTTATTATCCGACTCTTCCTTCGTTTCATTCGAAAGTTCCGCACTAACATCACTTATGATATCCATTAAATCAATCCCTAATACATATTTGAAAAATAGCACAAACCCAGTTACTACAATTAATCCTATCATTATTCCTTCCAAAATACGAATACTAATTGGTTTGTCTTCTTTTGTCATTGGAATGCCAAATACATAAACAACCAAATAGAGTCCCAATAAAATTAATATATTACTAATAAAACTGTAGTCATTATCTAAATACTCAATAAAATCATCTGTTTGGGATTTCCAGTAAGGTTCTGTGAATATCACATTTCGGTTTTGTAGGAAAAATGCTAATATGGCGATGATAATTAATCCAAATACAATAAAATCTACCATCCGAGTATCAATAGATGCCCCCGATTTACCTTTCCTCATATAAATATACGTAAATCCAAATACTATAATGAAAATACCCAAATACACTCCATTTTGTAATGTAAATATATCTGCTACTAACTGGTCTTCTCTCGCCAAGCTGCTAGTTTCCCTTTCTGCTTCTTGAGGCAAATTATCTACATTTGTTTCATTTACAATATTTGTTGTATCATTTTCAATATTATTATCCATTATATATATAATTACTCATTTTTTTTACGATAAAATAAACAGTATGCTAAACTACTTGTTAATGCAAGAACGTTCCCTACTTCTTGTATCCGTTCATCATTAATATGATACCATTTTGAATTATTATGTTTAATGAATACTGTATAATGTCCATCATTTAAACCTCCCATATGATTCACAACCGCAAACAATTCATATTTATATTGTTCTGGGTTATCACCCTCTACATAAGGCGACATATCCAAGTTATTTATTGGGAAATTCACCTCATTCGTTAATTTTGTGCTACCATCTAAACTAAATCTATTTAAATTAATACATAATATACTCGGTAAACACCAATATGATTTTATCAATTTCACATTTTCCTTTTTCTTCGTCTTTTCATTGTACCAGGCATTTTCTCCTTCTAATTTCTCTGGTTGTAACCCCCATTGAATACATTCATGTAATTCATCAAATGGGTCATTATTGTAATTTACAATTGGTAATGAAATCCAAAAACACATTTCTGGTCTTACCGACTCTACTACGTTTTTTTCTGATACTATTTTTGTTACCTGTATGCCATAAAACAAATCTACTAACTCTGAATAATCCTTTTCGTTCACCTTCTTTTTCATTGATAAACAAGACAACTTTATTTTATCAAATGCTGTTTTTGGTTCATCATATTGTAAACGATAAACTACCTTACGAGATACACTCTTATGAATACATTCTATAACAAATGTGAAGAACTCTGGAGTATCATTTTGTTCAATACCACTAAACATTTCATACATTGGATTCTCTTTCGCCATCTCACGCATATGATGTAAAAACTGATTTGGACGCATAATACCTTCATTACAGCACATAATATCACGCAATTCTATCCATTGTTTTGTAATAATTGTTTCAATTGCATCTTCTTTTATACGTTCTGTAAAGTCATCCTGTTCTAATAACCAATTTAATTCTGGAATTCGTAACAACACTTGTAAACAGCTATTAATATAGCACGTATTACCCATATTTTGTAATCCCATTATCGTTTTGGGAAAAATTTTTTCATTCTCAATATCCATATTCAAGTAATTAATAATATATTACGTGAGTTTTCTTTACATCTTTTCATAGAACAACTTAAATATTTATATCTGTATATATCAAGTAATGGAACAAAATAACATTAATAATGACTACGATGATATCATTAACAGTATATTAACTAACTTTACAAGTCAAATAAATGATTTAACACAAAATGACCCACAGTTTAATAATTCACATACTAACAATAGTAATAATGGTAATAATAGAAATGCGAATCAAAACACATCTTTCCGTGCCACACGAAATCCAGACCAACCATTATCATTTACTTTTACACAACAACCAAATACACCAAATACACCTAGCACACCAAATACACCTAGCACACCAAACACACCAAACACACCTAGAACATCAAATACATCACGCCAAGAGACTACACCTCTTCTACCAGAACTGCTAACACATAATGAAAGATATACACTACTATTGAATGTTATTCAAAATGTACGTGTTGTTATGCAACAATACAGCAATCAAATGCGCGATTATCAAACCACTGTGACAAGTGTATTACAAAACCTAGATCGTATGTATCAAGATATATACCGTGATAACCGACGTAATGCTCAACAACAACGCACTTCTTATAGCACATTTACTCCTAATATATACTTACCTTCTAGACAAAACCAAAATAATGAATCAAATATTATACAACGCCGAGGTAATGCTCCATCTTGGAACGATATTATTACATCCCGTTACAGAAATACTAGATTGAACGTTGGAAATGAACTTTTTTCAGTAAGACCCTTCGCCAATAATAATCAGGATTGGCTTACCAATCTTATAATGAGTATGAATCAACCACAAGAAAATGTCATAGTTGCACCTACTACACAACAAATTGAAGATGCTACCGAAGATATTATCTTTAATGAAGAAAATTATCCCTTAATTAATGAAACCCGGTGTCCAATTACACTAGAAGATTTTCAAGAAAATCAGGTACTAACTCGTATTCGTATATGTGGTCACGTTTTCTCACAAGAACCTTTTCGTAATTGGTTCCGTCAAAGTGTACGATGTCCTGTTTGTCGTCACGATATACGTGATAATATACCTCTTCGTCAAAGTGTTTCTTCTACGTTAAATAATACACCACCTAATAGTGAAAATAGCGACTCATTATTCAATTCTATCCCAATACAACGTATGAATTCAAATGAATCAATCAACAGCAATGTATCAGATGTTTCAAATAATCAACCTACCGCAGAATTCAATTATGTTATGTTATTTCCAACAAATAACACGTTACGAAATAATCAAAACGATTCAAATGTATGATTCCCAATCATCTAGTAACCCACCTGTATTCATACTAGGCGCATTCACCTTATATGTAGTTTCTGTATTGCTTGCTTTATCTTTGAAATCAAATAAAAAATCATATTTTTCTAGTAATTTTTCTTTATACAATAAACTATTTGACTTATCTTGTAATTGTTCTACTATATGCTTCCGCAAAATATTCTTTTTGTGTTGATACAATAATTCTTCATCCACTTTTTCATATCTTTCTTCTTCAAATTTCATATTGCGTGTATCGCAACCATGACTGTATACGGAACCTGTTTCGTGTAAGGCTTTGAATAACTGTCCCGCATTATTTGAGATATGTAAGTCGTCTTGCACCCCTTTGTCAGTATTCATATGAATAAAACTTGGACGACTATAAAAATATTGGGAACTCCCAATCCACAAGTAATATAATAATCTTAACCTCATTGTTATATTAGTAATATTATTTTTATGTTAATTGTTTTATATTTTCTACTCTATTTTTTTACACCTAACTTGGCAAAGCATTCATCCATTGTTTGAATCTTATTCTTACGGTTATATATTAATCGTAGCGTCTTATCAAATAATAACGCCTTCACTTTCACATTTGTCATTTTCTCTCGTTTTTTCATAAACACTTCTAGGTCATCACCACAATCTTTCTCTAATTTTTCTACATCTTTCTCAAATGTCTTAATTGCACCTTTCTTATTCTGTAGCATCCATATATCTTTCACAGCTAATCCAAATAACTGCTGTAAAGGTTTCATTAACTGGTTTGTTATGTAATGGTTAAAATCTATTTGCACCTTATTCTCAATAATGTAAGAAGGTATTTCTATTTTTTCTCCCATCAATGCACCCGGTTTATCATTTACAACGAATACAAACTTTATACGGTCCCCTGGTTTCGGTTTATTACCTGGGTCACGCAACCCTATTCTATCTGCTAATACCTTATGTCCTATTTGTTGTGGGTTCTTATAATCACTACGCAGTGCCTTGGTAATAGTCAATTTATCCATTGATACTTTTCCATCTGCCAGATTCATTAAGGACTCTTGTAAATAATTTATTGCCGCAGCTATACTATTTTCTTTCATCAAAATAGTTAAAATACCACCATATACGTCCTTCAAATAATCACAAGAATCACGCCTTTTTAACGATAGTCCCATATATTTCATACTTCCTTTATTAGGGTCTTCCTCATATAACATACCTACATATCGCTTTTTTGATAATAATATAAACGGCATAAAAGTCTTTTCATATTCCAAATCCATTGGTGGTTTCAGGTATTCAGAAGATAACGCACCTGCTTCTTGTGCTAGTATAATCGTTAGTTCTAACGCTTTTTGTCCAACTATTTTCTCTCCTTCAGGCGTCTCCAAATTAAATGTAAAGAATACCGAATCTGTATCACCATACACATATTCTGCTCTTGTACGAACTGTTCCATAGTTAGGCACGTTCATTAACATATCTCCATACACCTTTTCAATTATTAAACGAGCATAAATAATCATCATTCTTCCTGTTGCCGTCGTTGAAGCTGCTACATCTTGTTCATAGAATGTTGATGTCCTCGCACCACATTGCCCATAAAGTGAATTTGCTGTTACTTTATAACCTAATTGTCGTTTATCTAGAATATTTTGCATAAAAGGATCACTTTCTGTCTTTATTCGTTTCCGTGTATCTTTACGTGCTTTCAATAACTCTGTCAATATAGACGGCATAATAGATAATTGATTCTCTGGCAATTGAGCCCATCTACATTTCTTTTTTCCTACTTTTACTTTCTCTTTTGTGCCAGCAGAACCTGGTTTTGGTAAATATTCATATGTATCAAATTCTATATCTATATATTCATAACCTGGCAAATTATCATAAATAAACTCACCCTTCTCATTACGCACTCCCTGTGTCTTATCTGGTAACAAATTTCCTTCCAAGTCATATTCTATTGACCACACCTTACTGTCGTGTGAATAATTTTGACTAATCATAGATGACGGATATAACGAAGAATAATCCACACAAGCTACTGGATTATCCATATAGATAGAACATTTTGGCGGTAACACAATTGCTCCCTCATATCCCTCTTCTTTTTTGGGTTTTTCCAAATCAGGCATTAATGTGTTCTTTTCCATACACTTCTTCGCTACGAAACTCGTTAGTTTAATACCTTGACCACGGAATATCAAGAAATTCACCGGAACACTACAAATATTTGACATTTCAGTATATCCCGTAATCACATCTATCTTATTCATCAAGTGATGAACCAAGTTACAATCCTGAATACAATATTTCGCAACAATTGCCTTGTCTTCATTGCTTCCATTCGCCAAACGAAATATGTCTTGTGGAGACAAATCATCCTTTGCCATCCCCCATTTTAACTTCTTTTTTTGGTCTAATACGTGATGTCCATTTATTACAATTACATTATACTTTTTACCATCCTTTTCTACACCCTTTTCTATATTTCGCACAACAAACTTCTCTCCATTATTATAGTAGTCTGTTGTAAAACTCGTAATTTCAATATGTATATAATCGTTTTTATTTAATCCCATCAAATTACTACTATACAGCTTTGTTATTTCATCTTCTCCATCATAATCACATTCCAAGTCCTTAATACTATCACTAATAAACTGCCCTGCAACATCATCCAATTTATAAGAAGACAAATTATAATCACGTCGGAAATAAGAATACATATCTATTTGTAAACGACCTAGCATATTGTAATATCTCAAATCATACTCTCCACTTGCGATCTGTATTTTCGTATTCATAATATCAAATCCGGGGTTCATAGTTGTTTGGTCACGAACAGATATGTGGTCTTTTATACGAGAACATTGTAAGAATTCACTCGCACAATTATTCTCTTGTGCACGACGAAACATAAACTCATAATCAAAACCAAATATGTTGTATCCTATGATTATATCTGGGTCTTCGCGCTGTATTAGTTTTGTCCATCGTAACAATAAATCCTTTTCCGTATCCGCACATTCTATTTCACAATTATCTACTTCTCCACAGTCACCCAACACTAAACAATGCTGAAAATTACATTCTTTTTCTCCGTAATTCATAAATGTAGACCCAATAAATGTTACTTTATCTCCTTCTAACTGCGGAAATTTATCTGATAATAACTCATTCAACGTATCTATGTTCTCTTGACGAGTATATTTATCATCTAGTAAGAACTCCAATAACAATGTCTTTTTTGCTATTTTTACTTTTGACTTCTTTTTGAATACATTGAAGTTATTACCTCCTTCTTCTACGTGTTGTTGTTGCTGTTGTGGTTCGTCCATTACAACACCCCCGCCATCTTCGTCATTCGTTTTTGCTAATTGCGATGCTTGTTCAAATATATTATCTGTCATCATTAATTGCTCTACAATTGGATTTGTGGTTGCCAGCATATCAATCAATGGATTCTCTGTTATACCTTTTATTAATTCTTCTACTTTTTCTTTACTTGGCATCTTCTTTGGATACACCACATCCACTTGTTCACTATATTTATTCATAGAAAACGCTTTCAATACACATTTTGTAAATATTTTAGTTGCCTGTTTTATATCTATATTCATCTTACGTTGCTGAATAAATACATCTGCTATGTTTGTTGCTAGTCGCTTATAGGTTTTACGTGGTAATGGAAAATCACCGTGACTACTACTCGCTTCAATATCAAAACTACATATCTTATATGGCACTCGTGTTTCTTTTGCTGGGTCCGGAGATATTTCCTCAACTGGAACAGTACATTCAACTGTGCAACTACTTTTTTTCTCTTCTTCACGATGAATAAGAATCTTTTTCCTGTTCATTTTAATCCATCCAGTTGGACTAATCTTGTTTACGTGAAAATACCTTAATAATGGTGGAATATTAGATTCATACAGCTCTATTTCATATTTTTTATAAACTAAATTGATTCGTTTACGCACTCTATCCGGTTTCTTATTACTTTTCTTTTCTTTACTTTCATTTTTTCCCTTTGAGTTGTCTTTCAGTTGTGGTTTTGTTTCCACATCAACGTATTGAAACCATAGATTTTTTAAACGAGTGTATGCCATTACACTATCAAATTGAAACTTAACAAATTTGAACTTTTTACCACCTGTAAATCCGTATAATTGCTTATGTTTTACTATTTCATACTCTAATTGAGGATACAATGCACCCATTCCTTTTTTTATATCTGTGTGAATCCAATGATTAACTTCTTTACTACTCCAGTTATCGTGAATCTTCACATAAAAGAATGGTTTGAAATTTTCAACAGTCGCGCATAAAGTTTCTCCTTTTTCATTAATACCAAACATACGAATCAAGAACTTCTTATCTTCCATACTATCATCGCTATCAAACACATTATAGTCTAATAAACGAAATGATAATTCATCGTTAGTTACATTTTCTTCTTTTGGCGAACTTTTTATATCATCTTCTTCATTCATAACGATAACACTTTCAGGCGCTTTTACTTTTTTTAGTTTCTTTTTTGGGGACTTTTTGACTGGAATAGGTTCTTCACACTCAACAATTACCTTCTTTTTTACTACCTTCTTCTTTTTTGGTGTTGTTACCTTCTTCTTTGATTCTACTTCTTTCAACGAATTACTCATTACTTATTATATTGGTATTCTTTATAAATAATTTTACGTATCAATTTTATGTAAAATTATTGAAATGAATTCTATGTTTTCTTGCTGTGTCATTATTTACTCTTTGTTTTTGAACTATCACCCTTCTTACCACGCTTCTTCTTTCTGTTCTTTGCCATTTCTACTTGGTCCTCTTTAACAAAACCACCAGATTTCTTCTTTGTTGCTCTCTTTTTTTTGGTTGCTTTCTTTTTATTAGCTGTTTTCTTCTTCGTAACTTTCTTTTTACTCATTGGAAACAATTTTTTCACCCAAGAAATAAATGATTGCTTCTTTCGCTCACCACCATAATAGATTGGTTCTTGTCCTGGCTTGAATGCATAAATAGTAGGATAACCGTTATTATGTGCATTGTGTGCTTGTAACATCTCTTCGTGAGCAGGCAATTCATTACTTTCTATTTTCATTACCTTTACATTTTCCTCCATATCAGGGGTCGCATCATTCCATTCTGGTGCCATCATTTGACAATGAGGACACCAGTCAGCGTATATTAATACTACACACGGTTCATTATGGTTGTGTATTTTATCTATCATATGAGGATTATGGTGAGTGTGATTAACAAATTCCATTATATATTACGAACAGATATTTTCACATCACTATATATAAAGACAAACAATGACTAAATTAAGATTTACATTTATATTGTTCCTTATTATTGTATTTTTGATTGGTATATATATTGTTTTAAACACTAAACACGACTTTAATAAACCATTATACGAACCAATTACCAGTTGTCCTACTATGTTATTACAACGCGGAAATACATTATTGATGTACAATTCAAACGAACCAGAAAATCCTAATGTAAACCCTATGGTATTTTATAGTTTAGACGAATATATCCAGTTCTACAATGAACAAAAACAACAAGGTAATGATTGTCCTGTATTATACCTACAACAGGAATACGATGCACAAAATAAAGCGGTCTATCGTGTTCGTCCTAGTCCATTTGAACTAGATGGCGGTGTATCCAAAGAACAACAAAACCAAATGTTTATTTCACTTGAGGATTATGCAGATGCTTCACGAGACCAGCCACCATACAATGCTAATAATTTCCCCGGATTTGACCCACACGGTCAATATGTTGGTGTATACACTGAACTAGACGCTATTCATTATTCAACTGAAACAGACCCTATTAGTGATAATTCTATGGACCCTAACTGGGGTGGTGTTACCCATACTAAAAAATCCGTTGATGCTGGTAAATACGAAGGGAATGTAGTCACACGTCCTGTTCTTTCGACTCCAAAAACCTCTTTTTATCCTTCCTTACCAAGCAATTTTCAGCCGCCTGTTGACGTTCTCTAAATAATTCCGTAATGTAACTTTTGTTTTGTTCTAATATTTTTAGAAAGTGCGTTGGTGTAGGTGTCCGTGCTAATGGTTCCTCTAATGGCCTGTCTTTTGACCGACGACGATATGATACTTTATTTGATAATGTAATATTTTCACTTTCATTACCAAAATCACTTGACAAAGATGAAGATAATAATGAAGACATACACGATGAAATAGACGAAGAACTACTACTCCTCTCTTTTGGAGACGAGCCTAAATTCATTATTTTTGTGGCTATACATACAAGATATTGTTTTTTTATGTCTATATTGTAAATGAATCCTACCAGCGATATCAGTAATAATACACCTCCTACTGATGAACCAACTACTGATATTCAAGATATTGATGTTTCGCTTAATGTAAACAACAATAATGATACCATAGATAATACCATTAACAATTATCCCTTCAAGAGTGATATTGAAAACGGATTGAATGGTGACTCTTACTCAATAAAACTTCGCACACCTTATTTAGCAAGTTCTCCAATGAAATATAATCGTTATGATTCATCAGAAAATACGAATTCTTCTCAATCTAGCAAAATCAGTAGACTAATGCATGAAAATTTTAAAAATGAACCCTTTGAAATTCCTGAAAAAACCTTTTCAAGAGGACGTTCCACATTTCGTTCTATACTTATGGATGTATCTGACCGAAACTCTGTAAGTGATTGCTATTCAGATAAACAAAAATCCAAATGGCTTAATAATACAAAAGTTCCACAGATATCTCTTACAGATTACTTTATGTTCTACTTTAATAGTTTAAGAAATAACAAGCAATATAAATTCGGTTACATTGAATATGTTGGAGAACTAAAAACAATTAATGAATTTTGTGACAATATCATTGGACTATTACTAGAACAATTAGAAGAAGAAAAAAGTGTTGCCAGTTCTAGTGATGACGCTTCTGAAGATATACTCACATTCTTGAATGATTATAATGATAAGTTAACCGAATGTTTTTATAAAATAGATAACTTTCTTATCAATAATATTGGGTTTATGAAACTATGTAGTGCCCCAGTTGATTTGTTCTTGGATAAATACTACTCTGCACGCAATAATAGTTGTGGCCTCATTAAACATACCCAATTTTCTTCCTCATATGACTGTTTATGTAGAGAAGAAATACAAGAAAATTACTATTATATTTCATATGTTGAATGTGTTGATACCAACATAAAAAATGTATATAAGTGCGACCTAGAAGACCAAATATATATGCATTGCTCTACAAAAAAAGCTGTTAGTATCCGTCGTATTGCTGCTATACATACATTATTTGGTGAATTATGGGCTCTATGTGAATTCATTAAAACAACTATTGAATTGAATGACCAATTGTTATTCAAAGTTATTATGCTATGTGGAAATTTCTTGGTATTACTCGGAGAATACGTTTGGAATACTACTTTGAAAGAACGTTATGCCGATTAAATCATAATTGTAAAAACGCACGAATATTTTGCGCACAATTCTTACCCAATTTACGCTTTTTACCATTGGATTCTAGCATTATTTCATCTAATAATGCAGGATTTTCGTTTATTTTATGAATCATATCTGGAAACGAATCAAAATATTTCATAATGCCAATTGCTGTATTACTACTAATACCCGGTATCTGTGAAAGCATTATTTCTCCAATGTTTTCCCTACAAATGTTATCTTTTTTTACTTTCTTTACCACCTGCACATAATCCGTTGGATGAGATTGAACATGTGACATTTGCTCTTCTTTTCCATCTTCGGTTGTAGAAGACATTGGTTTTTTTGATTGTAAATAACTCGGTGTCAAAAAATAAGGCGGGATTTGTTTCTCCTTATTTGTATCCATCTTTGTTGCTAAACTGATTATCCACTCCGCTGTTTCTCTTAATGAGATTGTACGAAATACACTAAATCCCTTGAACATCTGTAATGATGCTATTGACGAATTCATTATCTTCTTTTCTACAGGAGAATACAACTGATGAAACCCTCCTTCCAATAAATAGAAAATAGAATGGGGTGGGTATTCTTGTAAATGTAGCAACCTGTGCGACTGCTCCTTATACCGATTATCTTTTATAGACGCCATCATGTCTTGAAATGTTTTACGCTCTATCAATACCAAACGTTCTCCTTCATTACTCGTCAATAATATATCCCCCAGTGCCAATTGGTCTCTTTCAAGTGTTATGCTAGTTGCTTTTGTTTGTCCTTCTAGTAAGTTTTCACATTCTGTATATAAATCTCTCTCACGTATATCAATAATTACACGCATATAATAAATAGAGACCTACCTCTATTTATTATATTTTTAAAGCTATTTAATTAACTACAATATTGCTAAATTAATAAGCACCAGGGCGAACACCTACTGGTCTAGAAACACGAGTAGTAGTAGTTAGAGGCATGCTCAAAACAGCCATTCTTTGGGAAGTCTTTCTCATATGGACAGATTCCCAGGCGGTTCTTCCTACTTGTTCAGGAAGTCCTGCCTTCTTGTCTCCACCACCTTGATTTTGGTTAGTAATAGAAGATAAACTGCTTGTTTTGTTAGATCCGCTCAATACCATTATATATATACTAAACATATATCTTTTTTTATTGTAAATTACTTTTGTAAACCACATAAAATTGATTGTATATGCCTTGTATACATTTACACATCCACATATCCTTTGAACGAATGGAAAAAAATAATCAAGACGAAGATATTGTTTTACAACAAAACGAACACGGTGAAGATATTTATTTATTTGACCCATATAACCCCCTAAATCAATTGATTACCGATGAAGAAATAAAAGATATCCTGAAAAGATACGGCGTTGATACTACTATCTACAATTATAATCTATATAAGCGTGCATTTATTCACCAATCATACACAAAAAGACCACACGTAGAAAATGTTGAAAATAATATTGTTGTTCAAGACCGACCCACTAACTGTTTACCTTTATATACAAAATCAAATGAGCGATTAGAGTTTGTAGGAGATGGAATATTAGAATGTATTACTAAATATTACTTATATAGGCGATTTCCAAAAGAAAATGAAGGATTTATGACTGAAAAAAAAATTGCACTCGTTAAAAATGAATCTATTGGTAAAATGGCATACGAAATGGGATTACATAAATGGTATGTTTTATCTAAACACGCTGAATCCAAACAAACTCGCACTAATCTGAAAAAATTAGGTTGTTTGTTTGAAGCATTTATTGGTGCTATGTTCTTGGACTTTAACAAACTATCTATACACGATGATGATGCATGGTTCTCTAATCTATTCATCACTGGACCTGGATTCCAGATGGTACAAGTATTTGTAGAAAAGGTATTTGAAAAACACGTTAATTGGATTGAACTCATCCGCAATGACGATAATTACAAAAATATATTACAAGTGAAAATACAAAAAGAGTTTAAAATTACCCCTGATTATCTTGAAGTAGAACATCACGATACCGATAATGGCTACCACATGGGAGTTTATCTATGTTTGGGAATTGCCATTCACGAGGTCACCCCAGATATGGCTATCCCACTTTCCAAATTTAACAGTTATCAAGATATACATTTACATATGTCAAAACATAATTCCGTATTCGTCTTCCTTGGTGAAGGCATACATAAAATAAAAAAAAAGGCCGAACAGATTGCGTGTGAAAATGCTATCCGAGCACTACATCTGTTTTAAAGCATTGTTTAGGTAATTTATTATAGCATACATCACTATTCAGTTATATTTTTTACTTGTTTCACTATATTGCGGTAATACTTGTATTTTTTTATACAATTATTGTATAGACAAATGGATAAAATTGGTAACATTGAAAATTTGTTCCCCATACAGAGAAAATCACCTGCTACACGAAAAACTTTTCAATACAAAATGGGTCCAAAACCAGATATACCTGCAGATGAAGACAAGAAAGAACCTAAACCGACTATTATCACCAAATCTGACAAATATAATAATGTTGACCGTTCATTATTGTTAGGAAAACTAAACAAAAAGAATGCAAAACTCGTTGGTATTGTTGAAAAAGCACCCACTCAAACTACCATTGATACTCCTTCCTACGCAATGTATTCTATCGAAAAACCACGTGAAATATTCATCAATGGAGAAACTAGTGATGCCCTTTTGCAAAAAGAGACCCCAGAAAATAAAGAGACCATTACTGACGACACTGAACCTATTATTGATGAAGACGAACAAGACCAACTTATCGTAACAAAAAAACAAACCCAAGATATCGTTTTTGAAGGGTCTCCCGAACAAGAAACACAAACCTATTCTGAAATAGAAAACAAAGAACTACAACTAACTAAAGACGACTCCCAGAATATTTCAGATGACAAAGAGGAGAAAGAGACCATAGAATCAATGGACGCTGATGCAGATTCTGAACCGGTTTTTACAAAGAAAAAGAGTAAAACTGTTAACAAAGACAAGATTGTACTTGATATGATTGAAACCAATATTGCTGAAAACGAGGTTCTACCAGAAGAAATACACGACTCACTACAACCTATTTCTATGGACAACATTCAAATACAAGGTGCTCCCATTTCTCTACGTATTCCTATGGATAGAGAGAAAATAGACATTCCACTTTCTCCATATTATCTTGAAAACCGTAAAATGTTTATCTCAAAACTTAATCCTTTATTCAGCAAATACCGCGAAGAAATTATCAATTCAGAGGATAGTATTTCTTGCTCTACCACACAGGATTCCACAGAGTTCGACTTACTAACCCACCAAAAGATTGTTCGTGAATACTTAAACCTGTATTCCCCTTATCGCGGATTATTATTATATCATGGATTAGGTTCTGGAAAAACGTGCACTTCTATTGCTATTGCCGAGGGTATGAAATCTGATAAACCTGTTATTGTCATGACTCCTGCATCTTTGAAACAGAACTTTTATTCTGAATTAAAAAAGTGCGGCGATGATATGTATAAGAAAAACCAACATTGGGACTTTATTAGTTCATATGACCTACATAACACAGAAGAACCTATCCATCAAGATGCTTCTACACACAGTGTTCATATGCTAGATTATAATGAAGTTAGAACTATTGCAGATAATCTTGCTATTCCATTTGATTTTGTTAAAGCGAAAAAAGGTTTGTGGTTAATGGACGTTAATAATACTGAACATAATTATAGTTTGTTTACATCCGACCAACAATCCCACCTAGACCAACAATTAGACCATATGATTCGTCATAAATATCGATCTATCAACTACAATGGACTTACTAAAAAAACATTTGAAAGGTTAATAGAAGGGAATAAAAACCCTTTTGATAATGCCGTTGTTATTGTAGATGAAGCACATAACTTTGTTAGTCGTATTGTAAATAAACTCAAACAAACAAAATCTATTTCTTATCAACTATATAACCTGTTAATGTCAGCACAAAATGTACGAATCGTTTTCTTATCAGGAACTCCTATTATTAACTACCCAAATGAAATCGGTATTATGTTCAATATACTGCGTGGATACATTTATACGTGGGAAGTCCCATTAAAATCTACCACATCCAAGAAACTAACAACCGCAACTATTTTGAACTTGTTTGATAAACATGACATGACCATCCACGATTTTGTTGATTATTCACGTAATGTATTGCGAATCACACGAAATCCATTTGGATTTGTAAATAAACACTCATCTGAAGCCAAAGCTAAAACAAACGCCACTGAAAAGAACAAACCTAAAAACCCCAAACCCAATAACAAAACCAAAAAGGTTAAAAAGACAAATGATACTATGTCGGGTGGCTATGGAACAGGTAAAATGTTTCAAACATACAAAGGAGTCCAATACGATGAACAAGGTAATATATCTAATGAAGATTTTATACAAAACGTTGTTGCTATTTTACAAGAAAACAATGTTTCAGTTACTGAAAACAAAATTGTATTACACAAGTATACGGCATTACCCGACAAGCGAGATGAATTCAATGACCACTTTATTAATGTAAAAGACCAAAGCATTGAAAATAAAAATCTGTTCCAACGGCGCATTTTGGGATTAACATCTTATTTTAGAAGTGCCCAAGAAGAACTATTACCCTCTCTTGTAATGACCCCTGACGATAAACCGTATCATATTATATATTGTCCTATGAGTGGTCACCAATACGGCATATACGAGAAAATCCGTAACGAAGAAGCAGAACAAGAAAAGAAACGTAAAAAACGTAAAAGCAAGAAGGAACAAGATGAATTATATGAAATTGCTGGAACCTATCGTATCTTTTCGCGTGCTGCGTGTAACTTCACCTTTCCAGATGAAATTGAACGTCCTATGCCTAGTGTTGACGAAGATAAAGTATTAAATGAAAATATGCTTGATAATAACGACTTATCTATTATTCAAGAAGTAAATACTTTTGGTTCAATTGACATTGATGACGCACAAGAGAATAATAGTATTGTTGAACCAGAATCCTATATGCAACGTATTGAACGTTCTCTAGAATTATTAAGTCAAACTGATGAAGAAAATAACACAAGCAAGTATTTACGTGGAACCTCTTTGGAATCACTTAGCCCCAAGTTCTACCGACTATTAAATACATTACTTAACCAAGAATATATTGGATTACATTTAATCTATAGTAATTTCAGAACTTTGGAAGGTATCGGTATTATCCGTTTAATATTATTGGCAAACGGATTTGCTGAATTCAAATTAAGTAAATCACAGAATCAGTGGGTTATCAATACACCCGATGAAGACCTAGGAAAACCAAGATTTGTATTATACACGGGAACGGAAAGTGCTGAAGAAAAAGAACTAATCCGTAATATTTACAATGGTTCTTGGGATTTAATTCCCCCTTCTCTTGCATCTTCCCTACGAGAGCAACACGATAATAACCGGTATGGTGAAATAATTAAAATTTTTATGATTACTGCTTCAGGAGCAGAAGGTATTAATTTACGTAATACCCGATACGTTCATATTGTAGAACCTTACTGGCACAATGTTAGGTTAGACCAAGTTCTAGGGCGCGCACGTCGTATTTGTAGTCATCAAGACTTACCACTTGAACACCGAACTGTTCAGACTTTCTTATACATTGCCACATTGAGCGAAGAACAGAAAACATCCAAAGATACTATTGGTTTGCGTATACGTGATACAAGTCGCTTTAATGATGAAATTCCAGTTACGACTGATGAGTCATTATATGAAACTGCTATGACAAAACAAAATATTAATAATGACATTCTACACGCGGTCAAAGAGGCTGCTGTTGATTGTCAAGTGTATGCTAGCACATCCAAGAATAAACATCCTATTGTGTGCTATGGGTACGGTAAAGTTGAGTCTAACGCCTTTGGCACACACCCTTCTTTTGAAGATGATGCACGCGAAAAAGGAAACGCCCAAGATAAACGTGTTGAAGTTGTATACAGGAAAGTTACATTGAATGGAGAAGATTACATGTGGAATGAAGATACCAGTGAACTATATCAAATTGAACACTATAATGAAGTTAAAGATAACCCTAACTTGCCACTACAAGCCTTTGGTCGTTTGGTCCAAAAGAACAATAAATACATTATTGAAAAAATGTAAAGAATAAGCATTATAACATTATGTAAGCATATGATACATACATAATGTACAAACTAGAATTCAGACGTGAAGGTGTAGACTTACTACTCTATAATCAACATCTTGCGCGTTTAAATAGCGTGGACTCTACATTAAAGGAAAACCACAGCAAAATTCCTTGTTATGACCGGTTCCATCGCACCTGTATATTACGATGTCAAAAGTTCGATAAACAAGATACCTCATTATTGGAACGGATAGCGAGCATTGCTCGTAATACCCATTTAGAAAATACACTAGGCACTTATATGGAAAATAGAATTCAGTCCATAGAAACAGAAACCGGAAAAATACGTAGTTGTTCGTTTTAATACGTTTCGCTATCCAAGTCAATGCACAATTGGTCTATCGTATCAACCACTTCAACCGTTATATTTTCCGGCACTTTACTTCTATCCAAGTATTCTACTACATCATTTAAAATATGTAATTTCATATTGAAATCCGAGTTATTTACAACACACTTACTTGTCCATCTCTCCAATGGTAATATTTCATTCAATGAACTCACCCTTCCCTTAACACCTTGGTATTTACGCTCCCTTTTTCCTGGTCTCCCTGATGGACATTTCATTCTCCATTCACACGATAAAGCATTGATATGGTCTGGAAATCCTGATAACATAGCACATATTTCCCACGCACCTCCTTTTCCGTGTGTTGCTCGTGCACCTCCTTTAATCTCCTCATTGTGTTGTCTTAATCTTCTCATAGGATTATTCGTTGAACCATTATAGGTGTTATTTTTGAATTGTTCTAATTTATTTCGTAAAATATAACAATACCACATTATTCTTATATTGTATAGACACATAGAATATTCTATTTACAAATTGTAAACTTTTTTAATTAAATGGATATACACCATACAATTGACTTAACAAAATACCATTTCCATTTTCTATTTTTACTTTTACAAATCCATTATCTCCCCATTTTTCCCCCCAACTATTTTGAATTATCCAATAGCTACCATTCTCATATTTTTCATATCCAGTTAATAAAACCGCATGGTTAAGTTTCGAGTTATTACGTGGATTAACATCAATTACACCTTCTTTATAAAATCTAAATTCAAATGGACTAGCATCAATTGCTATTGAAATAGGTCCTTTTTTTAAAGAAGCCATTATATCAACTACTGATCTTGGAACGATAAAATTATATTTACCAATATTAGATCCAGGTATGTTTTTATAACTTTTACAAGAATCATTTTGTTCAGATTTACAAATTCCATCTGTAGCATTATAAGGATAATTTTCATTACTCGTTAAACCATTGTTTGCAATTACATAATCGAAAGCTAAATGCATTAACCCTCCCCTACATCCATTATTCTCTATAGAACAATCCACTAATTGTTGCTCTGAAAGGCGAGTTACATTATAATTATTTATTCTCATATTTGCTTCTATAGCACTTGTAGATGAAAAAGCCCAGCAAGAACCACATCTCTTTTGATTTTTAACACTAGTTATGATTGTCGAATTCCAAACTAAATTATCAGATATATTTCTATACTTTTCTAAGTAATACAACGGATTTTCTAACAATTGTTTTACTGATATGAAATCATTTTTTATAACATCGTAAAGTGTAATTTTTTTGTCCATTAGATCTTTTCCTGAATTACAATCTGTATTTTCAAGGAAACTATTTGAAGTATCATTATAAGAATCCATAAATTGATTATAACCAAGTTTAAAAGAATGGTTTTGTTTATTAAAATCTACTATTTTATCTAGATTATATCTGAATAATTCAAAATTTTCTCTTCTCTCTACAAAAATATCATCAATCTCCACACTAGACCCTTTCAAATCTCCTTCTGAAGGTAATAATTCATATTCTAATAAATAGTTATAGTACATTTTCTTATAAAGTTCCTCATCTTCGTTAATATCTATTGATTGAAAGATATTTGTTTTTCTAAAAAAGTTTTTCTTTATTAAAAAGTTATTACTAAAAAACAATTCTAAAAGGAAAAAAAAGAAAATTTGGCTAACAATCATATATTATTATATAATTATTATTTTTGAATTGTTATAATTTATATTACTATTATATAATGCCCATTGACATAAATCTTTTAGGAGACGAAGGCAATCGTCTTTTCAGAGAATGGAAAACCAAGGTTGAAAAACATAACAAATATTTAATTAGGAACAAGTACTACAAAGAACGTAGAATGGACGATTGGCAAAAAGACTTGAACGAAATAAATAATCATTATCGCAAAGCCTTGAAGGAAATAGAAAACGAAAAGAAGAAAGAAATGAAAGAATTAGAAAAGGCAGTAAAAGAAGCTGAAAAAGCAGTAAAAACTGGAAGAAAACGTTGCCCAACTGGAACACGCAGAAATAAAAAAACTGGAAGGTGTGAAAAGAAATCTGCGCAAACAAGAAAACGTTGTCCCAATGGAACACGCAGAAATAAAAAATCTGGAAAATGTGAATAATCCTCTTTGATTCAAAAATTTAATTCTGAATCAAAAAATAATAAATGACTTATAGGGTGTATTATTACTATATATACATTCCAATAATATATGTTTTGGTTTATAGGAATAACTCTACTATATTCGTTTGGATTTTTTGATGTTATCTCACATCCATTAAACTCATACACAAAGCACGTTCAATATAATATTATTAATCCATTATATTCTTCGCCTATATACGTACATACTGAATGGTATGACAACAAACTTCCTTTTCTTTTTTCAAGACCTTTTATTCATAGTGATAATACTATACACATAAGAGCATTTTTAGAGAAACGTAGACGATATAGTCGTAACCCAGTATTATGGTTAAAAATGAAGAACCAACAAGCATACAAAATACATGATGAAAGCACTATTTGTATTGACGATGTCATACACAACACATATGACCCCAATATTAAAAAGAAACGTATTTATGGCACTATTAAGACTGCTCGTGATTTCAATCGTAAGTTATGGGATTTTTATAGTGCACAGTACAATAAAAAAGTTGATGTTTCTTTTCTACCCGACGCATTATATACAAATAAAAATAAGAATGGATTTTCGTGGGCCACTCACGATTTACGAATTGAATTTTATAATAACAAGCTATATATTCAAAGCCCCGTATTGTATACAGAAGATGATGGGACCATTCCACCCAAATATGCAGGTATGCATTACATGAAACTACTAACCCCAGAACTTATCACATATTTACTTGAAATATATTCCAAATAATTTTGTATATACTATATAGCCTACTCATGGAATTTTATATTTATTTTTCACACGTTGCCTGGATTACTATGCTAGAAATATGTTTTTTCTTTTATTATATTGGTCCAGTTGGAACAAAAATTATTATGCGTTTTATTGAAAACATGATTAAAGAACCTATTGAAGATATTGATGTTATCTTAAATAAGTGGAATATCACTCGCACACAATTTATTAATGATATATACCAAATTGATGATGTTACAGATATTGAACAAGAATTATACATTGACAAACAACAGGGAATACATAACCGCACTCAACATAATCACGCATTACTACTAGCATGTACTGAATTATGGGCGCTGTTCTGTTTAATTGGTATACTTGTTTATATTATTGAAAAATGTTATTGTAAAAAGAAACAATTACTCCCTTATCGTAAACATTCTATTGATGATAATGATGATGATTCTAATGAAGAGTTTGATAAAAAAATAAAGATGTTTATTTATTGTAAAAATGGAACACAATATGTTTTCTTTGGTGGTAGTATACTTGTTTTCCAGTTTATATTCTTTACCTTTGTTATTTTTCAGTATAAGCCACTTTCAATACAAGAAATTAAATACTTCATATATCATTATCTGTTAAATAACTAACAATGGCGGTATCCAAGAAACGATACCACATCATTTATAATGTCTGCTTTCAAAAATTTACCTCTATTCAAAATTTTATATATGTTACATCTATAAACATAATTGTGTATTTCACTTAATTTTGTTGCTACCGTTTTGTATTTTAAATTATCTACAGTATTCCATTTCCTAACCCGAAGTAACATAGTTTGGACGTCATGAATATTGTAAAATTCATGTATGTGTTCTCTTCTATTTCCATAATCTATATCATCATGTAAGCAACTTAATACATTATTTACCAAAAGGTCTACTATTTTATCATTATTAGATTTCACCGCATAAGTCAAAGCAGTACAATTCTCAGTATTTCTAATATTTATATTTGCCCCTGCCTTAATTAATACATCTACAATATTTACAAATCCTCTGCCTACAGCACACATTAATGGCGTACATTTTGTATCATCCTCTGCATCTAGGTCAGAACCTTTTTCAATAAGGAGTCTAATAATACCAATATACCCTCTACCTGCCGCCCATATTAATGCTGTAGCACCTTGAAAGTTCTGTATATGTAAATCTGCTCCTCTTTCTATTAACAATTGAGACACATGAGTATAATCGTGTTCAATTGCCCGCATTAATGCTGTGTTTCCAAAACTATCTTGACGAAAATCCATATTTGCTCCTGCATCTATAAGGCGTTCTACTACATCATAATAACCATTCGTCGCTGCCCATATTATTGGTGTTGTTCCAGCGATATTTTTTATATTTACATCTGCACCACTATCTATTAATAGTAATGCTGTATCAGGTTGTCTATGTTGAATAGAAAGTAATAATGCAGTCATAAAACTACCAGGTTCTAGTTTCTCTAGATTTGCTCCTCTGTTAATAAGTAAGGTTGCCATATCTATCATGCCATCTTTAACTGCCCACATCAAGGGAGTCTCTCCACAAAGATCAGTGTCATCTATATTAGCACCATGATCTAACAACAATGAGGTTAATTGGACATTTCTAGTAAAAACACTCGCTATTAATATAGTAAAATATTCATCTTTGTGTTTCAAATTCACATCTGCTCCTTTTTCTATAAGAAATCTTGCAATAAAATATTGATTACTTTCAACCGCACAGAACAAAGGATTGTGCCCATTCGTATCAATCTCATTTACATCTTTAATTCCTTCAGTTACAAGATATACTACACGGTCTACATTTCTTCCCATAACATGGTCTGACAATGATTCCGCTGTTATGCTTGTAAGATCTGGTATCTTTTCACCTAATTCGTTTGAATCCATATAAGCTGTATATTATCCATAATAGTTATATTTAAATAGATTTTACTATATTTTTATGATTTACCCCCCTAGATTCATATTTCTTGAAACTGGTAATATGAATTTTAACAAAATTAGAGGGTACCCCACTTTTTTCAGCAATTTACACAAAAAAAGTGTTCAATATTTTTTTTTTAAGAGAACTCTTAATTTTTTACGTTTTTTTACCCCAATAAATCAACCAAATCTATATTTTTTCCACTATATTATATAAAATCTACGGGTAATTTTCATCCATTTTTGTGAGTTTTATATGGATTTTGCCGATTTAAGGGGGTCGGTTTTGAAAAAAATAAAATTAAGAAAAAAACCATCAAATTACCCCTATAAAAAGCCTATTCTTGAACGATATTCGTCTACATATTGAAATCCAGAGGGTTACAATTTAAAATTTACTATGCTATTTTGGGTATTTTCATAATTATTAAACAGTATCTCTTAAAAATAGAGGGTATTTTTTAAAAAAATTTTGAATGGATTTACTACATATTTTTATTTTTTATTTTAAACATACACTATAATAATGTTATATTATTACAACAACTTATTATTGTAATTTTTAAGAACTTCTTAAATTTTTATATTTTACCCCCCTATTTTGCCATTTTCTGTGATAAAATTATGGATTTGTCCAAAAAAGCTTGAGCAACTTTTTTACTGATTCATCAAAATATAAATTACCCCCCAAAATCATAAATTCTTGTAAAAAAAATATGCGATTACAGACAAAACGTTGACGATTTTGCGATATTTTACCCCCTTAAATCAATGATTCTTGTATCGCAAAAAAGAAGATTGTCCAAAATCTAGGGGTTACCCCAAAAATCGTTTTTTCCCGGTTTTTGTTGAAAAAAACGACCCCCTTAAAATTCAATATATTGTAAAAAAAATATAAGATTATAGAGATTCTGATAGTAAAAAGAGGGTATTTTGGCGTTTTTGCAAAATTTTGTTGCAAAAGTATTTTCAAAATTTTTTTTTTGGACATTTTCAAAATGTCCAATTTCTGAAATTTCGAAAAAGGTTTTGTCAACTTTTTTAAAAAAAATGGGTTCACAGCATTTTGCTGTGATTTTGAAAAAAAGTATTTTTTTTTGACTGCGTACTTTTTTTTTTGGAAAAATATGCTCGTTGATTTTGGAACATTTTTGTGTCACCCTATTTTAGGAAATAATGATGACAAAATCGGAAAATGAAAAAAAGAATATTTTTCATTGTAAGAAATGTGACTATACATGCTATAAAAAAAGTATTTTTGATAAACATTTATTGACACTGAAACATCGAAAGGTGACAAATGGTGACAAAAAAGTATCCACTCAATATACGTGTGAATGTGGAAAAGAATTTAGTTATAGACAAGGCTTACATCGTCACAAGCAAAAATGTTCCTTTATTCAAGACTCCGATCCAAACTCAAATATAGTCTTATCCTTACTGAAAGATAACAATGATTTTAAAAATATAATAATTCAGCAACAGCAAGACAGAGTGAATTTACAAAAAGAATCTTTATTTCAACAAGAAAAAATTGTAGAACTTCAAAGTCAACTAATGACAATTGTTAAAAATCAAACAAATGTAGTTAATCAAACCAATATTACGAATTATAACAATCAGCGATTTAATTTAAATATTTTCTTAAATGAAGAATGCAAAGACGCTATGAACATAGAAGATTTTATTGAGTCTTTGGAATTGGAGCCTTCTGATATAGCTGAAACAGGTAGATTGGGATACGTAGAAGGGATTTCTCGGATTTTTATGAATAAATTGAATCAGTTAGATGTATACAATCGTCCACTTCATTGTACAGATTTAAAGCGAGAAACAATTTACATCAAAGAAGACAATAAATGGGAGAAAGATAATGACCGAAAGGATAAATTACAACGAATTGTGGAACAAGTTGCTGAAAAAAACTATGAACAATTGCCTATGTGGCAACAACAGAATCCAAATCACCTAGTAACTAATACACAAGAATGTGAACAGTTTATGGAGATAGCCTGTAATGTTTTGGGTGGGGGTAGTGATGAAGAAACTATGCGATTTAGAAGTCGTATTATGCGAAATATTTTAAAGGAAATCACAATTGATAAAACGTAACTCATATATGCCAACAAAAATAATATACAAGCGTATATATTATTTTTTGTTTTTGTTTTTACTATTAACTGCGTCCACCGCGATTTCCACGACCACCACGACCACCACGACCACTATTACTTCCACCACTATTAGCAGCAGCGGCGGCAGCAGCAGCTTTACGGTCTTCAGCTGCCTTTTTTTGCTCTTCTTTAAGAAAGCTCTTTTTACAGAGGATTCTTACAGCTTCACAATCGTATTTTCTAATTCCAAATTTCATACTATTAAAGGGGTTTATATAAAATATAAAATAAATTGTTTTTCAATTTTTAAATGTCAAGTAAATGTATATTATTATAACTCATATGTATAAACAATTATTAACATTACTAGTAATACTATTATTCTTATATGTATTCTATAAACTGTATATGGGAATATGGTTCTTTCACGAAGGACTAACACAAAATGAATTAGAAGAAAAGATGGAGGTAGAAAAACAAGAACGTATTCAATCTGTAGACGGACAAGAAGCATCATTAATGGTGCCAAAGATAATAGGTATTCACATTCAGGATAATCAACAATATAGTGAAAATATGTATCGGGATAAATCAACTTTCATAGACCAGTATCCAAATGCATCGTATTTAGTTCAAACGATTCCAAAGGAAGAAATTGATAATATTTCTGAAGAGTATGAAGTTGAGTTTAATAAGGCAATCCAATTAACACTACCAATGGAAACAAGCCGTTTTTCAAGTTTTATGATAATTCGCCCAACCAGTGATAACCGTTTCCCCAAGTTTTTCACACTGGATGTAAATAATTTCCCATCAGAAAATAAAAAAGACTATGTTTTATGGGGCGATTCTGGTGAAGTAGAATCTTCACCAAATAATAATGTAATTACTCCATACAATGTGAAGAGCCACCCTCATCCAAAAGACCTAATGCAAGTAGAAGATAGCAATATCTATATTGGTAAATACAATATGGGACGTAAGATTCTTCACATTCACACATTGGGAACAATTTTTGATAATAACTATATGAATATAGGAAATGTAGATACAGTGGATGATAAGATATCAATTCAATGTTCTAAAGGACATATGATAGACAGTGTAATGATATATTTCGGGGTTCCAAGTGATATTTAATTTACAAGTATAGCAGATAAGAACTATACTTGTAACAAAAGATTAATTATTTATAGACCTTTGCGATAGTCAACAACATATGGATTGCTACTCAAGTTGTTTAGAATTTCAGGGTTACTTCTATCCATTTGAATATTAGAATATAAATTCTTTGCAACGTTGGAGTTTTGACCTAACATATCAGTAGAAGGAGCTTTGTAAGGCATATTTCCTGAAACTTCGCGGGTATTTTTTAACATATCATCACGACTACTTTCGCGCATGTTAACGTCACTATTCAATAAAGACATATTTCCCTTAACCATGTAACCGTCAATAGTGCTGGATTTAATATCATTATTACGTTGATTATAACCAGCTTCATATGAAGTAGTCTTACGGGTTTGTTCTCCGGCACTGGCACCACCAACATACATAAAGTCACCGGTTTCTTGACGAGTAGTATGAGCAGGTTGAACTTGGCTAACCTTGTAAGCACCGCCGTGTTGGTTTGCGTTAACATTCAAATGGAACTTTGAATTTTCGGTAGTTTCACGAATAGTATGTCCGGGTTTATCATTAGGATTGAATACATAACTCTGTGGAACGGATGAACCAGGATTTTGGTAAGGTCTCAAAGTGCCAACACTATTTTCTTTTCTGGATGGACGTAACATGTCTAGTAAAGGAGCAACTGCTGCTTTAACGCTTCCACCAATAGCACCAAAGTAATCGTTTTGTTTGTTAGCACTACGATTGTTAGGATAAGCGTGTTTAGCTTTTACACTGAAGTCGTTTTCGCCAGCAGCGTTATGACGAGTGGCACTAGCAACACCGAGTGGAACAGCACCTAATTGTTGGTTATGAGAAGGCATGTATTCACCGGGAACGTAGGCAGCAGAATTTTGATAATTAGCACCACCAGCATATTCAGTTGAGGTCTCTGGACGACTAGAATGGCTTTCTAATGGGATAGACCGTAATGTTTGTGCTCGTTCACCACCTCCAGTAACAAATAACCTTCCTAAATCATCACCTGTTTGGCGGTTATCAAGTTCAAAAGCACGTTCAGGACGATTTTTCTCCATTTTTCCAATGCTACCTAACTGTTTGATATGACTATTAGCAGGACCTTCATATCCTAACAAACTGATACCAGATGCACGAGGATTACTATCTACACGCAACTCATCAACAGTCTTGGGCTTCCAAGAATCACGTCCCATCATACCAGCATTGAAACCATCAGCACCTTCAGTAGTATATCCTAGTCCTAAACCAGGTGCTACACGTTCTTCTTCAAATGGTTTTACATTGGCTTTTCTTAAACTAGGATTAATACGAGATTGGACGAAATCGCTTTGGTTGGGAGTTCCGTTCGCCCATTGTAGACTAGTATCCGGTTCAAATAAAGGTGCTTGCTCGCGTTTATTATTGTCTTGCGAACCGCTACCGGTATAGGAATCTAATAAACTTTCGTATGTATTATCATCACGTCGTTGGTCATTTAATTTGCTGCCAAAGTATGGCGTCATATTGTTATGTTCAAAATATTGAGTATTCACTTTTTCACCAGTAAGAGAATAGAATTCAGGGTCTCCACCAGGTGCTGCGTTATTATCAGTATATCTGCCTTTATCAAAAAACTTATCCGTATATACACCAGCTTCATTGTTGAACTTGTTTAACGAGGATAATTCAGCTGTAATTTCGGATTCCGGGAATTGAATATTATTTGAGTCAGGGTAGTTTACATCAGGAACATTTGTGTTTGGTAAATCCTGATTGTTTTGAAAATTTTCCCTTTCTTCCCTTGATTGTTTGTTAATTAAATATAGTCCAGATAGTGCAAATAAGGGTACTACAACTTCCATTTATAATAAATAAATATATATTTTGTTGATATATTTACTTATAGTATTTAACACCCATTACCTGGTTAATTACTCAATGTCAATTTGTTTAGGAGTAGGCTTATATGGTGCTCCACCACACCCTTGCTCATTTCCTGCAATACAAATTGATGGACCAGTCAAATAATAGTTTTGCATATTTGATACAACCGGTATTTTGGGTTCAAAATGGTCTTTTTCTAAAATACGACTTTGGATTTGATGTGGAAAAGAAGGTTCTAAATCGTGGACAGGGTTAATTAATGGTTTTTCCCATCTGTTTTGTTCTAAACCTTTGTAAGACCACGCAGGATGACTACTTCTGGATTCTTCTACAAAAGGGTTTTCATTCCTATAGACAGGTTGAGTTGATTGTACTGCTTGTAGGTTATGGTCATTTATTTTTGTAAGGTCATTATTTAACTTGCGGGTTAACCCTCTTAAATCACTCTCTATTGTGGTAGTATTTGTTCGTAAATTAGAACCCCATTTTTGAAGACGGATTTGTGGGTCCTCCATAAAGGGTAGATTTATCCCAGGACCAGGCGTATCTAACTGATAACGCCCTGTATGGGTGGATTCTTCTAATTGTTTTTGAATTCGATAAGGATCATCGTGGAATCGGGTAAATGACATTTTCAATAACTTATATTATATACAGAAAAAAGGTTTTCAAAGAAACATAATAAACCGTTGTGGTATAACATATGTTATAAGCTCCTTAATTATGGAACAAAGAATGCCCCGTATATGCTTAAATATGATTGTAAAAAACGAGGAAAAAATTATTTGTCGGTTACTTAAAAGCGTGTTACCATTAATTGATACTTATTGTATTTGTGATACTGGTAGCACCGATAATACTATAGAGGTTATTCACGAGTTTTGTAAACAAAATGGTATTATGGACGGTGTAATAGAGGAGCACCCGTTCCGTGATTTTGGATATAGTCGTAATAAAGCATTGGATATGTGTAAAAAAAGAGACGATGTAGATTATATATTGTTAGTTGATGCGGATATGAAACTGGAAATAGAAATTAAAGATGTAGCCTCGTGGAAGTCGCAATTAAAAGGAGATGCCTATTATATATTACAAGGAAATGATGGGTTTTACTACAAGAATGTTCGTATGATTAAGAATCGTGATGAGTTTTCCTACTGGGGAGTAACCCACGAGTATATGCAGTGTCCGGATGATACACAATATGGTAACATACAAAAAGATATGTTTTTTATTCATGATATAGGGGACGGAGGTTCCAAAGAAAACAAGTTTATGCGTGATATTAAGTTATTAAAACAGGGATTATTGGATAATCCAAATAATGACCGGTATACCTTTTATTTGGCAAATAGTTATTTGGATGTGGGACAATACCAAGGGGCGATTGATACATACATGAAACGGATTGAAATAGGAGGATGGAAAGAAGAAGTATGGTGTTCTTATTATTCCATTGGAAAGGCATATGAAGCGTTGGGTAAAATAGAACACGCTATTCATTATTGGATGGAAGGGTATCAATATTATCCCGAACGTATTGAAAATGTGTATCGGATAGTTAAACATTATCGTTTATTAGGAAAGAATAAGATAGCACATTGGTATTATAAAATAGCACAATACTCAAGAGACCATTACAATCACAATGACCATTTATTCTTTGAGAAAGATGTTTATGAATACAAGTTAGATTATGAGTGGTGTATTATTAGTTACTACTTCAATCCTTTAAAAGAGAATACCAGTCGTTCATTCTTACAGGTATGGAATACGCATTATGTAGATGATGGTACGAAGCAGAATTGTTTAGAAAATTACAAGTTTTATAGTAAAAAGTTATCCTTTTCTTCAAAGGAAGATGAATGGACACGGTTATGGAAGTCAGCAGTAGAAACTGTGGGAAAATCTTTAGAACCAGGTTTTAAAACGTCAACCCCAAGTCTAGTGTCTTTTGGAAATAATGTAGGTTTGATTATACGATGTGTAGATTACCATATAGATGAAAATGGAAATTACCATAATCAAAAAAACATTACAAGTGTAAATAAATGGTTTGTATGGAATAGGGAGACAAAGGAACAAATACAAGAATCAGTATTTGAAGGAATCCCAGGTCGTGACAATTTATATATAGGTCTAGAAGACGTGCGATTACTCTACAACGGAGACCTTTTATATACTGGTAACAAAGGGCTAGAATATCAAAATATAAAGGTGGAAATGGGAAGTATTCACGAAGATGGACAGCATAAGAGTGGAGAAATAATATACAAAGATGAAAATACAATGGATGTAGAAAAGAATTGGGTCTCTTATGTAGATACACAAGGATGTGTACGCACAATATACAAGTTTGAAGAATTACAAGAAGGAGTTGTATCAAATGGAAAATACTTTACACAAAGAAGACAAGAGACCCCATGGTTGTTCAAAAAGTTGCGTGGTTCATCTCATGGAGTATGGATAAACAATGAAATATGGTTTTTAACCCATATGGTAAGTTACGAATCCAAACGACATTATTACCATTGTTGGGTTGTTTTAGATATACACGGTAATTTGTATAAATACAGTGAGCCGTTTTGTTTTGAAGGGAAACATATAGAGTATTCAAATGGCTTTATGTTTGATGAAAAGGCAAAAAAAATATATATAGGATACAGTGTAATGGATAATGAAACAAAATTCATAATGATACCTTATGATGAACTGGAATCCCAGTTTACGTTTAATGTTTTGCATAAACCATAAGTTTTACGATGCCAAGGAGACATACCGTGTGTTTTTAATCCTTCCAAGTGGTGTTTGGTACCATAGCCATAATTCGTGTCTAATTTGTATCTTTCAGCTAATAATGGGTATTTAGCACATTCTTCCAATACATATGCATCACGACTCGTTTTTGCTAATATACCAGCAGAAGCAATACCAACATATCGTCCATCACCTTTCTCAAAAGTGTAATACTCAATAGGAACAAGAGAGTTATTTTCATTATCAACGTGACAATAAGGTTGAAAATAATTCCCATCAATTAGGGCACATATATCACCAAACGATACGGTAGGGTCGTGTGTTTTAATAAATTGAATGGCGTTATGAAGACACTCGTGCATACCGCGCATAACCGCTTTTAATATATTAATCTGGTCAATAATAGTTTCATCCATAGATACAACGTTCCAATAGAGAGCATTCTCTTTAATAACATTAGATACATCATTTAGTTTCTTTTTAGAAGAGAATTTTTTACTATCTTTAATGTTCTCACAAGGAAAATCTTCTTCTTTGCGTGGTAAAATAACACACGCAATGTAGACTTTACCAAATAAACAGCCACGACCAGCCTCATCAATACATATTTCGTATTTGGGATGGTCTGTAAAATGAAATCTTTGTAAGGTAGTCATTTTATATATAATAGATTCAGACTTATATAGTTCAATTTTATTATAAAGGGAGTGAAAAATGTATAACAATATGTTATATAGATGTTTGGATTCAAATTTCCCAAGTTTAAGATAACACCATTAACTATATTTATCATATTGTTGGTACTTTTAGTCATAATGATGTTCTTATGTTACAGAAAAAATACTTTTGAAGGATTTGGAACAGGAACTGCAGGAACAGCAACTGTAACAATGGACGCATATGATGGTGGTGTTACTGAATTATTAGAATTAGGAACTAATATTTTTTATGACCCCAACAATGGAAACATAATTGAGGTTGTAGATGAAATGACTTATGAGGATACTGGTACAACCACTGATGAAGTGACCACCTATGCTTCTATTTACAAATATGACTCAAGTGGTGAATACAGCAGCGAAAGCACTGTTTATACGGAGACCGACTTTCCTATTCCATCTGAATTGAAAATAATGACTCGTAGCGGGGCTATGTATACTGAAATGAGCACAACCACTGATGATACGTATGAGGATGATACTGATGGAACCGTATCTTTTACCCGTGTAAGACCCATTATTGAATCAAACCCTACTTTAATTCCAACAGTAGATGGTGACACCGCATCAGAGGATTTAGATGATTCCTACACAAGCAAGTTGTACACAACCGCCCCTGTTGATGAAGATGCAGCGATTCAATACGTTATTTACGCAGCGTGGGACCAAAACACCTACTTAACTGTTCTAGATAGCGATTATGAGATTCAAAACAGCTTCACTTATATTGGAACAACCCTATATACCACTGATTCTGGTAATATTTCCAATTTGACTGACACTGTAGCAAGCACATTCACGACTTATGTGTCATTGGATACTTCTAACGATAAGAGTTTAGTATCCGTGGATGAATACACAGATAAGAGAAAAGTGCTACAATTGAGTGAATATGTATTCTTTGACTTTAAAACGGCAGATTTGATTGTCCAACAAAGTGATACCAATTTTGATATTCTACCCCGTAGCAGCACTGGATTATTGGAGTCAATCCCATCTGGAAGTGTAGAAGATATGACAATTTATGATTCAGCAAGTGTAGATGATGCTGGAACAACCCTTCCAATTGATTGTGTATTGGACTATCAAGGACAACAATTAGTATTCTATTTGGCACACGGAACAGCAACTGTAATTACTGTATTAAGAAAAACGAGTGCAACAGATTCTGCTTTGTCTCATAGTAAGACCTATTTGTTAGATATTGAAGGTATTAAAGGAAGTAGCCCAATCACCTTAACCCAATTAATTAGTAACTCTGAAACAACAACAACTACAACAGCATCAGAGATAGCAGCGAGAAACGAAGCAGCTGATATTGTAAGAGCACAAGAAGCAGCTGCCGCAGCAGCTTCAGCAGCAGAGGATAAGCGTACTTCTCAACTATTGAGTGCAATCTTGAGCGCAAGAACAAGTATGTTAGCTTCCGGAGCAGGAGGTGAAATTGGAACTGATGGCGAAGAGACCAGTGGATACGGTTCTAATTATATGTTGAAAAGTCAAGTAGTCCCTCCAGTATGTCCCGCTTGTCCAGCTTGTCCAAAGGCACCTAGCAAAGTTCAATGTACGAATTGTGGCGGACAAGGTGGTTCTGGAACACTAGGAAGCTCTGGACGTTCAATGGTTCAATCTGACGGGCAAACCAGAAGAGGAGACGAGAATATTATTAATAACGCAGTAAATACAACAGGTGATTTGGCAACTACCACTATTAAAACAGCTGATAATTTGCTACGTGATACTGCTTCTGGAACTGTAGATATTGCCAGTGGAATTGGAAGTGGAATTATGAATCTATTAACTCCAGAACAACAGGCACAACAACAGGCACAACAAATGAACGGACAGCAAATGAATGTGCAACAAAATCAATTAACAAACGTTCAAAGACAACAATACCCACAAGGAACACGAACACAATATAATGAACAGCAAACAAGGAAACCAGTTTCTACTGATTTTTCACGAAATGGTTTATTACCAGAGAAACAACAAACATCATTTATGCCATTGACAGCTGATTTCAGTGCATTTGGTAGATAATTTGCGTTCAGAACAACATAAATAAAACTATTCTAATAATAAGTAATACTTCATATTTTGTCGCAATCTTACATGGAAAACTATTCACAATATTTTGAACGAATAGAAATAGCGAGTAAAATAAAAAACTTATTATTAGATTTTGATGAAAAACAAAACAATATGGATTATAAGAAAGGAGTGTATATATACGGTGGACCAGGGTCTGGTAAGACAACATTCATAACACAATTATTAAAAGAATTAGATTACGATATTATACATTATGATGCAGGATATGTTCGTAATAAATCGTTAATAGATACTATTACCTGTGACCGAATTGCCTCACAGAATGTATTACAAATGATGGAAAAGAAAAGAAAACGAATCGTAATTGTAATGGATGAGATTGATGGAATGAATAACGGTGATAAAGGAGGTATTATGGCGTTGATTAAGTTAATACGACAAAAAAAGACAAAACGACAGAAACTTGAAAATAAAACAATGAATCCTATTATTTGTATTGGTGGATATAATACTGATAAGAAGATACGAGAGTTAATGAACGTGTGTAATGTATTTGAATTACCAACTCCCACACCAAATCAATTGCGCAACTTACTTGAGAATAGGTTACCAAATTATAATGTATTTGAACCAAACGTTATAGAAAATGCGATAAAATATATAGATGGTGACCTGCGTAAATTAGATTTTGTAATGGATTATGCGATAAAGAAACCAGAAAAAATGAACAAGTTAGAACGATTATTTGAAAAGAAATCATATAACGAAGATGCAAAGAAGATAACACATCATTTATTGAATAATTCGTGTCACATTGATACACATTCTCTAATCATGAATGAAACAGAACGCACAATCGTTTCGTTATTGTGGCATGAAAATGTAATAGACATGCTTGAGAATAAGAAAAAAGAAAAAGCGTTACCGTTGTATTTGGAGTTGTTAGATAATATTTGTTACGCTGATTATGTAGACCGTATTACATTTCAAAGCCAGATATGGCAATTTAATGAAATGAGCTCGTTAATGAAAACGTTTCATAATAATCAAATATATCACGAAGTCTTCCCAGAAAATAGAGACAAATATCAGCCAAATGAAGTGCGATTTACAAAGGTTCTAACAAAGTATTCAACGGAATACAATAATATGCTGTTTTTATACAATTTATGTGAAACGTTATCATTGGATAAAAAAGATTTGTTGTGTATGTTTGAAGAGTTACGCATGTTTAAGAATACACCAAATATATACAAGAATGATAGCCTGTTACAAATAGAGAAATGGTTTGAAGATTATGAAATAAGTAAATTGGAAATAAGACGAATCTATCGGTATTTGGATAAAAATGAAAAGAAAGAATCTGCGGATGATTATTTACTGGAGAATGATATGGATGATAAAAATAATGACTGTGTATAAATGATATTATAGACAACTTATAATATTGTATAATAGGATACAGGAAAACTGAATGAAAGACTTTATCCAACATATTTTTTACATTAATTTGGACAAACGTGAGGACCGTAAAGAAGAATTTACGCGAGAAATGGAAAAGATGGATTGGAAGGCAGAGCGTTTTCCAGGATTTTATTATGAACCACCGAAAGGGATAGTAGGCTGTACAAAATCGCATTTAGAAGTGTTAAAATTGGCAAAACAACGTGGGTATTCTAACGTATTGATATGTGAAGACGATTTAGAGTGGTTAGAAAGTAAAGAAGTAATCAAAAACGAATTAGATAAGCTGTTTAGAAATGATGTAGATTTTGATGTTTGCTTTTTAGCATACAATAATCAAAAAACAGACGAAGAGTTTTCACCAAAATATGATTTTTTATTAAAGACTTTATATTGTACTACAGCAAGTTGTTATTTAGTAAATTATCATTATTACGATAAGTTGATTGAATTATATGAAATGGCATTACCTATTTTAGATAGAACAATGCAACATTGGATATACGCAAACGACCAGATATGGAAAACTTTACAGGAAAAGGACACGTGGTTTTGTTTTTCAAAGCGATTAGCAAAGCAGCGTGATGGGTTTAGTGATAATGCGAATAAAGTAGTATCGTATGATTGCTAATAGGGGACTATAATAATGAAGTAATTATTATAGTATTTTTAATGTTATTTATACAGCCAAAGGCATAGTTTTACTCATAGGAGCAGTATTTGTTCCTTGAACAGGCATAGTGGAAGATACATTTGGGACAGGTGGAGGAGTTTGTTGGCTAACTGCTTGTGAAACGTCTTTTTGTATTTCTTCTTTTATCAATTCAATGTTAGCGTTAGGAGGTTGAGTGGTTTGTAATGAAGAAGCCTTTTCTTTTAATTCAGTATTTTCTTTACGAAGGTCTTTAATTGTAGTCATTAATTCACCTACCTTTTCTTGTAATAGCTTGGTGAAACGCTCCATTTGCTCCTTATTCTGGACAAATTCTTTAAGTTGGGTTTGTTGTGTTTTTATAATATCAACAACTTGAACGTTAGTAAGTTGTACGTCTTTTCCATCTCTTTGTAATATAATAGGTCCATTTTCCATTTGTTTTTTCTTTAATTCTTCAACTTGTTTTGCACGAGTAGCCTCAATTTCTTTGATTTGTTTCAATACATCTGGCTTCATTTCTGGTTTCCCAAAATCATATTTGTTTAATAATTCGTCAATATCTTCCATAAAGAACTGTTTAATAGGTCTTTCACGTTTTTGACGAATGAAATTATTAACAACCTTTCCAGACTCTTTGAAGAAGCGAGGGTCTTGATTTTGTTCGAACATTTTACGCTTATCAAAGGTATTGTGTTCGTGGGAGAATACCAGAATTGTCTTCATAGGGTCTAATTGAACGAATGGGATAGTATAATCTTTCAAGAAAGCCCTTTCTTCTGCAATAGCAGCGTGGTCCTCATATTTAGTTTGTTCCAATAATTCTTTTTTGAAAGCAAATGTTCCTGCGGTAGCGTGGTTGGGTCCATAAGGTCCACATTGTATCATTTTATCCATACCTTTGAAATAGACATAAATTTCACTAGCACCAGCACATAATGCTTTAGGTGTTTTGGTTAGCATATCAACTGCGTGTTCAACACGTTCTGGTGGATAATAATCATCATCATCCATATATACAATAATATCTCCACGGGCGTGACTATGCATAAGGTTTCGCTTCTTTCCTAATGGCATTTTTTCGTCATACTCAAAGTAACGTAGTGTGCGAATATCAGAACCTTGAAATAAATCTTTCACTTTATCATTTCCATCATCAATAATAATCCATTCCATACGAACCTGGGGATAAGTTTGGTTTTTATAACAGTTAATAATGTTATTGATAAACGGACGTCTGTTAAAGGTAGGAGTACATACACTAACTAATGGTAAATGCTGGTAATTTTTTTTCTTTCCCATATAAACAATTATACATAACAATTATTTATATTCTTTATACTTCTTTTGTTTGAGAGGGAATAACCTCATTTATTTTATCCTGCATATGTTGTTTGAAATTTTGGTCATATGTAATTACAATATCAGCTTTTTGTTTATCATAGTCACGTAGGAAAATATTAAAACCATTTTCATCATATAATAGTTTTGTCATAGCAAATACAACAGCAATAGAAACGCCGGCAATAATCATCATAGTGTCTTTAATACGATTCGTTTTAATAGATACTGAATATTCAATCATAGAAGTGATGAATAATAAAACAAATGCGATGATGTGACTGTATTTATAGAGAGCAAATGAAAACGTTTGTAAATAATATGATATGGTTGCTATAAAGGATGGTTTAGGACACGTTGTTTCAAAATCATTATAAGGCTGTTTTACCATATTGTATTCGTGTTCAATATAAGAAACAATCTTTTTATACAATGCGAAGGGTCCTTGAGGGTCCATTTTCAAAATAGGAGCAATTGAATAATAAAGAATAAAGCATGATAGTACTAAACAGAAAATAATGGGTGCTACTAAGAAAACGTATAATAGTAAAGCTAATTGAACTAAAAAGACAAGAATGGGTCCTCCAATAACATGAATATTACTTAAATTGGTCCAGAATTTCATAGCATCTTCGTCGCTTGCCGATGTAATACACGATAAAAAGTAAGCAATAAACAAAATGGTTTGAACGATTGACAAATATGGGTCAGATGGGTCCATTTGGAGACTTTTGGAGACGACTGTTGCCAGGAAACGCGGAATATAATAAACCCCAACAATACATACGATTAACAACAATAAGAACCACATGGTTAGAGGCAAATAAGATTCAACGTAAGAAGGCAATTTTGTGGAAACATACATGAGTGTATCCGACCCGGCAAAAGGATAACGTAGAAACCAATATAGTAGTCCATAAAACCCCTTCAATGTTCCGTCGCTATCTTTCACTTTTCTTGCAAATGAAGGTTCTCCATTATAAAAATCAGGTATCAATGTTTTATTTAATTCCATAATTTTTTGTTTTTCTTCTGCATTTGTATCTTCGTGAATAGGTGTAGGTAATCCAGCAGAATCCCTAAAAAGCATAATTAAGAACCAGTTTAATACAACAAATAGTCCAATAACCACAGCAAAGAACCAATAAACATATTTCTTAATAATATGCGTATCTTTAACTTGTTGTTTATCTTCTTGGTCGGTGCTAGCCATTAAAGAAGCGAACATGTAAAAAACCTTATCAATAGTATCAGCAATAGCGTCAAATCCAGATGATAATGCCGCACCAATCATAGAACACCCATTATCATCACCACCCTCGTATATATCATCAGATTTACTAGTATACATATCATCACTTAAGTTGGCATTAGGAGAACTTTCAATACCTTCACGTAAGGTCTCTGGGTCTGTAGTGTCTTGCAAAAACTCGTTACTCGTTTCATTGTCATTATCACTATCACTATCACTATCAACGTCCTCAACAATAACTTCATTTGAAGATGAGTCTAACACGTCTACCAATGGTTCAATATTTTGAATGTTTATTGTTTTCTTTTTAGGGTTCTTGACTAGTTTGATTTTATTTTTCATGCTTTCAACTTGAAAGTCAATATCATTTTTATTTGCTTTTCTAAATCCCTTCAGTTTCCATTTTTTTGTATCATTTTTATCATAAGGGTTCATAATATAAGTGAGTATCTTATATTATAATGATAATAAAATAGGGTTCAATTTGCGTATTTACTTTGCATACATCATACCAGCTACTCCTCCTACAAATGAAATCACATTATATCGTTCTTCCAATAGTGTCATATTGTAATTGTAATCATACAATCTCCAGTTTGCCTTACGAACACCAACAGGATTACCATCTACATCACAAATTAAGTCAAAACTAGAATTAAGCTCATCTATTGGGGGAACATACGTACTTAGTTCTAATTCAATTGTTTTGAACCGACTTAAGTTGATAGCACCAGAAGGTTGATATTCGGATAAATGCGAATTTAAACAGAAGTTATAACAATATAACCCATCTTTAGCATTACCTTTTGTGCGGTTGTATTTTTCAATGTAGTCATATACACCACGAGTCAATAGGTTTTCACGATAGTCTCCATCTAAAACAATTCCAAATGTTTCTAAAATGTGTTTTCGGTTTTGAACGTTAAAATTCCCTGTAAATGAAAAACCACTGAAAACAAGATTACTTGGATGAACGTTCGGGAAATTACCCTCTACGTCGTCATTACTATATACTTCTGTATTTTGTGGTAATGTTCGGTATGGCCAGTTGGTATAGTTATTCCATTCATTACGTAAATTAACGTCATTGCGTTGAAAGTAAAACATCCAACTAGAAACCATACCACTGGACTCAACTTTAATTTTCTTTGCTCCGGTTATGTTCTCAAAGTTATATTCATGTACGTCTTTTACTAGATAGACATGGTCTTCCCGAGCAAACTTGGTAGCCTCTTCTTTGGATAAAAAGCAATAAGTAGATAATAAATGGACGTCTGCATTCCATGTGGTGGTTTGATTGGTATAATTAGAACTTGTTAAATCAAAAGATGGGGGTGTTTGTAAATACCGGTACATTTGAAAGCGGTTTTCATTGAAATCGGGCTTTACATATGGAAAATTATTTCTGTAATCAAATATATCGCGGACTTGAAACAAATCACGTATGGGTCGTAATGTAACATTAATGCGTATTTCATTATATTGTAGAGCAATAAGTGGGATAGCGCACCCAGGACTCATTGTAAACCACGCACCTAATGGAATATAAATGTTGCGTCCACGAATAGATGGTTCTGAACCATCTGTGTTAGTTGTATACAACGCATTTGGGTATGTATTGATACGGTTATTAGAGTTAGCGGGGTCTTTTAATTCACCGACATTTCCCGTCATTTCATTGAATAGGTTCTTTTTTTCTTCACTAAAGTCACGTTCAACTACAGACGCAATGTAATTCCCACTGTATTTTTGTAAGCTCATATTACCCGATGTAATCTCAACTTCTTGTACCATCATAGCACCGATATTATCAATCCATCGGAATTCATAAGGAGCCCATTCACCGGCTGTTCCGTCTTTATTATCAAATACAGGTTGGTGAATAGGACTATAAATATCGGGTAATGTAACTACAATATAGGTATCCATTAATAATTCAGCATAACGTGGCATTTTGAAACTAAATGTAGAAGATTCATTTAATCGTAATTCACGTTGTCCGTCATAATCAATACGAAATTTTTGTAATCCAAAATTAGTATATTTGCTATAGGTGACATTAAAAAAGGTTTTGGTAGGGTTTCCTGTTAAAATTATGTTATTATTACCAACTGATACAATATTTAGTAATCCGCCAGCCATTTATTATTAAGTTATATAATAACATTATATTTGTTAATTAATAAAATATAATTTTCTAACAATATTGTAAATGAAATATTATCAGTGGATTTTTCTTATTTTGGCTATTATATTAATGTTGTATGTCCATTTTCAAATTGAAACAAAGCGTAGAGTATCGTTATATGGAGGGTGGGATACGAAAGAAGGATTCGCAATTCCGGGGTTTGGCAATACACAAGAAGGAGAAGTAAAGAAAATGAAAAGTAATGAACCGGTAAAGATGGCAAATTTATCAAAAGATTTTACAAATGAGCCATTAAAAGAATACATTATCAAAGGAGCGTATAATTGTGCGGTAAGTGGTAATTATGTAAATAGTGATGCAATTCGTTATGTATTGGAACGAGGTTGTCGTTTTTTGGATTTTGAAGTGTTATACATTGATAGCAAACCAATGGTATCTTACACGCTTGATAAAGAATATGAAATGATTGAAACAGATAATTCATTATTGCTAGATGATGCTTTGTCCGCTGCGATTTCTACAGGGTTTTCACAAAACTCCCCTAATCCAAATGACCCATTATTTATTCATTTACGTGTCAAATCAAAAGATAAAAGTATCTATAAAGATATTGGAAAATCAGTAGATTTTGTGTTGAAAGATTACTTATACAAAGAACAAGTGACGGGCGAGACCAAAATGAATGATGTTATGCGAAAAGTAGTATTGCTATTAGACACTCGCATTGATACAAATTATAAAGAATTTTCTAGATGTGAAGTATCTGACCATACGTGCTATGATGTATCTGACTATGTGAACATTACTAGTGGTACAAGCACACTTTCTATAAAGCAGTATAGTGAAGTGCTGAATGAACAATCAATAGACTTATCACAAGGCGATAATTGCGATTATTGTACTAATGTAAACAAATATAGAATGGCTGTCCCAGATACAGTACAAGGGACAAGTAACCCAGAATTGAAAGAATTATTTATTGACCACGGTATTCAGATAGTTCCATTACAGTTTTATCAGACAGATAAATATTTAGAGCAATATGAAGAATTCTTTAACGAACATAAAAGTGCGTTCGTCCCCTTGTCTCATGCGATTAGTTATTATACAAAAACAGTTATGTAAATTATATATCTATTATATAAGTAGATATATATGCCAAAAATTAAATCAGTAACAAAAAAAAAGAGTGAAGATTCAAAAAAACGACCAGATGTATGCGACCGTTCAATGAATTTTCAAGAATGTGAATTAGCTGTTTTACGTCAAGCGGTAGATGAAAATGAAGAAACCCGTTCGCGTCGTGTTGTATCCAGTGACGAAATTAAACAGATATTAGAAATAGTGGAAACCTTTATCATCAATAAAAAATTGGTTTGCTACGGTGGAACAGCTATTAATAATATTTTACCTAGCTATGCTCAATTTTATGACCGTGACTTGGAGTTACCGGATTATGATTTCTTTTCAGCTAATGCACTAGAAGACGCAAAAGAATTAGCTGATATTTACTACAAAGCAGGATATGAAGACGTAGAGGCAAAATCAGGAGTTCACGAAGGAACCTTTAAGGTTTTTGTAAATTACATCCCAATTGCAGATATCACTGAAATTATTAGCCCATTATTTTCAAAATTACAAGGAGAAGCTATAATGAGAGCGGGTATACTGTATGCCCCACCCAATTATTTGCGTATGGCTATGTTCTTGGAATTATCAAGACCCGAGGGTGATGTTAGTCGTTGGGAAAAGGTATTAAAACGCCTAACACTATTGAATAAATTTTACCCATTAAAAAGTTCTCTATGTGGTCAAATAGACTTTCAAAGAAATATGGCGTCACCAAATAAGGATAAATCAGACATTCTATTTGAAATAATACGCAATAACCTTGTAGACCAAGGAGTAGTATTTTTTGGAGCATATGCTAATAGTATTTACTCACAATACATGCCAAAAAATGTTCAACGAAGATTGAAAAAAGTGCCTGATTTTGAAGTGTTATCTTTGGAAATTGATAGAACTGCTTTAATTTTAAGCGAAGAATTGAAGCGTTCTGGGTTTCAAGATGTTGTTACTAATGAGATTGAAGCTATTGGTGAATTAGTTCCACGCAAAATAGAAGTAATGGTAGGTAAAGAGGTGTTAGCCTATATTTACGAACCGATTGCCTGTCATTCCTATAACACAATCACACTTGGTAAATCAAAAGTAAACATTGCTACAATTGACACGATATTGACCTTTTACTTGAGTTTTTTGTATGTGAATTCTGATGGAGAATATGATTCCGACCGTTTGTTGTGTATGGCACAGTTTTTATTTGATGTACAGGAAAAGAATAGATTAAGTCAAAAAGGGCTGTTAAAACGTTTCAATATGCAGTGTATTGGAAAACAACCTACATTAGAAGAAATGCGTGCTGAAAAAGCTGAAAAGTTCAAAGAATTGAAATCAAAACGTAACAGCAGAGAGTTTGAAAGGTGGTTTTTACGGTATGTTCCTCTACAATTAGATGAATCCCGAGAAGATAGTTCTAAAAGTAAAGAAGTTACACCATCTAAAAAAACTGTTAAGAAAAAACCAAAAACAAAAAAGGCAAACAAGTCTGTTAAGGCAGGTAAAAAAGGCAATGGTGTAATGAGTCGTATTCAAAAATTATTGAAATAATTTGTAAATAGGTGTTATAAAGAATATCTATTTACAGTGTCGCTAGGAAGTGTATAGATTGAATACATGTATAATACAAAATGCTAAACATTATGCTCTTTAATAATAATCCATAGAAGTTAAAATTTCCATCCTCGTTATAGATAGATAGAAAAGATAAATTTTTGAATATATACTGATTAATGATAGGCATTTGGAAAATAAAATAAATAACACCTATTAACAATGGAACTTGGGCTTCTCCTAGTAATGTATCCCAGAATCGGACTTGGTCTTTTTCTTTTTCATGATTATCAAATTCCTTTTTACTGAATTCATAATGTTCGTTTACATAATCGTCAAAATGAACTTTTTTCTGAATGTAATTAGGGTTTGCTTGTTCGTCTTGTATAATTTGTGATGGATTCATTGGAATATCGCGAGAAGGGAGTTGTTGATGGGACAACGCTTGTAGTTCTAACATTTGCTCTTCACTCATATATTGTGTTTGTGGAGGCTGTGGTCGTATCTGTACATTTTGTTGTAATTGGGTTTGCATTCCTTCTTGTGGGTTTATTGGTGGAGCCATTACATCTGGGTTATTTGAGTTACCGTATGGATTAGGATGTACGTTCATTGGCATGTAATTATTTGGTTGTTCTGCCATAGCTTTATTATTGTTTGTATCATTTGATAATGGAAGGTCAGCAATACGTGTTGTAGTTGTTTCCATAAAAACTATATTATACACTAAACTTTTTATGGGGTCCTTTAAAACGCAATCGGGGTAAATTGTTCAAAAGAAGATTCAGCGGAAAAGGGAACCGCTTTCTTTTCGTCGTTACAATCTACACGGTGAGATTTGTAAGTATAACACTTATCTCCTTGCTTAAATACTTTTTCTTCTACATCTTCCAAAATGGGTCCTTCAAAGTTAATACATTTATCACCTTGGCATGCTTCTCTAAATAAACTAGCGAGTCCTAAACCAAGCAAGATTGATATTAATATTTTTCCAGTATCACTATTTAATGCTTTTTTGAAGTTCATATAGAATATGGTGTGATAAAAAAAATTCATAATTATTCAACGACGTTATAACGTGTTAATATTGTGCTGGTATTTCTTTTATTTCACCGGAAGCATCCGCACAATTGATTTCGGTTTGTTCATATTCATAACACCCATCCGCTTTGTCTTTGTATTGCATTTTCTTTACATTATCGGGGCTTGGGTAAATGAATATTTTTCGGGTTTCTGGTTCTAAAATATACACTGCAAAAATTCCAATAGCTAAACTTACCAAGAACACAGGTATGTTGATGTATTTTCCTAACATTATATACATTAGTTTCATATAATGTTTATGCTAATTCGTCCATTCGTCCTTCCAGGGCTTCAATTCTGTCAACAGCAGCACGATTGTTCTGAAGGGATAACCCGACCCTACGTGTGTTTTCATTAATACGGTCGTTATGACTATCAATATCGGTTGTGTTTTTTCTAATGCGTTCATCTAACATTACTTCAGTTTTGTTCATTTCAACACCGCCTTTCATAGTTTTCTTGCGTCTCTTGGTAACATTTTTACGGCAAAACTGACGTTTGGTACCTGAAGCAAATTTACATCCACGGACACGTTTACATTTGGTTTCACTCTTTTTTCTACATAACGATTTGGTGGTGTTTTTCTTTTTACAGTAGCTTTTCTTTTTACCATTGGCATACGTACATTTCCTAGAGGCTTTACAAGCTTCTTTGGTTTTCTTTCTACAATCCATTATATAATAATACAGTATTTTAATACAATATTATTTCGTAACTTTTAATTTTGTTAAACTATTTTTTTTATGCGTTCGCATGATTTTCAATATTCCCAAGTCTAGTTGAAATGTCCTCAATATCTGTGGTATTATTTTCAATAGCATCTTCAGTTAGAGTCCTTAAAGATGTCAAGTCATCACTTATATTGTCTATTTTCTCAAAAACCTCATGAAACATGTTATCGTGTGCTTCTCCGAGGTCATCAATAGCTTTAAGGTGTTTTTTTATTTCATCTACTTTGTCTTGTATAGGATAAACTGGAGCTCCACCCTTCATGATTTTCTTGCGTCTCTTGGTGACATTTTTTCGGCAAAATTTACGCTTGGTTCCAGACGCAAATTTACACCCACGGACACGTTTACATTTGGTTTCATTTTTTTTTCTACATAATGATTTAATGGTGTTCTTTTTTTTACAGTAATTTCTTTTTTTACCGGTAGCATAAGTGCATTTTGTAGATGCTTTACACGCTTCTTTGGTTTTCTTTCTACAATCCATTATACAGTATAAGAACATTATTTCGCAGCTTTCTTCTTTTTGTTCTTATTTTTGGATTTCTTGGGTTTTTTTGCTAAATCTGTTTTTGCTCTTGTGCCGCCGTTCTCTTCTTCTGCGAGGATGTCTTTTAATAGGTCTGGGTGGATGAACGAACGTTCTTGGACGTCCCCAGAAGTGGATTTGAATACTAATTCATTCAACTTGGAAGTTTCTTCAACAGAATACTTTGACGCTAATTCCTTTTGAATACGGATACGCTCTTGTAATTCTTTTTCTTGTTGGATTTTTTGAAGTTCAGATTGTTTCTTCTTTAGTTCATTGCGTTTTAATACACTTTCACGTTGTGACATTTGCTTTGTCAAACGGTCAATCGCATTCATATCTAACTTCATATTTTTACCTAATCCACCGGCAACCTGCTTTAACATATCGTTCAACCCTTGTTCGCCTCCCATTTCCCTCATTTGGCTCAACATGGTTTGTGCTTCACGCATCATCTCATCCTTTGAAATCTCACCACTAGCCATTTTTGATTCTAATTTGGAACTAACTTTCTTCATTAAATCCATAATCTTGGCGGGGTTTTTCATTAGTTTCTGGATAATCTTTGTAGGATTGCCACTAGCATTTTCTTGGTCTTCTTCGTCAAAGACGTCTGTGAAATCGTTAGCCAACTCATCCGCCATTTCCTTTGCTAGTGCTCCAATTTTACCATTAAACAATCTGGATAAGTGGTCTTGAATAGAACCTAAATTAGGCATAGCACCGGAAAAACCAGGAATAGACCCACCTTCAGATTTCTCGTTAGAACCATTATCTTCACCTTGTGTAGATTCTTCTGATGCTTCTTTCGCATCCATATTTTCAAAGAAACTACTGATTCCTTGCATTGTTTCAGACAGTTTATTTTGTAGTTCAGATTCGTCAATACCTTCAAACATGTTACCAATATCCCCAAAAGAAGATTTGTCTTCTACGTTCTCAATAACGCTTAAAAGCAGTAATTGTAAATATTTCCATAAAGTTTGTTTGGTTTTTTCTGAAACGTCTTCACACGTAAAAAATATTTGAAAATCAATGTGTGGTAAAAAATGCGTATTCGTGTTATCAGAAAAAATGTCTTCGTTTTGGTACAAAATATCAAAGAATCGTTCTGGGAAAAATTTAACACAATAGTCAAAGACAGAGGGTAAGAATTTTTCTTCAAAGCTATCTTGTTTGTAAAAAGCAAGCAATGTATTAAACTCTGGAAAAGTGTTGTCTAAGTCGTTAATTAAGTCTCTTATAATTGGATAAAAGTTTTCAGGGATAGATTTACTCATTTATATATATACCCTATGGTATTTGTTTATCCTTTTTGATACATAATTATTTTATTTGTATACGTCTTATTTTACGTCTAGATTCAAAATAGTTATATTGATCAACGATTTCACGTTTGGATGGTCTAATAGGGAATGCCAAATATGAAACTGTAGTTCGCCTTAACACAGGACGACATAAACAACTGAACGGAGATTTCCGACACGCAGAACAGGATTTAAATAAATTGTCCATCAATAAATTATAATTTTTACTATACAATATGTAAATCAATTTTTTCCTAAACCATAAAAATTCTAGGATATGTTTCAAATCATAACTAATGTGTTCCAAAATATAATATTGTATGTGTATATAGAGCATGGATGAAACGCATATTGTAAACATAAATAAACTAAAACATAATTTTCAGTCTCTTTTGAAACTACAAAAGAATATAACTGACGTGAGAACAACAGCACACAAAAAATTACAAGAGTGTAAGCAAGTGTATAATGACCTTTCAAAAAAAAATAATAAGAAGGTATTGTTATTTTGTTTAGATGCGTTCTTTTTTCAATACAAGACTTTTACCCTTGAAATGGAACATTTAGATAAGTTTAGGGCATTACTCAATAATCGTGTTTACTGTGATTATTACAAATTAAATCAATTGATTGTAGAGTTCATTCAAAAAAATAAAGCAGAGTTAGATATTGAGGAAACACAAACAAAAAGTTTTCCAGCATACAAGGAATTAGAACCTTTTCAACAATATAAGCCTGAAGATATACGTGATATTCATGAAAATATTTTATTTTTATTAAATAATCTTTATAACAAGTGCCAGGATAAGTATAAAGAGCGAGACGCATATAACGACAAACATCAAGTAGGCTTCACTATTTCAAATTTGATAAATACTCTAACATATGAAATAAATATTTTACTACAACAAATTCGTTTATATATTGATTATTTGGCATTCTTTCATATTTCCCAAAAGAAACAAATGAAAAGGTTGTCTATGAAGTTTAGTGAATTCTATGATGATATGGAGGCAAACTTACAATGTACGACTACCTATACTATTGATGATATTGAAGAGGTAGATGATACATTATCTTCAACTTACGAGGAGAAAGATTTTAATGGGACTGAAGGGGTACATCAATGGGACTGTGATAATATGCCATTTGATGTTGCATTAGATGTACCGGCAAATACTCCAATTAATACTCCAGTGAATACACCTGTGATTGGTGCTATTCCGAATAAAGAAATTGTTTCAGAAGCATCAAGTAATACCCTGGATGAATGTGATGTTATATCTCAAGACGACTCCAAAGAAAGTATAGATAATACATAATGCCATTTATAAGTATTCAATAAAAAAATCATTATTCAAAATGCGTTCAAAAAAAATTAGAACATATTATATACAATAAATATAATATGTCACCACAAAAAGAAGAAACGATGGAAAATCAAGAAGGTGAGAAACAACGTAGAACTAGCGTGAGTAAAGAGTATTCAGAGGGTGAAGGTAATCAAAAAGGAGATAGTGAATCTGAACAAACACCATTTTTAGAATGGTCAAAGGAAAACGAAGATATTTTGGCTGAATGGTGTGATGTGGCACAATGTTATAAGTGGTTGAACCTGAAGGCACATCAAAAATATTCACGGCTACACGCATGGTTTACAATACCGGCTATTACCTTATCCACTATAACAGGAACGGCTGCGTTCGCACAAACAAGTTTACCTGTGAGTATGCAGTCATACGCACCTATGGTTATTGGAACTATTAACATTATGATAGGTATCTTGACTACAGTCCAACAGTACTTGAAGATATCCGAGTTGAATGAGGCTCATCGTGTAGCAGGTATATCTTGGGATAAATTTGCTCGTAATATTCGTATTGAGTTAGCAAAAAAACTTGATGAACGTATAGACGCAGGGCATATGCTAAAAATATGCCGACAAGAGTTTGACCGTTTAATGGAAACCAGTCCTATGATTCCAGAAAAGATTGTTCTTGAATTCCAAAAAGTATTTGGAGATAAGGAAATTAAGAAACCTGATATTATTGGTGATTCTATTGTAAGTGTAAATGAGATTCGTAGTAATTGGTATGAAGTATTAAATAATGACAATGAGAACGCAAAGGCAATGAATAAAGAGTTACAACAAATGGCTGCCAAAAATAAAGATGAGTTTATTCGTAAACAAAATGATAAAATGCAAGAAATGCAAAAACTATTAGATGAACGACTTGCGAATGAACAAAAAGAGTTACTTGAAAAAGAACACCAAAGTAATAAAGCTCAAGAAGCTTTGCGTATGCGAATAGAATCTAAAAATAGACAAATAGAAAAAATAAATAAATATATTCATGAATTTGAACTCTTATATGAACGTAAACCAGAAGGACACGAAATTCAATTACATGTTCAACAAAATATGAAAAATGAAGTTGAAACAGATACATTAGACGAATTCTTATTTGAATATTCGGTATAACACGTTTTACAATATACTTGAAAATAATTAAGTATATTGTATGACCTTATAATGGTAGCAAGTAAAATAAAGTATCTTTTTGGATTATAATATAGTTATTTTCTTTTTTTTCATGACAAACCATGTTGTAATTATTTAATATATCTGCATCATCTGTTGTTAATTCATCTTCAAGTACATTAACTGCTTTATTTGTGAAAATGACTGCTCGTTTCGCTTTTGTTGAATTAGTTGTATTGTTTATCTGTTTGGATGTAAATAAATATATATCATCAAAAAAGGGTATGCTGGTTGTATTTACAAATGAATCCACACTGAATGGTTTTGTGTTTTCTTCAAAATATTGTGTAGAATATGAATCTTCAGTGTAGTTTGCGAGATAACATACCTTCGGCACTTCAATTAATTTATTATTTGATAGTAGTTTGGTGGACTCTGGTATTTGCGTAAATAAGTCTGTTGTAAAATCTTTTACTGTTCCATTATATACATTCTTTTGGTTTGATAACTCATCAATAGTAGCCCAATGGTTATTATTCTCATATAATTCGTAATGTTCAAAAAAGAAATATACAACATTGGTTGTCTTAATAAACCCTTTATAATTATTTTCTGATGGTTCTTCTGGTAGCCCGGTAATAGATGAATAAGACTTCTGGATTTCACTTGTAAGTGTGATACCATCCTCGCTTACCTCTGTGTTATTATCAGAATCAGATTTAGAACTATCATCGTTATCTGATTCGGTATCTGATTCAGTATCTTTTTCATTTTTATTAGCTACTCCCAAGAATTGCTCCAATATTTGTTCTATAAATGTTTTTTCATTCTCTGGATTAGAAATGTAATTGTTATCAAAAATTTCTTCTTTATTAACATCCATTTCTGGAAACCCATATTTACCCTTTGTTTCTTCTATATGAAAAAGTAAAAAGGGCTTGTAACTATCCTTTTGAATGTGATAAGAAACCAATAGAAAAGGTAAATTTTTCATTTTATTATCAATACCAGACTCTTTATTTAACAGTGACGTTATATCATAAGATATGTTATTTGTTAAGTCAGTCTTTGTATCAATCGCTGGAGGCGGACTAATATCAGTAGCAATTGATGAATTATCTTTCTGGTTTGAATAAATAGGAGTAATAGAATTTAATTGTTTTATTTCTTTTTCTGACAATGACGACATATTATATATATACAATTGGATTTTAAATAGTTCTACACTAAATTAGAAATATATTGTTGATTTAGTAATAGAAAAAACTATCCTTATAATGTAAATGGATATAGACAATCATATTCCTATTGCTAATTATATTTTTGTTACAATTACTGCCGGGGTGCTTGCATATGTAACTGCTATGAGTGAAAATGTGGATGAAACAGATGAAATGCCGCCGGAGTATGCTGATAATCAAGAAGATTCTGATATATCTGATGATATACAACCCGCTGATGATGAAAATCAAAATCAAAATGAAAATGAAAATGAAAGTGATAATAATAATAGTTTTGTATCATCTTTTGGAGCGGCTACAACAGGTTTCTTTGCCGGATTAGGAGCTACAAATAAAGAAGAGAAAGAAGAAGAAAAAGAAGAAAAGGAAGAAAAGGAAGAAAAAGAAGAGTCAACTGCTGATGATATACCATCATTGGATACAAAGCAGTTAGAAGATGGAAGTGAAATACAGCCAACGCAAGACTCGCCTGATATCAGTGAGTTAAAAGAGAGTGAATTAGGACAACCGCCAATAGAACAACAAGGCACGGTAAAATCTGAATCCATAGCAGAATTAGATTCCAATGTTAAAGATAATGATGATTCACTGAATGTTATTAAGAAAGAGCCTATTAATGGAGGAACAAAGAGCACACGGCGACGTACAAAATCAAAGAAATTAAACAAATCAAAGAGAACAACAAATTAAAAATTGAAATGTAATTAACTCTAATTGTAAAAACACAAAACAAATACAAAATAATAATATAGTATATACATTATTATTTATTCGTAACAACAATGTCAAATAGGGTTCATTCAATTGAATATAATGATTTGGAAAACAATCTATGTCAACTTCAATGGAACTCTCTTTATGTATCCATTGGTGGTAAGTGGAACCAAGACCGTGTAAATAGTAGTAAAATACCAACCTCAAATGCGTGTTTACAAATGGTTCCTCGTTTTATAAGTACAATACTAGAAGATTGTAGTAATAAAACCATGGTTATTGTATTTGACGACTTTTCACAAAAAACAAATAAAAATCACAATATTGATATTATTCAAACTATTATTCAGAATAAACCGCATTTACATGTTTATCTTGTAAATAAACTCTTGTCATCACAAGTATTCAATGAATTTTGGGAATTTACCCAACCATTGTTATACAAACGGGGTGTGCCTCAATCAAGATTTAGCATTGTAAATTATGTAAAATATATGAATGTGCCAAATCTACAAGAAAAACAAAATACAAATATATCCTCTTTTATTTACAATGAGGTCAAAGATGACCCAAAATATTGTGATTGCCTTTATGAATGGTTAGGGTATAGTCCTTATTTATACAACTATATATGTAATTACAAAATAATACACACAAAACATTTGTATTACGGATTAGATGGGTTGAACCGAATATTAGACAATTACCATAAGTGTGGTTACATAAGTGAATATATACAAATTAACAATTTGAATGTTATTGGTGTATTAAATCATTTGAAACCATTGGATACAGATTTACCTACTCCCGCTTCATTACACGTTGAAATAGACTCTTCTATGAATAGGGATATAGTAGTCTAATTATTAATCCAATAATTCCATACACCTGTCAAAAAAATCTCCTACATGGGCTTCATTTGCTCCAAATACTACATCGTCTGGTGTATAATGGTCATTACCTTTTACATAGCATAATAGTGTTGGAATATGTGGGACGATTTTTTTTGCTTTCAAAAACGCATACACATCGATACTATCATCTACATCAATAATAACTGGTTGCACATTTTCTGGTAAAGAAGAAAACTTTTCGTGGATAAACCCTTCAATTTGTTTACACGGACCGCACCATTCCGCACCGAATTTAATGATTATTAAACCAGGATTTTCTTTTAGGGCTTCTAAAAAGCGTTGTCTGTTTTCAAAAGAACGAATGATTTCTCGTGGCATTGTATTAGTATATAAATATCTTTCTATACTATTGTCGTGTATTTATTATTGATTGGTAAAAAATACATATACAAAATATATTGTATGTGTATACAATGGAAAGTCATAATTTAAATATTCATATGTACTCACTACGAGAAGTGCTGGATTTATTTCATTTATCAACCACTATAACAGAAGAAGATTTAAAACGGGCAAAGAAACAAGTATTAATGACACATCCTGATAAATCTAAATTATCTGCGGAGTATTTTTTCTTTTTTAAAAAGGCATTTGAGATAGTTGTACGTTTGTATGAACAACAACAAAAAGAGTATCAAGAGGTAAAACACAAAGATTATGAGGCAGATAGTCTATATCAAACGGATAAATCAATTAATAAACAAGTTTCTAAAAATCTACAAGATATGAGTAAATCACAGTTTGGAAAACAATTCAATAGTTTGTTTGAAGAGAATATGTCTAAAAAGATAGATGAAAGTAGAAATGATTGGTTCAAAAGTGACGAACCTACCTATGAAGTACAAAAGAATGTAAATCAAAATTCAATGGGAGAAGCATTACAGAATGTGCGAACCAATCAAAACGCTATTGTCCGTTATAATGGAATACAAGTATTAAATTCCAAAACAGGTGCTGATTCCTTGTATGAAGATGAAAATGATGAAGTGTATGCAGAGTGTGACCCGTTTAGTAAATTAAAATTTGATGACCTACGAAAAGTTCATAAGGACCAAACTATTTTTTCAGTCAGTGAAAAGGACTATGAAAATGTGCCCAAATATAATTCAATGGACCATTATGTAAGAGCACGTGATAGTCAGCCAATGGACCCGTTAGAAAAACAAGAAGCAGAACAGTTATTGGCAAACCAGAATAATCAATATAGAGAACGAATATTACAAAAGGAATACGAATCCCTTTTGGAAACAAAGAAGTATGAAGAGAAAAATAAAAGTGTTTTGTCCAAGTTTTTACGCATTATGAATTAAAATATTATTTATTATTGTGAAGCATTGGTATTTTTTGAATTTGTTGTTGCTGCTGCTGTTGTTGCTGTAATTGTTGAGCAACAACCCATTTTTTATCTAAATCTAGCATTAGCCAGTCATATTTTGTTTGTTTTTTTTCTATATCGCTATAATCTTCACGTTGTATTACGGTTGGTGGAGTAATCATATACCAAAAATATCCACTTTGTAGTCTCTTCCAATATATATCAAGTGCGTATTGTTTACCATTCCCTGTTTTCATTAGCATTTCAGCACTTTCTTGAAAGTTGTGTAAGAAAATATCATACATCCGCTTTCTTACTACATATCCTGTTGTAGTCTGGCAATTGAATGTACGAATACAGAAATCTGACACTTTTGTATATGGTGGAAGGTTGTTTCCTCCAATAATAAGAACATCCCAGTCAATATCAGTACTTTTTTCAAACTTTGATACTGAATCGTTAAATATTTCTGGCTTTGTAAATGTAATGTCGTCTTCACAAATGAAGACGTGTGAATAATCACGGGCTTTTGCCATCCGGATACATTTGATATGGCTCATAGTACATCCTAGTGCACCATTTTCATTCTTAATCGCATCTACCCGTTCACCAGTTATATTCATTTTTTTTAATTCATTTTCTACATGTTCTAGTCGGTCTGTGCGGTGTGCTAAATTAATAAAGAGTGTGTGCTCAAATAACTTCATTATAATTAACAATGATGAAGTTATTATATTGTTTTATCTATTTATTACTACGTTTTTTAATATTCTTTTTATTCCTTGTTCTTCTTTTTCTTTTACCACCACTTTTTCCGCCTTTTCTACTTCTTTTTTTTGGTGCGGGTGGCAATTCTCCTATTTTTCCTCTATGTCCCATAGAGGGGGTGTGGAGAATTGTTCCTTCGTAATATGGTGCGGCTCTATCAATAATATCACCAATATCTTCGAAAGGAGGCAAAGGTTGAGCTCTGTCAAACATAGTTACATATCTTCCTGTGATATTATTGCCATACATATCATAAATAGGTTCACTCCAATTGTTCTGTTCTAGTAGTTCCTCATCTTCGTTAGTAAACGGAACGATTATGTATGGATTAATTACTTTCATACCATTTTGGTCAAGGACAATTCTATCAGCAGGGACTCTTTTGTATTTTATAGCCTCTTGTTGTATTTTATACAATTCTTGTAAGTGTGCTAATTCATCTTCTGAATATTCACCACGGACCAATTTACCTTCATTGATTGTAGGAACATCTCCATCAATCCTTCTTGGAGAATTAATAGGCGTTGTAGGTGCTTCTTCTTTCATATTTCCATCATTGTTATTCATTATATATTATATTATTACAAAAAATTGTTACATCATGCTAAATATTATGAAAATCTATATCTTGATTCTATTCCGCTAATTCCTCTTTATTTGTATTGATAATAGTGTTTTCTTCTGGAATAATGGATAGAGACGAATAGGATAGCTCTTTATTATCATTTGTTTGTGATTGACTGAATTGTTTCATTTGTGTTTTCAATAATACTACTTCTTGTTGTAATGTTTCAATAATATTTGTCAAGTTGTCTATTTTTTTATCCATTTCTTCTTGTGCTGAATGTTGTTGTGGATTTAATTGTGGTGTTAATTGTGGCTGTAAAGATTCAATTGATTTTTTACGGTCATCCATATGTTGCTTTATTAACGCATCCATATCTGTGATGGGTGTATCCTCACTTGATTCTTGAAACTGGATTGGCTTGGGGACTTCTTTACGTACCATAGAATCATATTCCTCTTTTTTGCGTTCAAATTCAGATTTGTATATTTGTTCACGATTATTCTCCACAATAGGTGGTGTTTGAATGAATTGCCCGTCTTTATTTGTAGGAGATGATTGTCCTTGTGCATTATTTCCATTCATTTGATAAATAGATTGAATCATGAAGCGAATTACCGTTTTGTTAAGGTCGTGTAGTTGCGTATTAGTCAATTGAATATCTTTATTTTGGGTATAAAATCGTTCTATGATTGAACGAAACCATTCTTCCTTTGTTGTACTACGTTGTACTGAAAAGTAGGTGTTAACTAGTGGATTGGTGCAAATTATATCCCACATAAGTTTCTGGTTCTGGGTCGTTACGAATGATGACATAAATATGTATTACACTATTACATATTTATTTCTTTTTACCGTTTTTTACAATTTTACTTTTTGTTTTGTGATTTGTATTTTTCTTTCCTTTTGTTTTACGATGTTGTTTCTTGGAACGTTTTTTGTGTGTTTTCATTCTCTTTGAGACCTGTTTTTTCTTGTGTCTGTTGCCGCCTTCAGGTCCTATTACCTTCATTAGTTCTCCAACTTTGTATTCCTGTCCGTTTTGTATTTTTTCATATGGTTCATCCATATCTGCTTCTGTAGGCATATATAAGGAGTATTCGTGGATTGTTTGGCGTATTTTTGGAAAAGATTCCTGTATTTCTTTTTCCAATAGCTTTCTTGTTTCTTCTGAATTTGGCTTATCTTCATCACTTGCTTTCTGAAAGTTGGAATGGTCGGAAACAAGAGATGCACTTGTGAATAATCCGTGTAACATTTCCTCTACACCGTCCATTGGACGAGTCCCACTATTACCATTCATGCTTAAGATAACATCTGCGACACCAACGGAACCTTCATCTTTCGGGGCAAAGGTTTTGGGAACAATTGTTAATGTAATGGTTCCTTTGTTTGTTTTGTAGTCTCTTTCAAGTGTTTCATTTAATTTCTTAAAATCTATAGAATCGTTATCTGACATATTCCTATTATATATCTATATTTTTATTGAAATACACATTGCGTAAATAAATCATGTCTTTATCTGGAACCCGTGTTTTTGTAAAGTAATTAATTCGGGAATCATATACACTTTCCTTATCTTTCAACTTACGACGACAATGTTCCGTAGGTATTAGCATAGTAATTAAGAAATGTAATACGTACATACCACATTCAGTACTAGTATTTTGATGGGTTTTCTTATTAATGATTACGTTGAAAGAAGGTTCCTGTTGTTTTACTCTATTAATGAATTTCTGAATTTCCGGTTTAACTGTTTTACTATAATCTGCCTGACTATCAAAAAACATAAGAAACTTTTCTTTCAAATCTATGAATAAAGCAACCCAATGAGTTCCATTTCCTGTATGAACGTCATAGTTTATGATAATACCTAATTTATCGATACCAGGATTTTCTGATAGGTAATTATGATAGTTAAACTTACATAAAACCTCTTCTACACAACCACCATAATAACTGTGTTGCTTATCAAAATCAATAGTGGTAGGTCCAATTAGCCTAAAATTACTGTATTTCTTTTCGTATTGTTGTAGTACTTTTTCAATATCATGGTTTGTTAGCCATTTATTTGGGTTTTCATTCCAATCAGGAGGTTGAATTGGACGGTATAGTTCTTTTATTAAACGATTACGTAACGTATCATCAGTAATGATTTGTAACCAACAATCTTCACGACGACATTTTGTATGTTGATTCATTCGTAAACGTAAAGCATCCATTATGTCATTTACATCATCAATCTCTGTGTCAATACTATATTTTGGAAATGTCTTATTAAATTCAGTGCGAAGTAAATGTATGTCTTCTTTTCTAAAGCAAGTTTTCCCTTTACGTAGAGAAATAGGAACAATCTTGGGGTTACAGTTTACTTTCATTAATTTTCTTGTTTGGCTTGACTTCTTATTCGTTGCTTTCTTCTTTGGTGTTTTACTCTTTGGCTTTTCTACAATCTCGTTTTTATGTGATGGCATAATAATTTATAATAAGAATCTTACTTATATTATAAATATATAAAATTCATTTTGTTAGTTCTTCTTTGTAATAGATTTCCCCCATACAGACTGGTTTAGAATATCCATTTTAGCGTGGTCTCTTTCAGACAGTTCAGTTGTTTCGTTGTCGATTTCTCCAAACATTACTTGGTCATCGTCGTAATGGGATTCATATTTAGAAGACATTGTATTTTCATTTTCAATATCTTTCATTTTGAAATGACGAATTAAACATTTACTGTATTGTTCAAACATGTTGTTTACATCATTACTGATTGGGTCATTATGGTCATTTAGAAGATGAGTAGTTAAATCCAATATTCGGGACCTATAAATAGATAGGTTTTCACTGTATTCCATATCTTTATAATGTCCTGTAGTGTCTTTCGTTTCCTTGTACTTTTGGTATTGCTGTTTATTCATTAGTAATTCCAAAGTCATTTGGTCTATAAATGGGTTTGGTTCCATTTCATTATCACTGACTTCATTTGAAGAGCAATCCATATCCAATATATCATACATAGAAAAATAATTCTATTAACAAACAAAAATATAATTGTATAGTATACAATGAGTAGTTCAATCGTAGGAGGACCCAGAACAGGACATTTTAATAGAAGTGGCGAACAAGTTGTAAGCCGTAGAATTGTTACGAAATCATGGAACACTATAAACGCTCAAGATAGTATCAATGGTAATAACCGTGTGATTACTCCATTCCGTGCTGTAAACAATAACGGTGATTATTTAGCTCGTAAAAACTATACTTGTGGTGGACCAAACCCAACCAGTGCAAGCAAACCTGGTTTGAAATCTCGTATTGGTCATATTTTGTCTTCGTGTGACAATTCTGGTGTTGCCGGAAGTTCCACAAACGTTAAATTCGTTCCTGATTCATCTGATTATATTAAATATAAGAAACTTACCAGCGCTAACAAAAACTATAATGATACCAGTGCTGGCGGTGATGACCATAACGGTTCTTACACTTATTTAATGAGAGTACGCCGTTAAAAGAAATAGGATGATTTGATTTCTAAACATATGATATATAGAATCATATGTTTTTCACAAGACAAAATATCAATAACGGACGATTAGAATTTACGAATGCTATGCCAATGAAAGATAGCACTTCTACAAATGAATCTTCTTTTAGCAACGCTCGTAAAACGTATTTAGAAATAACCCCTACCCATAAGCTGGATAGGTATGATGGAAACCGTGATGCGTCTAGTGTAATGGAACGCAAAAAAGCCCAAGCTACTGGTAAAGGAACTTATAATACAAATGGAACATCCCAGTCATTCTTGAGCCCTGGTGACAAAAATGTTGTAAATCGTGCTTTACGTAAGACACGTAGTGCGGGAGCAGTTGCTCCTGCAAAGAAAGGCGGTGTTGCTTCTATGTTTTAAGGTCTCAAAGGTCTCAAACTACAAAACAAACCGTGGTAAAAATATAAAATTGTTAACTGTGTATTACATTCAAAGTCTGAATCCGTGAAAAGAAAAAATAATTCGCAAAAAGAGACCTTTTTGTTTAGGGATAATATCCACATGATATATATAGAACATGTACGCTTACTTTGCTGAATTTATTGGTGCTGTATTCTTTATGTATATCATTTTGGCTACTGGAAATCCATTAGCAATTGGTGGTGCATTGGCACTAGCGATTTTGGTAGCATCCCCTATTTCTGGAGGTCATATTAACCCTGCTGTTTCCATTGCAATGACTTCTGCAGGTAAGTTGCCTATGAGTGATTTACTACCTTATTGCGTTTCCCAAATCCTCGGTGCTCTTGTAGCATTGGAAATCTTCAAACGTCAACAAGGCCAAGGAAACAGAGCAGAAGGTTCTCAATAATTAACTATTTAGACTTTAAAATATAAAATACATTCAACCCTGATTGTATTTTATCGCTGCTTTGATAATAATTTATACATAATGAACAACCCTACTACAGAAAGAGACCCAACATATAGATTAGTCATAATATCCATAGATTGTTTATTTTTACATTTCTTTTGTTCGGGTTTATCATTATTTGTTTCGCTCTGAACAGGTGCTTGTGCTTCACCCATAAGCACATAATATTGGTTTTCATCGTTAGCTTCAATAACAACGTTAGATGACTTTTCTTGTGTGCTATGAAAAGTCTTATAATTGTTTTCCTTTGTGTATCCACTAAACATTTTCTATAAAATATAGAAAGAAGTTATTATACAGAATATATACTTGCTTTATGTGTGGTATATTTGGTCTATTAAATTATACTGGGTATGAATTAACAAAGGAACTAGTGGACGAATCCTTTCAAAAAGGTTCTACTCGTGGTCCTGAATTCTCTATTTTGAAAACGGTAATGATAAAAACTTTGTTTGGGTTTCACAGATTAGCGATTAATGGATTAAATAAAGAATCAAATCAACCTCTAATTGTAAATGATGTAGCACTGATTTGTAATGGTGAGATTTATAATTACAATGAACTTGTTCAGCATTTGATAGATGATAGTTTTCAAAGTAGCGACGATGAAGATGAATTTCTAATGACTACCCAGTCTGATTGCGAAGTCATCATTCACCTTTATATTCGTTATGGCATAGAAGCTACATTGAATATGCTTGATGGTGAATTCGCATTTGCCCTTATGGATGGGCGTATTCAAAATGATGAAGCAAAATTATTCATTGCACGTGACCCATATGGTGTGCGTCCTTTATTTGTAATGTATCCTAAAGATGGAATGAAGAAAAGAAGGAATCTATTAGGATTTGCTAGTGAACAGAAAATGTTAGTGGACTTGAAGGAAAACATGAATAGCACGAATCAGCATAGTCAAAGTGATTACATTATAAAACCTTTTATACCTGGTCATTATTCGCATTACACATTACCAATAGTTGCTATTACTGACTGGGAATACAAAAACACTATTACCTATAATACAATGGTTTACTCAAGTGACTTCACACGAATTGTATCATTACAAAAAGATTATTCACAAGTCATTCGTGAACATATGTTAGATGCTGTTCGTAAACGAGTTGATAACGCACAGCGACCAATTGCGTGTTTATTATCTGGCGGACTAGATAGCTCTTTGGTTACGTCACTAGTAAATGAATTACATAAAGAAAAATTTGGGAAACCCGTAGAAACATTCAGTATTGGACTTGAAGGGTCAAATGATTTACATTACACGCGGATAGCAGCTGATTATTTGGAAACAAATCATACACAGATTATTATTAATGAGGAAGATTTTGTAAGTGCCATTCCTCATGTAATATACGATATTGAGAGTTATGATACAACCACAGTTCGTGCAAGTATTGGAAATTGGTTAGTGAGTAAATATATATCTGAAAATAGTAACGCCAAGGTGGTTTTCAATGGAGATGGAGCAGATGAGTTAATGGGTGGATACTTATATATGAGGATGGCAGATAATGGTTTGGAATTCCATAGCGAATGTCGCCGTTTATTGAAGGAAATACACTATTTTGATGTGCTACGTTCAGACCGTTCTATCTCAAGTTACGGATTAGAAGCCAGAACACCATTTTTAGACCGTAGTTTTGTCCAAATGTATCTAAATTTACCTATTATGGTTCGTTTTCAACCGTGGAGAATAGAAAAATATCTAATACGTGATGCTTTTCGTCCAGATAAATATAAAAACGCCTCTGGTAAAGCAGTTTTACCAGAGTCTATATTATCAAGGCGTAAGGAAGCGTTTAGTGACGGGGTTACGTCAGTGGAACGCACTACCAAGGATGTAATAAACGATTTTGTTACGAGAGAATTAGACGCATTGAAACTGTTTTCGGACTGTATTGAAGTTCCACTTAATGAAACAAGTTGGATAGAAATGGCCCTGTCAATAGACCCTGTAATGAGAGAACTTCAAGAACATAATTTACCAAAGACGAAAGAACAATATTATTATCGTCGCATTTTTGAACAACATTATTCCGGACAAGGAAAAACTATACCGCATTTTTGGATGCCGCGGTATGTAGAAGCTACTGATTCCAGCGCACGCACATTGGAATTATATAATGAGTAATCATTTATTTTGTTTGATATATTTATATGCTATCAAACAAAGTTTTTGATTTAGTCAAACGGAAAATTCCCAAGATTTCATCTACAGAGTTGATAGCTTTACGAAGTGGAAACACTTCAATTGATAGGGAAATCTTATCTGGTAGAGTAAAGTTCCCACCCAAGAGTCATTATACACCCAAATTACCTAGTGATATGGTTAGCAAATTACTAGATTCTTACGATAATACAAGTGTTTATCCAAACGATAATGACGACCAGTGGACTAAATATCTTGCAAAAAATAAATTTTTCAGTTTCTTAATTGATGAAAAATATGGAGGAATAAAATTAAGTGTAAATGAAATGTCTGATGTTCTTACAAAGATAGCAAGTGCTGAACCAGCTCTAGGGGTTGTAACAATGGTTCCTAATTCATTGGGACCAGGTGAATTACTTACACATTACGGCACTGAAGAACAAAAAAATAAATATCTTCCGGGATTAGCAGATGGCACATATATACCTTGTTTTGGTTTAACTGGACCAAATAATGGTTCTGATGCTACTGGGAGTATAGATGAAGGCGAAGTAATAGAAAAGGATGGGAAATTACAAATCCGTGTAAAAGTTAATAAACGATACATAACTCTAGCTCCTGTTGCAAACTTAATGGGTATTGCATTCAATTTGAAAGACCCCAATAACTTACTACCTAATAAGAAAAGTGGTATTACATTAGCCCTCTTGGAAAGAAACCACGAAGGTTTAATCCAGAATACATATCATAATCCATTAAACGCTGGATTTCCAAATGGCACCATTAAAGGCGAGTTTTTTATAGAACCAGAACAGGTTATAGGAGGGAGTGATTGTGTTGGTGAAGGGTGGAAGATGTTAATGGATTGTTTATCTGCTGGTAGAGGCATAAGTTTACCTGCTACTGCCAATGCAAGCAGTAAAGTAGCAACATTTGGAATCTTGAATTACATAAAAGTAAGGAAACAGTTCAAAATGCCACTAGGAAATATGGAAGCCATACAAGAGAAGGTAAATAAAATGGTATTAGATACTTGGGTTATTCAATCATCAATTGAGCTAACAAATACTATATTAGATAATGGTAACAGTCCTGCTGTATTAAGTGCTATAATGAAACAGCAAACCACTGAAAGGGGAAGAAATGTATTAAATCACGCTATGGATATACACGCCGGAGGAGCGATTTGTTTGGGATACAGTAACTTTTTGGAGAAATTCTATAGGGCGGCACCAATTGGTATCACTGTGGAAGGTTCCAATACTTTGACCAGGTCATTAATTATATTTGGGCAAGGATTAAACAAATCACATCCATATATAAATCAAATATTAGATAGTGTAATAGACAACAATAAGAAGGACTTTATAGTAAGCTTTAAAAACATAATTTCACATTCTTCAAATTTATACATTCAAACATTAAATCCTTTTTCTTTATTTGCACCAATGACTTTAGAGCACCAAATAGTTGTTTTTGCCGCTTTGGTAAATTTTGTTGCTTTGAAAGGTGGGCTATTGAAAAAAGAGCAAATGTTATCTGGTGCTATGGCTGATATTTTCAGTAATCTATATTTAGCTATCTCCACACAGAACTATCATAACAATAATGGTGCTAGTTTAATAGTAACAAATTACATTGTCGATAAGTTAATGAACGAAAATCAAATGATAATTAATAGGGTGATAGACAATCTCGGTATTGAAAAGTGTTTCCTTCTACATTTGAAAAGAAAGGTAAAAAGTGATAATTTCAATACAGAACGAATTGTATATAATGAGATTATGTCAAATTCAAAAGTAATGGAAGAAATTAAGAAGAATATACACGTTAAAAATAATATTCTAGAAGACCTTGAACGAGCAAATACACTGGATAAAGATTCAGTGGAATACAAAGAATTACACGATAAAATAATTAATGTTGGGGAATATGCAAAAAACGTAATAATGACGTGATGAAATAATATGTATATACATTGAAAAATACATATTATCTACTTATTTTTTAGCTTTTTTAGCTTTTTTTGAGCTTCTTGCTTTTTTTCCTTTCTTGGTCTTTTTTGATTTTTTACCACCTTCTTTTCCTTTCTGTATCTGTTCCTCTACTTTTCTTTTCCTTTCCTCTTCATGAATTAGTTCGTTAATTTCTCTATCATCCATACGTTCATGAACTAATGCGTAATTGGCATCCGGAGTGGGTTCTGCATTAAAGGCTGGTCCACCAAATGTGTCTGTAGCTGCCGTATAAAATTCTTTAACTTCTTCATCTGGCATGTCTTTTACAATTCTATCAAAATGTGCTGCGGCAGGATGTGGTGGTGGGGTTAAGTGGGTTTGGTCGCCAAAAACATCATTAACTAGGTTTCTTAATACATTCGCCTGTCTTTGTTCTCTTGTAGGTTCGTAATGGTACACGCTTGCTTCTAACAATCCACGAACTTCATCAATAGTGTTAGCTTCTTCAAATAGTTCCCTTAAAATGGTAATATCATCATCTGTAGGCATAGGATTGTTATCTTTTTTACTCATTTTTATATATAACTCATATAAATTATACATTTAAAATTCAGCACTGAAATCAAAGACATTGCCATCGTCCGTTTTATCAGCTAAAGCATATTCGGCATTTGTACGCTCAAAAAAGTTTACTTTTGACTCAATACTAATCAATTCCATAAAATCAAAAGGGTTCTTGCTATTATAAATTTTATCATACCCCAATTGTAGACAAATGCGGTCAGCAACAAATTCAATATAGTCACTCATCAACTTTGAGTTCATACCAATCATACGACAAGGGATAGCTTCTAGAATAAATTCTTTCTCAATCTCAACTGCTTCTCTAACAATATCATAAATTTTCTTCTTGGGTAATTTTTTATTCAATTTGGAGTATAGTAGAATAGCAAATTCCGTATGTAATGCCTCGTCACGTGAGATAAGTTCATTTGAAAATGTAAGTCCTGGTAACAATCCACGTTTCTTTATCCAGTAAATGGCAGCAAAGGAAGAAGAAAAGAATAATCCTTCTACTAATGCGAATCCGACCAATCTGGTAGCAAAAGTGGAACGCTTATCGGTGAGCCATTTTTGTGCCCACTTAAATTTCTTCTCAATACAAGGGAAGTTTTCAGTAGCCTTAAATAGACGGGTTTTTTCTTCACTGTCTTTAATATAAGTATCAATAAGGATACTATACATTTCAGAGTGGATAGTCTCAATTGCTATTTGAAAAGCATAAAAAGCACGTGCTTCTGATGGTTGTACTTCATTCATGAAACGAGTCCCAAGATTATCGGTAACAACAGCATCACTACTTGAGAAGAATGCCAAGATCATTTTAATAAAATTTTGCTCATCATTTGACAGTTTATCCCAATCAGTCAAATCTTGTGCAAGGGAAATTTCCCCGGTATGCCAGAAAGAATCAATAGATCTTTTATACATATCCCAAATATCTGGGTATTTAATCGGAAACATAACATACCTATTATCGTCAGGAGTTAAAAGAGGTTCAGTGTTAGATGGTGTAGTAGGTGTGACTTCAGACATCTTCGTCTAAATAATATAGTAAGTAGATTTTTATTACCTTTACAAAAATCATTTTCTTCTTGATATCACCATTATTTAAATTTTGTATAAAATATGACACTGTAAACAACGATAATTTCATATAAAATAAATAAAAACCCCTATTTATAAAAAATTATGGTCGGATTTTATTTAGGTATAAATAGTAAGATACCATGAGGCAATCTAACAACAAATACTTTGACGAAGAGTTCTTGGGTGAATCTAAAACGGAGCCAACAAGAAGACGTGGTAGCAAAAAAAATCGTAGGCAAAATGAGAAAGAGCTGTTACAAGAACATATCATAGACATTGAAAGAGAACGGGAAATATCTGCCATTAGACAGCGTCTTGTTTATGAGAATATGAATCATTTATCTGTAAATGAGAGAAAGGCATTCGAATCCAAGTTTGTAACACCCAAGAATGATGGTCAAAAGGAATATACACGGCTTCTTCGACAAAAATCAAAAAAAATTGTAGTGGCAACAGGTCCGGCTGGAACAGGTAAAACAATCCTTGCCACAGAAAATGGTGTTCGTAGCTTTCTTATGGGAGTGAGTGATAAACTGGTGTTTACACGTCCATCTGTAAGTGTAGATGAAGAGTTAGGTTTTTTACCAGGAACATTAGAAGAAAAGATGGCACCTTGGATAAGACCTATTTACGATGTATTGTATAATTTCATTAGCCCAAAAGAAGTAACTGCACTATTAGAAGATAAAATAATTGAAATAGCTCCTCTAGGATATATGCGTGGTCGCACTTTTAAAAACTGCTGGATTGTAGCAGATGAAATGCAAAACTCAACTGTTTCACAAATGAAAATGTTAATGACCCGTTTGGGCGAGAATAGTAAATTAGTGATAACAGGTGATTTAGAACAACATGACCGTATTAACGAAATGAATGGATTGGAAGACTTTCTACAAAAGTTCCGTGGAAAACGTTCATCAAGTATAAGTAGTATTGAGTTTGAAAATAAAGATATCCAACGTGAAGAAGTTGTAAAGGAGGTACTAGAAATTTACGGTGGTGATATTCCAAAGTGTTATGAATTAGGCAGTGATAATAGTATTAGTGAATCAAGTCTAGATAGGAGCAGCGTAGATGAAAGTATAAAAGAAGAAAATACAGTTGACAGTGAAGATGAAACACATATAGAGGAAGAGATAAAGGAAGAATAACTTTTTGTATACTTAATATATAAATGAAACTACCCAAATTACCCAAATTTGAATTACCTAAAAAAATCTTATATAACCAAATGGTTTTATACGCTCTTGTCTTTGTAGCATTACTTCAAATAGTGTTCTACGTTCAAAACCAAGACCCTTCATCAATTATCATTATGGTACTTATTGGATTTTTGGCTTCGTTTTTTAGTAAAAACATGATTGTGATTTTAACCATCGCCATTGTATTTAGTGCTATTATTTCAATGAAAATCCCTAGAACAGAAGAACGTGAAGGCTTTGAGAATGATGAAAAAAATAAAAAATTATCTGCCAAGGAGAAAGCTAAATTAAACAAGAAAAAAGAGAAGGAGGAATCCATTGAGAAAGATGAAGACACTACTCAAGAAGTAGAGGAAGCATTACAGCTATTAAAATCAGAATATCCAGAATTTTTGAAGGCACAGGATGATATTTTGGAAAAAATTAAAGAAATTGACCCTATATTGGAAAGAGCCGAGAATTTCGCAAACAAATTTGAGGAATATAATAAAAAGACAATGTAATTAGTTTCTATCAATATTATAGAAACGAATAATGAGTGTAGGAAAAGCAATACGTAAAGCATTAAGAGCACCATTCAGACCTATAACAAAATTTATTGCACGAGTTGGCAAAGCCTTTAGAGGTTTAGGAAATGGCTTTGCTACTTTTGGAAGGGCATTAGGTGAATTATTTACAGAGGTTCCTTTGGGTTTATGGTACTTTTTAGTTCAAATAATGATTTTCATACAAATAACTGGTGAATACGTATTTACACGAATGGCGTGTGGTGTAGAAAAAATAGGGACATTTGGAGATTGTTTCTTTTATTATATGTTAGACTTGATAGGTAAAGTATTATACCTAGTATTAATTACATTTCCCATTTGGATAATTGAGTTTGTATCCGCTGGGTGTATACCAGCAAAAGCCATTGAAAAAAAGGTATTACAATATTTTGAAACAATAGACCGATGTATATTTGACATGTTTGGATTCCATATTATTCATTTTCCAAAATCCGTACGTGATACATGTTATGGTTGTAGGGTTTTGAAAGAAGAGGCATTTAAGAAACAAGGTAGAAAGTTTAATCATAACCTAGATCATACTATCACACCGCTACTTTCTGATTGGACCAAAACATTCCAAAAAGGTGGAAACCAGATAGGACAAGCGTTTAGATAAGCAACCAACCACATTAAATCATAAAATATCAAACAGACATTTTATGAGCATAATATAGATAATGCCAAAAAAGTGTCCCCCAGGAATTATTTGTATTGAAAATATGACTTTAGTGTTTTTATTTATCATACTTGCGTTAATTGGTTACATCCTGTATAATTACCAAAATAGTATGATTCAAAAAGCTCAACACGAAATGCAAGTCAGTATACCTCCAACAGATGTACATCACCATCATCACCAACAACAACAGCATAATTTATTAGGAATTTCTACACGTTTGGACCCCTTGAATGACCCTTATTCACCACCATTGAAACAAAATGGCTATTACCACACACCAGATAGTGGAGATATTCGTGGTATCCCCGTAAACATTGAAACACGTGGGTTGAATATGGAATATCAGCAAGTAGGTATTTTGACCAAACAAGGTGGCATGAATGAAAACTTGATAGTACCATTAATGGGACGTCGTTTAATGAGCGGTCGCGATAACTGGCAATACTATACCATTTCTAACACGGGTCAAGTAAATACAAAATTGCCTATTAGCGTAAATGGAAAAAGTTGCTCTGGCGAATACGGTTGTGACGAGATTTACAATGGAACAAATGTATATGTTGAAGGTTACAATGACACATTTTTAGCAACAATATACGAAAATGGAACTTTCAAATATATTCCATATCTTTAACACATATTATTCAAAATAAACTATATCATTTTATATATAGTGTATTATGCAAGCATCTTCTGAATTTTCTATAGAATCAACAACACAAAAAAAAGTAATATACAATTACAGAACAGAAAAGGGCACCTATAATGATAGTACAAAAACAATTGAATTAGTTGTTTCCCCAGATTACAATTTTTTTACTCTAGAAGCTGGTGAAATGCAAAGCTATACTGCCAAAAATATATATTTTACCAAAGTAATGCATTATCTAGACAATCAAGAACTTATTGGAGAGGTGGTTACTTTACATGAAGATAATATGTATACAGTATTTCCTTTAAAACTTGGTGCTAATGATGCTACAGTTATTGATAGTATTATTAATGAAGGCACTACCACTGCATATAAGAATATTACTCTGAATGATGTAATACCAATGCAAACAAACTGTAAATATTATACTACGAGTGAGTATTCAGTATATTTTTTTGACAAACCTATTGAGATTTTGGGTGGCACAGATGCTACAGAACTATTTACTGGAGATGAGAGTGGTCTGTCTTCGTATATTGAAGACAATAGTGCTATATCATATGATTTAATACCACAAGCTAACATTTCAATGCAATCAGAAAATGATATTTACATTGACTGTAGTCCTACTGGGGCTTCACAGGAAGAATTAGATACATACGAAGTGCCTATTAATTCTAGAATGACTTCTGACCTTGGACAAAAACGTATGGAAGAAATGACTACTAATTTTTTCTTTTTTGTTATTCTTGTAGCAATTACCTATTTTATTAGTCCAACCGCATATAAACTGGGCATTACAGACTATATTTTACTAACATTTGATAAAGACAAACTCACTCCAAGTGATGTATCTGGTAAATCACCAGAACGAATCCTACACGCCTATCGTAAAGCTCTTGATATTATTGTTCTTGGGTTCTCCTTTGTCCTATTTTGTTTGTTAATTGGTTCTAATGTTATGACTGGAATTATTTTCGCATTTTTCATACTGATGTCTATGGCGGTTATCCTTGACAAATCAAAGTTAAAAGAAAATCAGCAATTAAAAACTGATGGAGGTAAGGAAATAAGTATGTTTATAAATAAAGCCGATGATAATACAGAATCTAAAATCCCATTCATTTGGTCTTTTGCTGGTGGTATTATTAGTAAATCTATGAGTAACATAATTGGTCTAGGAATCGTTATCGCATTATGGGCTATTATTATAACCCTATATGCTTTGAAAATGGTCCCGGCTTTACAGAGTGGATTAGATTTAACTGTTGGATTACTCATTTGTTTGTTCATAGGATTAACAATTGGTGTTCAAATAAATATGAGAAACGTTTTCAATAATGATAAGGACCAAAGTAAAATAGTCCTTGATACCAGCAATGACCCGGATAACCGTGTAAACATATTTAATGAAGCATACGATAATGCTAACCAATAATCATTGAATCATAATGATGATATTACATACATTATGATTTAAACAAGCGAAGCACTACCTACGTCTTCAGCTACAGGTTTGAAAGTGGAAGCAGTATAAACGCTCATATCACTGTGTCCGATAGGAGCCATTTTATCAACAACTTCTTCTTCCAAAGTGGTTTTCTTGGGAGGGTTCATTTTCTTCATTTTGGAGTCTTTCACTTGTTGGCTAGGGGTAGGGTCAGCAATTTTCATTTTCTTTTGCTCTTCGCTGCTTCTGTTCATTAGTTCATATGCTACGAATACAAATAATACTGCAACAACTGGATGAACGGAGAAGAACAAATATAAAGCAGCTAGTAATAAACCAGCCATACCTAATGGATTGCTAATAGCATTAGTTACCATTCTTGGCATAGGCATTGGCATAACTAAAAACAATATGAAAACAACTAATAATACAATTTCGACGGGTTTGAAAGATGGAATCAATTTCAATAGTTTCATTTATATACTATCAATGTATTTTTTTACAATCAAATAAGAATTACCCTAAACCTATACGTAACCAATATAAATATATTATTCGTAATATTATAGTATAACTATGAAAAAAGCATCCAATGCGAAGAAACTATCAGATTTACAAATTGATGAAGAATACAAGTCTATTATAATTGAAAAAGGTTATTTGGGAAAAAAAGGATATACTATCCCCAAAAGCTGCTTATCAAAAGAAGATTACGATTTTCTTAAAAAAGATTTATTACTACAACCCCAAATGATGGGTGCCAAAATGGGAATTCAACAACAAGTTAGCAGCTTTCCTGTTTATCGCGAAAATACAAACAAAATCTATATACCACGGTTTTATGGAATTGAACGCTACGGTTTGCCTAAAAAATCGGAATTACAACTGGGCGATGACGTGGAATTAGAATTCGTGAAAACATTACGCGACTATCAAGAAGATATCATTAAAGTTTATTTAGACCATATTAATACACCTATCGCACAAAATGACACTGGTTATGGTAACGGAGGGATACTTGAAGTTCCTTGTGGTAAAGGTAAAACCGTAATGGCGTTAAAAATAATAACACTATTAAAAAAAAAGACACTTATTATCGTGCATAAAGAATTTTTAATGAATCAATGGATAGAGCGTATTCAAGAATTCGTTCCAAACGCAAGAGTTGGGAAAATCCAAGGGTCAACATTTGATATACACGGAAAGGATATTGTTATTGGGATGCTACAGTCCTTGTATGATAAAGAATATGGGATTGGTGCATATGATTCATTTGGTTTAACCATTATTGATGAAGTACATCGTATTGGAAGCGAACAATTTTCAAGGGCATTATGTAAGACCATTACACCATACATGTTGGGTATTTCAGCAACGGTAGATAGAAAAGATGGATTAACCAAAGTATTATACATGTTTATTGGAAACAAAATTTATAGTGAGGAAAGAAAAAAGGAAGACAAGGTTAATGTCAGGGGTATTGTATACGAAACAAACGACCCTGAATTTAATGAAATCGAATATGATTTTCGTGGAACAGTCAAGTATAGCACAATGATTTCAAAAATATGTGGATATGGACCACGAACACATTTTATTGCGAATACATTAAGAGATTTATTAGAAGAAGACAATGAAAAGCAAATCATGGTGTTGTGTCATAATCGTTCCTTTTTGACAGATTTACACCAAATTATTGTGGATAAAGAGTTATGTAGCGTGGGATTTTATGTAGGAGGTATGAAACAATCAGCATTACAAGAAACAGAATCCAAACAAATAGTATTGGCAACATATGCAATGGCAGCTGAAGCCTTGGATATAAAAACATTGTCTACCTTGGTAATGGCGAGCCCGAAAACAGATATTACACAGTCTGTCGGGCGTATATTACGAATGAAACATGATAATCCTATTATTGTAGATATTATTGATAAACATGAACCTTTTCAGAAACAATGGCAGCAACGAAGACGGTATTATAAGAAGTGTAATTATTTAATAAAGCATATATGTAGTTCTAGTTACAAAAATATGTTAGATTATTCTGATGAAACAAGTGACTGGGATGTGCTATTTGACCCTTCTAAAACGGGAAAGTCAAAGGGTAATGGAGGTAAATCTTCTTCTGACAATACAAAAGAAGAATATAAATGCCTAATTACAGGATTCTTTGATTAAGGTTTTTTAGAGATTTTTGTTTTCCTGGGAATTTTACGGCTTCTACGGCTTTTACGACTCTTATTATTTTTTTTTGCTGTTCGTTTACGGTATTTGCGAATTTTATTTTTATAAATACCACCACCGGATTTCAATGCAACTAGTTCTTGACCACCAGAAGTAGAGTTAACGTAAGTGTCTGGTAATACATTTCCGGTGGTAAATTCAAATAAATGACTTCCATTTCCAATCATATTATATATAATATAAAAACAAAATTTCTCAATACAATATAATACCGATTCATAAGAAGGTATGTACAAAAATTTGGTAGAACGAATACACGCTGAATCCGAACAATTACAAAATAATATGGCAAAAGAACCTGCAAGGGAGCCTTTACACGAAATACGAAAAAGAGATATTGCTATTCAAAAAGAAAAGTTTTTAAGGGACCAAGAAGCATTACGAAAGCATTATCATAGGTTTACACAATTAGAAAAAAAGATTGAAAACATTAATAAAAAAGCTGCTGCAGATAACGAACAAAATCCTTCTGAAAATGAAACTTCGGTGCCTTATATAAAAAGAGGTACCCGTTCAAAGGACGATATAGAGTTAGAATTGAAAAAACAAATAGAAAGACGCGATAAAAGGGGTCACAAATACGAACACCGGTTGATTCATCATCAAAAAATCCGTTGGGGACAGCAAGAACGAAATAAATTATTTGAAACCAGACATAAGATGTTACAAGAATGGGATAAACAACAAGAACGATTAAAGCAACGACAACAACGTGAAGAAGCAGCAAAAGAACTTCAAGCTATTCGGGACGCAATTGATGCCGAGGTTCCTCAATCATTGTAAAATGTTCCAATGAAAAATATATGTATTGTATATAAATAAAATACATATGGAAGAACAACCTTATAATCACCCTGTATTGGAGTATGAGAAACCAAGTTTTGAACAACAAGAAGACGTTCTGGAAGAAAACTATTTTGTAAAATTAACCTTTTACATAACATACGTGTTTTTAATGACAACCGCAACAATAACATTTATTGAGTCTATCACGACGGATGACGTTCGTGCTCGTCATATATTAAACCTGGAAACCTGTATATCTGTTGTAGCAACTTTTTTCTATTCAAAGTTTGTAGAACAGATAGAAGAAGGCGTAGATTACAAGCAGATTAATATAGACCGCTACACGGATTGGATGATAACCACTCCATTAATGTTATTAGTGTTGTGTTTAGTATTTGTATATAATACCAAGACAACATTAAAATTATGGTCTTTCTTTGTAGTATTAGTATTGAACTTGGGTATGATTTTAACCGGGTATTTAGGTGAGGTAGACTATATGAATCGTACAAACGCAAACATAATTGGATTTGGATTTTTTGCGGTGTTATTCGGTTACCTATACAAGACCTTTTTACATAAAAAATATAATTTTGACAATATGTTGATATTCAGCAGTTTCTTTATTTTATGGGCATTATATGGTGTGTTCTATGAATATGATGAACAGTTCAAGAATGTAGCATTTAATATATTAGATTTATTCGCAAAGTGTTTTGTAGGTATTTTCTTTTGGGCCTATTTTACAAAGACATTTACATTATAATTTCATAATATGGATAATACGAGATTTTGGGTGGACAGTTTTTAAAGGAACCCATTTCTTGAACTTGGGGTGGAATTCACATTCCATCAACAGATTCTTATATAAATTCACATACTTATCTTCTGCAACGTTCTCAAAATCATCTTCATCATCACTTTCTTCAATGTAGTCCAGGTTCTTATTTTCGCGTATTTTACGGAATAATGAGTTCATCATTACACTCGTTTTATAATTTGGAATGTAAGCCATATTATAATACACCTTACTATTGTCTTTTCCACACGCAAATAGATGGTAAATATCAAACTGTATGTCAGCATAGACACGAAATACAGTTCGGTAACGATATTGTGGTTTTCTGAAGTGGCAAATAGAGGGAGTAGTATCATATTGAACTAATAAAGGCAACTTATCCTTTTTCTGTGATGGCAACATTACAACATTTTTATTTTTGTAAATATAGATATTTAAGTAGGGCATCACTGTGTAAGAACTGCGGTATTGTAAATGATGCACTGGGTATCCTATTTTTTTATTATCAGGAAGGATGGAAGGGTATACCTGGGTGTTTTCAGTGAAAGATACGCCCCAAATCACTGGAAACGCAAACATATCTCCCCAAGACGTCTGTGGAAGCAATGACTCGAATATATATTTCCAACAACTTAACTTATCGCGTAAAGAACGGTGTTTCCAAGGGTTCCCTTCTAAATAGTATATTTCGTCTAATAGAACTTTCTGTTTTTCACCATCTTCTGATGAAACAAGAGTTCCATAGAGAAGTGTCCCGTATGATAATGGCAAACTAGAAGAACCTTCAAGCTGAATTGCTTGTATGATTTTCTTATCACGGTTACACTCCAAAATATAGCATACATCCCGTTTTTGATAAAAGGTAAACCAAACAAATACTTTTTTTCCAGTAGGTATAGCGAAACAGACATCGTGTTCTGCGGAAACTTTCTTATGGGATATCGTTTCATAGGAAAGTTCAAATTTGGGCATTTTGTCAAGGAGACATCGCAATTGATGATTGTTTAAAATCATTCTGTATAAAACTGTGGTGTTGGTTCTATATGGTTTTCTGTTTGGTTCATCAATTTTTGTGTTTCAAGGTTCATATAAGCGACTAAATCATCTTGTGTATTATTCATTGGGACATCAGTCGGTGGTTTATACATTGTTTCAATCATTTTCTTATATTCCTCCAATTCGTTAGCATATCTTTTTTTTTGAATGGGTTTGCTATAATTGTTTTTCATATAATCCCAAGAAGTGTGTCCTGCGTATATAATCCCAATAAAGAACAATATCTTTACTATAAATAAAAACAAGGATAATAGCATAATAGATAGGATATTACTTTATCACCGTATATTTTTATGTAGTTTCAATCGCATTCGTTTTGTTTTTCTTGGATTGTCTTCTATATTCAAAGGTATTTCTATTGTATTCTAATATGTATTTGTGAAAGGGATTTGCAGTATTCGGGAAAAAACGACGTATTGCGTTTCGCCACCACATTTTCCACGATAAATTATAGACTAATTCTTTGTGTTTCACTTGGTATGGGTCGTTATATGAAAATATAATATCAATAAGTTCTTCCGGTAATTGATAAATGTGTTTGAACAATGACATTAGGTATTATAGTATTAGATTTCATTTTTGTCATACCCTCATAGTTGTGGAGTGAAACTATCAATTAGGTTTGATAACATAAAATGAATGGGAATAATAGTAACCGTCCAAATAATATAATGTGGAAATCCACAAAATAATAGCTTTGCAGTAGGTATCGTTTCGTATTTACCCAAGGGGCATTCATCATCATTTATCCAGTAAAGAATCATCGCTGCCATTACAGACAAGAATAAGATAATTAAATAACCATTTGTTATGAACAATGAGAAGATATACATATAAAAAAAGAAAACTACGTGTGAAATATCAATCAATTCCGTAATACCATTTATGAGTGAAAATACAAATCCTAAATGAATAAAAAATACAGTATATACAATTATATTTTCGAAAAGGGATAATTTTTGGGTAAATAGGATATAAATTAAGGCAACATCTATAAGTAACGTGATAAAGACTATTTGTTGATGTTTATAATTCATAACCGTTATACATTTACACTCTAATTTTTTTTGCTTCTTTATCTGCCTGTTTCATTGCCATAAGTTCTTGCTTTGCTCGTAATTTTTGTTGTTTTTCTTCTTCTTTTGCTCGTAATTTTTGTTGTTTTTCTTCTTCTTTTGCTCGTAATTTTTGTTGCTTGGCTGCTTCTTTAGCTCGTAATTTTTCTTGTTTTTCTTCTTCTCGGAGTTGTAGTTTTTCTCGTAAGAGAGCTTCCTTTGCTATTTTCTTGGCAACTTCCCTTTCAGCCTTCAAGGCAGCTAGTCTCTCTTTCTTTTCCAAGGCAATCTGTTGTGCTAACGCAACTTTGTTGGCATCGCGTAATTTACAAAACTCCTTCATAACTATTTTATACAGTATGGTAACCTTGTATATACGCTCCTCCATTCTATTATTGAACTTGATTACCGATTTTACTCTACTTCCCGCTCGCAGATTTGTTAAGTAGTGAATAAGTTTAAATAAAGCATCTGGGGTGCATTTATCCTTGTTAATTTCATCAACATATATATTCTTGCGAACAATGGGTTTTTCATTGACCATTTTAATATCATCAAACAAACTCACTTTGATAATCTCGTTAATCTCATCACAAATAGGGTGTAGATAACGGTCATAAGTAGTCCAACTATTGGGAAGTATATCTCTGTCTATACAAGCACTTGGTAACTTGGTTTCTTGTTGGAAATGGAAATAATCTTCGTTTCTATTAATAAACCACCTTATGTTTAACTTATCATCTAAGAATGTATTGTAAATTGCACGGGCAAAGTTAAACAATAAATCTTTTTCATTGTCGCATAATGCGAATTTACTTGGTTTTAGTTCGGGTAAGGACTTCCTATCTGACCATTTAAGAACACGTGTATAAGGATACTTGTCTTTTATAGTCAAATAAGACCAAATAGTATTCTCAATTTCAACAGGTAATACATTGAATGAGATTAGTAAAGCTCTGGTTGTCATGGTATGGTTTAAATATTATTGATATTATTAATATTGGGTTGTTTAGTTGGGGTAATGATATCCAGGAAATACCTTTCAATTTTTATATATTTCAAACAAAAAATTGAAAAAGTATAAAGGTTACAGTATTACTATAATATACGTCAGATACATCATGAGCGTTCAGATTCTTATTGTTGAAAAAACAGGTCAGTTGAAGGAACAAAAAATTAAATGGAATGGTACAGAGAACTTATACAAAAAAGCAGGATTTAAAACAGACAAAGATTTCAAGGTATTAACCAAATGGAACCTTATTGCGAATCATAAAAAATTCAACATTGAAGTATATGGAAAAATGAGTGGTCGTGCCGGACAAGAAAACAAATATGACTTCCCGCCACCAATTGATAAGGACCTATTGTTTGGTAATGCTTTGATTATTAATAAGAGTGAAGGAAGCGTTGTATCATTGGGTATTAATGACTGGAACGCAATTTATGAAAAGTTATTTGGTGGATTTGAGGACATTGGAGATGAAGACAGCACTGAAAGCGAAGATGAAGAAATCCCGGGGTTATCACGAACAAAGTCAGGTTACTATAAAGATGGGTTTGTAGTGGAGAGTGACGGAAGTGCATCTGTTGATAGTGAGAGCGATGGTTCTTGGCAAGAAAAACCAAAGAAAAAGAAATCTAATAAGACAAATACAGAAGGTAAAGTAAAGAAACAACCCACAAGAAAAGTAAAAAGTGATGTTCTTGAAGAAGTAACAAATAAGGCAGAACCAAAGAATGAAATAATTCAAGTGAATGACCCAGAATTTGAAGAGCTAATGCAATCGGCAAATGAACTATGTGAAGAAGATTATTTGTAAAATTGAATTAGACAGTGGGTTTGTATATATGATAAAAATATAGTGAAATGATAAAGACTACAATTGCGAACCCAGCTTCTTTCAGAAGCAACATGGCAAAGCAATTCTCGGTTATGTTTCCAGAGGAAAAAGATTATAAAAATATCGAAAAGGCCATATTTAATTACGCAATTAAAGAATCAACACAGAGAAAAGTAATAAAAAAATGGGAAAATGTTAATTTTGTATCTATTTATATTTCTAGGTTTCGTAGTATTTTGACAAATTTAAAAAATAATAAATTAATAGAACTTATTCAAACAAATGAAATATCCATTCCACAATTAGAAAACATTACACATTATGAAATGGACCCATCTAAATGGAAAGACCTAATTGAGAAAAAAATTATTCGTGAGCAAAATGATTTGAGTAGCAAAGAATTGAAGGCTTCTACAGATATGTTTACTTGTAATAAATGTAAATCCAAGAAATGTACATATTATGAACTACAGACACGTAGTGCAGATGAACCAGCAACTATATTCGTAACGTGTATTAACTGTGGTAAAAACTGGAGGTCATAAATATAGAATAATACACCCGATAAAAAATACAATAAGAAACAAATATTTTTTATTGTATTCGTATGTACAAATTTAAATTGAATAGTTAATTAAATAATTTCTAAATCTTGTAGTTTCCAATACTCACAACTACCGTTAGGAAGGGGTCGCTTTACAATAAAGGGTATTTTCTTTTCCTCAAATTCTTTCAAGGCAATCAAGTAGCCATCTAATACATTCGGTTCTACCTTAACCATAGGTTTTGCGCCAGCCTCTAGCTGACTAGCTCGTTCGCCTAATATTTTTGCTCGTTCATATCGTGTAATGAATGGCAATGTGCGATGTAATGGGTCAATAATAATACCTTCTGTATTACGAGTAACTTTGGTAAGTGCCGCAACCTCTTCGTAGTTATGTTGTAAAAGTTCTGGGTGAAAACTCTGTAAGAAATGGTTATGTAAATCATCATCTATTTTTTGTAAATAATCTTCATCTTCATCTTCGTCATCACTTAAATTATCAATCAAATTAGAGGCAATATTCGTATTTTCGTTTTCTGTTTGAGTCCTGTTTAAAGGAGCAAATATTTCTTCTTCATTTAACTCACCTACATCTTCATCATCCATATCTATATCAACATCATCTTCATTATCATTATCATCAGGTGGTGGTGGAACAGTATCTTCATCACTATCCCCATACAAGTCATCATCTACATATTGGGATTTTTGTTTTTGTTCTGTTTCATTCATTTCTTCAGTGTCCAAAATTTCATTTGTGAATACGTTAGCGTCCATTATATAATACTTATAGAATAACTTTCTAAATAGTTGAGGACGTTGTTATGTTTCAATTTTACGAATGATTTTTCCATTTTGTATCACATTCATTACAAACATATAAGTAATTCATATTGTCTTCGTCATATCTAATATACAATACTTCTAGTGGACCCTTAAAATCAGTTTTTTTTGATTTACATTCTTGATTTGGACAAGGGATGTTATAAACACGAGGCAATGTAGGGTCATATTTTGTATATTCATTGACAATATGATGAAATTTCTGCTCACTTTTTGTGAAATCCGTTTTTAATAGACATACACCTTCTTGCTGAATACTATTATCCTTGTCACCACAGTATCTACAATAATATTCTAATTCATTCTCGTTTTCTTCTTTGATTGTAATATAATACATGTTATCGCATTTCTTGCAAAATCGCATTTTTTCGTATATAATATAGTGCTGTTTTTTTATACTATATTAATTCAATTTTACTTGTATTCAGAAGCACTGAACTAAATACTATTATGAAAAGGGTTAAAAACACCCCCCCATAATAGATTATATTATATTAAAAATATGGATTCTTGTAAAATTGATGGGTCAGATTTAGGAAAAAATGTATCACCATATTCTATCCACATGAACTCGTCGAAAACGACGACCAAGCGTAAAATCACTACATTGAAAGGTTTTCTGGATTCACACAAGGCTAAAGATGGAGATGAAATCACACATACCCGAATTGGCGACCATAAAAGTAAGATTTATGGAGGTAAATACAACATACCAGATAACGACTTGGAAGAATTCTTTACATTATACAAAAAAGATATTATAGATAAAAAAGGGAAGGAATATTTGACTGAACGACAACTAGAAAATGGACCTATTGCTATTGATTTAGATTTTCATTATGACTATGAGGTTGATGAACGACAACATACAAGCGCACATATTGAAGAAATTGTGCTAAACGTCTGTGAGCATTTGAAATCAATGTATTGTTTTGACGAAGAATCATTTAAAGTGTTCGTTTTTGAGAAACCTGATGTAAATCGTGTTTCTGATAAAAAAATAACAAAAGATGGAATTCATATAATTATTAACATTTCTGTTGATAAAGTGGTTAGTAAATACCTACGTGAATGTATGCTTCGTGATTTCCCTGATATATTAGCTGAACTCCCTGTAAATAATGTAGATGGGTGGGAAGGAGTTGTTGATAATTCAGTAATGGCAAGAAATACTGGCTGGCAAGTATATGGAAGTCGTAAGCCAAACCACAAAGCATACGCAATTTCACATATATTTGAAATGAACTTTGATGAAGATGATGGGGAATTCAGGTGTGAAGAACTTAATGTGAACGAATACACGAAAAACATTGATTTAATGGAGATATCTGTTCGTAATAAAAACTGTCAAAAGTTGACATTCAAAACTGCTTTTATTCCTCAATATGAACAATTAGTTAAGAGTTCTGCCCCACAAGCATTAGATGTTTCCCCTCGTAGTAATCCTATTCAAGCCTTTCAGTCAATGGGAACATTCAGTTTCAGCACATATGACTTGATTAAGATAAATAAAAAAGAAGAACTAGATAAATTGTATAGTAACTATTTGTTATATGTTGAAAGCCAAGCAACCTTTAATGAGTTGCGTGATATTATTCCACTAACTCTCGCTCTACCCGGTTCTTATTATGAGAATGGCAGTTATGAGAAGTGGTTTCGTGTTGGTTGTGCATTGAAAAATTCTTGTCCTGATGATAATCGTAACCTACTTTTACCATTATGGTTGAAATTCAGTTCGCAGAGTTCCACATTTAATTATAATACTATACCAGAGTTGGTTCAAAACTGGGACCGCACCAGTGTTAAAGAGAGTGGTAAATTACTTACTCACAAGTCTATTACTTATTGGGCGAAGAATGATAATAATGCTGTTTATAAAGAAATCTGTAATAATTCTGTTAGAAAACAATTGTATAAAGTTGTAAATGAAACATTAGATGACCCTAGCAATACGTGTGGTGAGGCTGAAATAACAAAGCTTTTACATATTCTTAAAGGCGAACAGTTTGTTTGTGCTGGGTTCAGTGGATATGGAACTTGGTATCAAATTGTTAATGGACGTTATATTGAAAACGATTCGGGTGTTAATTTACGCAATTACGTTATGACTGGTTTTCGCACGTTAATCAGTGCCGAAATCCATTCTAAAATGCATACAGGTGGAGCAAATATTTCAGTTAGCAGCAAAGAAACAAAGAAAACTGAATTAGGAACACTCAAAAATATTTATACAAAATTGGGACGTGAACCAGATGCAAAGAAGATTATGAACACAGCGAAACATTTGTTTTATGAAGAAAATTTGGGAAGCAAGTTAGATTCTAACCCTGAATTGTTGTGTTTCAAAAATGGTGTATTTGACTTTCACGAGGGATGCTTTCGTGAACCGCGACCAGATGATTATCTATCAAAATGTACCAATATTAATTACATTGAGTTAGCAGACGAACACGCCCCAATTATTCGTGAAATCGAAACATTCCTACATCAATTATTTCCAGAAAATGAATTATATGATTATATGTTTGATTTCATGGCTTGTACATTGAATGGAACTTCAAATGGCAAGAACCAAAAATTCAATATGTGGATTGGTGATGGTGCAAATGGTAAATCAGTATTGATAACTTTATTAGAAGCTGTATTAGGGGATTATAAAGTAGATGTTCCTACATCATTGATTACTGAAAAACGTGCTCGTGTGGGACAACACTCTGGTGAATTACTAGATACAAAAGGAGCACGTCTAGCAGTTATTAATGAGCCTACTAAAGGTGAAAAAATCAATGAGGGTGTTATGAAACAACTTACAAGTAACACAGATAAAGTAACTGCTCGTGCTATGTATAAAGAACATGAAACGTTTGTTCCTCAATGCTGTTGGGTATTAGCTAGTAATGTATTAATGGAGGTAGGAAGTAACGACCACGGCACGTGGAGACGTATTGACGCAGTTCCTTTCAAATCATTATTTACAGCAAACCCTGTCAAGAACGACCCATTAAAACCATATCAGTTTCCAATTGACCCCGAAATCATTAATAAATTCGATGACTGGAAAGAAGTTCTTGCTTCTATGTTAGTGAAACGAGTTATGCAAACAAAAGGCATTGTAAAAGAATGTTCAATTGTCCGTGAATCAAGTAATAAATACAAGCAAAAACAAGATGCCTTTTCACAATTCGTAGCTGAAAAAATTATTGTAGAAGAAGGTGGTAAAATTACAAAATCCGAATTGACTACTAGTTATCGTATTTGGCACGAACAAAACATTGGCACACGTCCTCCACCTGGACGTGAGTTGTTTGAAAACCTGGACAAGATACACGGTCGTAAGCCTAGTGAAACCAAATGGCATAATATTTCCTTGAAATATGATAACGATGATGATGACCCAGATGATGACTGTTAATATGAAGTCATCCAAATAAAAAATATTTATACATACACTACAAATATTTTTATTGTTCGTATGGAACAAAAGTAATAAGCGACCAACCGTAACGTAATACATCTATAAACAACTTTTCAATATAATAGATTACAAAAGGTAATGCCGCCAATAACATCAGAACCAATACCCGTAATCCTAATTCATTTTTCTGTGTTGCAGATAAAAAGAAGTAAGCATATACCAATAGAACAATAAAATAAAGATAAAATAATATGGTCTCAAGGCTTTTTGTACGTATTTGATATGGTTCTAGTAAATTAGTTTTTTGGTCTCCTCTTGTTAACTTATTCAAGATATCATATTGTTGTTCTTTGAGTGCTTTATTTTCAGAAAGTAACATTTGATAACTCGTTTTGTTTGTTTGAAGGGCATCATTTTTAACGCTGGCTTGGCTACTATTTAAATAACTGAAATAACTAGTGTATTGAGCTATTGCGTCTTCATCATCAGCATTTAAATTATTCACTTTATTAGTTTCACGTTCAATGATAGCTATTTGGGTATTTAAGTCATCAATTTGTCCTTGTAATACTTCAATTTCCGCTTCTAATACATTTATTTTTGACTGTAGGTCTCTTATTTCTGTTTGTTTGTTATTGTAAGAAGATTGAAGACTATTTATTTGGTTCTGGTAATTACGAATAGTTTGTTCGTGAGACTGAATTTGACTTTGAAATTGCCGAATATCATTTCTCCATGTTGCTATGTTCTGTTCTAATCGTTGTTTTTCACTCATAGTATTAAGTTATATTATAAATACATATTTTTCGTATAATAGATAGCATATTCCCAAATGTATAACCAAAAAGGTAATATCAGCAATGGTAACAATACAAGTAACATACTAAATAATGTTCGTTCATAACGCAAAGTAAAATAAACATATGCCAATATAAACCAACATATAAAGAAAACGATTAACAAAAAATTATTAAATAACTGAAACCCTACTCTTCTTTGGTACTCGTAATACGATTTCCTTCCATCAGTGCTGTATTCACTGTCCATTTTATTAGTCGTCTTTTCTAATTGTTCATTTTGCTTCGCCAACCGATTGTAACTAAACCCTTTTTGTGTATTATCAACACTATCAAACCACTTTACATTGAACATGGTACTCATAATAGCACCGATTGATGTTCCTAATGCTGATTCATTAATACCCTTTGAAACTAATGCATTACGATAATCTAACTCTTTATTTTCTCGGGTTAATTCCAATGATGGAACGGTGTCTTCCAATTCTTGTTTATTGTCTTCTAATGAAGTAATTGTATTGTCCATAGAGGCTTTAACAGTATCTAATCTTGTATTCTCACGAACATAGTAGTTACGTTCTCCTTGTTTACTTCTACTAATATTGCTTAATCTATTACTAGTGCTGTAAGCATCATTACGTTGGCGTAACAACTGGTCGTTTTCACGACGAAGATTATTTACATGTGCGATTTCTCGTTGTCGTTGTCGTTCTTGATAAGCAGCACGACGCTCTCTTCTACGTCTACGCCATCTATGCCTATACCCTTCAATTATAGTATTATCAAAATTCTCCATTGAAACAACCATTTAATAATATTCAAGTTATAATATTATTAGATTTTTATGCCTTTACAAAGTTCTCTGTTGCTTGTGTTCCATCCGCTAAATATTTATGGATAAATGTTTCTGTTGTTGTATCGGTGCTGCTACCTTCTAACTCACACCTATTCGTTGATTCATTATATTCCATACCGCTTCCACAACAATCTGACCCTACGCACGCCAGACTACCTATATCATAACTCCCATCTACAGGTTCTCCACTGCTACGTGCTCTGGATGTTTCATTTACACCATCCGGAGGTGATTTACGTAATTCATCAAAATTGGTTCTCATGCGGGTAGTAATCACAATAAATTTATTAAAACAATAAACTAGGGCAAGAACAATAGCTACTACACTAATCAATGTGAATAAGAAACTAGGAATAAATGGTAAATAATACTCGCCTATCATACATAAGTAAACCACTAATAACGCAATGATAACGACAAACGCCATCTTATTGTATTCTACTTGTCTTGACTGTTGTGCCCCTTTCAACAATACTTCACGTCGTTTACCTATCATTTTATTATCTAATACATCCTTTCGCATTTGTAATTCATCCTGTTCCTCTTTCAAAATAGTTGATACTGTATCTTGCATCGTCAATACTTCACCACTAGTGGTTGTTTGCTCGTTCATAGAACTATTCAAATCATCCAATTGTTGTTGTATTTGTGTAGAAGCAGCACTCAATTGTGTATCATCACTAATTCCAGATAAATCATTCACTGATTGACGAAGTGATGCTAAATATGTTTGTGTATCAGTATTACTCATTATATAGTAATATTGAGATAATTAGTTCATTCTCATCATTATCATCGCGATTAACAATGACACACCCGCCATAGAAGCAAAAAACAATACTTGTTCGTTGTTTCTCACCATAGCATCTAATTCGTGTGACCGAACCTCTTTTACATTGCCAATATACTTATGACCTAATTGTTGTTCATAATCATATTTTGGGTCATTTTGTAATTCATCTTGTAATCCATCTCCATACTCATTAGTAATTTTATCTATTTTCTTTTTAATTTCTGCATGTTTTTTATTAATTTTATCAACATTATCTGCTTGTAACTTTACTGTTCTTTCTAGTGGTGCGACTTGCTGGTCCAAAATTACATTATTTATATTTGAACTACCAGTTAGGACATCATTTGTATAAGTATATCCTTGAAAACCTTCATTCTTCATTAAAAATACATTTTTATGGGCTAAATTATTCATAAATTATATTATATACATTAGAGTGAGGTTTTTATTGTATTATTTTGTATTGCGGGTGATTTTATATATAACTAGTCCCCCTGCGATCACTGCTAAAAATCCTGTAATCATCCCTAATTGATTATAATCAATTATATTTGGGTTTGTTTCCTTATGCTCTTTACTATTTGTATATACTATGTCCTCATCTTCCATTTCGTGTTCTTCTATTATACCATTAAAGCTATCAATGCTTGGGTAAGTCAATGTTAAAACACCTCGTTTTAAGTTTACAAAAGTGTCTACTACAGGTCCATTCTCACTTTCGCGAAGCATTCCTTTTACTTGTCGGCAGTTATCCATTCCTTCCATATTATTTGTATTACGTTTACGATTTTTGACTTTTTTATCTTGATTCAATTTTTGCTTTTTCATTTCCTTTTCTTCATCAGTTAGTGTGTATAACAAAGGGGTGCCAATTAATTTCAGCATTGAAATACGAACACGGTCAAAACCCACCGGCATTTGTAAAATGATTAATCTGAATGTTGAATACTTATCGGGTGAATTAACATGGAAATTACGAAATACTTGTCCATTCGTTGCTGTGTCCTTTGTCTGCTGGTTATCTAACAACGACCAAGTTTCATTTGTGCTGTCTTCGTTTTTACCAACCAGCATAAATTTACGTGGAAAATTATTATTATTTGCAAATACAGGAGTTGCTAAATAATACTCTTGAAGGTATACCTGATAAGGTAAAGATATTTCAAGCCATTCTCCCTTTATCTCATAATATTGTTCATCACTACCTACATTCGTTGTAAACGTATTTTCGTCCATTCCACCACCTTGGTAGTTTGATGGAAATGATTTACTATAAGGTGACTGTTTATAAGCAGGATAATTCATTGTCATACCATCATAGCTTTCATTATTTTTGTAATTACATTCCCACATACTAGTAAAATCATTGTTAAATGCATTATAAGCCATATTGTTGATATCAGAGTATGATGAAGAGCGAATTATATACGAACCATTCGGGTCTAGCTGTTCATTGATAGGCAATTCTTGTATTATTTCATTATTAGATTCAAAATCTATTTCATTCTGTAAAGGTACGATTTGAAATGGAGTATTACTACTGGTCATTCTATATAATGTATATTGATATTATACATTATCTATTTATTCCATTTGAAAAATATATAGTACAACATTGTAGTTCCTAAAACAGTCAGCATCATATTTACATACATAGTGTATCTGTATTCTTCTTCAAAATCTTCTCCCATAGTATTCATTTTGCTACTACTATTTTCACCTACTTCGGTATCCATGATAGCCAAATCATTTCGCATTTTTTGTAAATCTTTGTGTTCTTTTACCATTTCATCAAACTCCCGTTTGAAAGAAGCACTCAAAGTTATATCCCCTTTCACTGGAGCATCTTGTAACGTTTTTATCTTTTCTTTTGCTGTTTCATATGCGTCTAGAACATACTCTTTATCCATTTCTTCATCTCTACAATTTAAAGTATTATCAGGGTTTTCGGTAGAACTATTGCAAAGGACATATCGTGCATATTTTTGGTTGAAATCATTAATAGCATCGGTCAATTCATTTTTATTCATTAATGACATTCCTTCTATTGTTGGCATAATATTCATCTCTAGATTCCTTTTATATTATGCGGCGATTTTTCTATTTCTGTAAATCAAATATATTATTAACCCAATTCCCAATGTTAAGTTTACGGTATTTAATAAGGTAAAATTAAACATGTCTAAAGAGTCGTTATATTTCTCTTCTGAACCACTGTGATTTCCCTGTTTTTTGTAAATGTTATCCGCATATTGTTTGTTACGACATAATTCACGACGAAAACAAGGCATACCGTTACGAATTGTATCACTTCCTTGCGTTATACCTTCATCTGCCAAATCAGCACACTGTGTTTCAAAATCATAATCAATGGTCTCACCATTATCTTGTGTATATTTATTTTCATCTGCTTCACTCAATATTGTTACGCAACTAGCGTCGGTTGGCATGATATTATTTTCTTGAGCACTTACATAAAAAAAATCATTTGAATTGAATCCAACGATTGTTTGTTCCGACATATATATATCAAGCATATTTTTATTCTGTTTTATACTTTACGCTGTCTAATTTACACATACACGATAATAATTGTATTTCATTGCTGTTTCACTTTTTCTTTCAAATTCCACAATATCTCCAGGACGTAGACATATTGCCAGTGCTTGTGGGTCAAATCTTGAAATTTCTGGCAGCTGTTTATTGTTTTGAATATTGAATTTTTGCTTAAACACAGATACTTCTTCCTCATTCAATACAGAACACGGTGGAACATATTGATGTTTAAGAAGGTTATATTGCAATCGCTTAATATTATGAACTACTACCATATACTTGTTTTGTTCCCAAGTATATTTTAATCTTGAAATGAGTGTTTCATTCGGTTCATCGTTCGCAATCACAATCAATGTATCTTCAACACTTAAAGCATTTTCTATTTCAAATAATTCTTCTATTAATTCATCTAAATTTTTCTTTCCTAATGTTTTCTCTTCAAAGAAATGAATATACACTTTCTTATTATCTGTTTCTCGTTTCACTAGCATATCCATTTGCTTGTTGTCATACATTACATCCACTGCGTTAATACTGAAGTTCTTGTATTCAGATACATCATAATTGATTTCTTCCAATTGTTCTAGAACATTCAATCTAGCATTGTATAATTTCAAAACTTTATTAGAAGACATTTTTACTATAAATAAAAAGGATACTTTTTTATTTATGTTATTCATTAATCAATTTTTATCAAATTTAAAACCCCATTTTCTTAATAATCACCTTTGAAAAATCTAATAGACCGCCATCACTTTTTTGATTATCTTTTTCATTTGACCCATCACTAACGTTATTGGTAACTGAATCTCCCAACACATTATCATTTGATTGTGTTGTATCCAATACATTACCCCCTGCTTGTGTATTTGATGTTTCCACAGTTGGTCCTGCATTACCACCTGTATTAATATTAATAACAGGAGCATACGTCATAGTATTTCCTCCCGCTGTTGTCATTCCCATTGGAGGCATTGGTGGTGATTCTGGACGGGGTTTAATATCCATTACAGTTACTACTTGGATGGTATCCATTTCTAATGGATTAACTGTTTGCCCTGTATAATTCGCATCTAATTCAATGGTTAAGAATTTACCATCAATGTCTGTAATATTCCACAAGTGTCCCTCTACTTTATCCCTCAAATAAATGACCTGGTCCCCAATTGAGTATTCTTTTGCTCGTGTTTCTAACATTGACTCCCCGCTATTTTGTGATGGAGTGGTTTGTGGCATTCCCATTGGAGGCATTGGTGGTGATTCTTGACGGGGACGAATATCTTCTGCTGTTATAACACGTGTTATGTTAGCGTCGGATGGACTTGCCATTTCACCTACATAATTTGGGTCTAGTTTAATCGTGATTAAATGTCCATCTATGTTTGTGATATTCCAAAGTCTGTTTTCTACTTCGTCCTTCAAATAAAACACTTGTTCCCCTACTGTGTATTTCATTGCTTCTTGTTTTAATTTATCCCACGGACCATCCATAGGGCTACCTTCAGGTGTTTTGGGTGAAAACATTGGGTTTTCTTCCGGTGTAGGAGTGCCGTATATATATCTGTATAACTCATCTGGGTCTGTGGGTGATTTATCATCAGTCTTTTCTTCACTCGGTAATGTGCTCTCAATAGAAGGTTGTTCTTCCTTTGATGTAATATCCAGTGTAGGGAATACACTTGCATCTTTTAATCTTTCTCCAATACTTTTTTGAAGCTTACTAATTACTTCAGCATCTGCCGCATTAGGCATATACATCAAATTGTGAATATTCTTTGAAAATGACATACTACTAATGTGGTCTATTGTGTCTTCAGTAATAATACGCATTTGAACATTAATCGTTTGTAACTCTTGCATTAACAACTTGAACGTGTATGGAACACAAATAATACTGAAATCACGACCATATTTGGACATTTGCTCTATTTGGAAATCATCACTATTTAATGAACCGACGTATTGTAAAGGACCATCAGCCATAGGACTCAACATTATACTCTTTTCGGGGTTATACACACTCATCATACCTGTTTTATTACATACCGCAAAATAATACTTATCACCACGTTCCATCATAGATTCATTCAAAAACGCAGCAGCACCGTGTGAAATAACCGAATCACGTTCCATTTCTCCTATACGCAACCCACCATCATTTGCTCTTCCAGAAACTGCTTGATGTGTTAACGCTGTTCGTGGTCCTTGTGCTCGGTAATTAATTTTGTCTTTTACCATGTGTTTCAAACGCATATAATAATTAGGTCCCATGAAAATCTCACTTTCTAATTGTTTTCCATCCATTCCATTGTATAATATTTCATTTCCACTGGAATGATACCCTAACTCATTCAGCATGTCTCCAAATACTTTCACTTTGGTTCCTTTATTGTTAAATGCCGTGCAATCCCCGTATCCACCGTGTAAAACACACGCTTTCCCTGTAATACATTCTACCAAATGCCCGATTGTCATACGAGATGGAATTGCGTGAGGATTAATAATTAAATCTGGACGAATACCATCCTTTGTAAATGGCATATCACATTCTTTTACAACCAATCCTACAGTTCCCTTTTGTCCTGCTCTTGACGCCATTTTATCGCCTATTGCTGGAATACGCTGTTCTAGAACACGCACTTTTGCTATACGCCTACCTTCATCGTTATCAGTAATAAATGTTTTGTCTACAATACCTAATTGTCCTTTCTTTGTAGTCTTTGATTCATCCAAATACTTTTCACTTTCTTCAGATTCCCGCGATACCATACCTATTAATACCGTTTTATCGTTTACCTCCGTTCCTTCCCGAATAATACCGTGTTCATCTAACATACTATAATCATACCCTGTTTTTGTACCTACTACATCATTCTGTGATTCGATATTAACAAACTTTTTTGTTGTAATATTAGTGGAAACTTTGCTCTTCTCTTCGTGGCTAGCATAAGTTGAAAAGTAAGTTGTGCGGAATAATCCACGTTTTATAGCTGCCTCATTTACTAAAATCGCATCTTCTACATTGTATCCTGTATAGCACATAATAGCAACAATAGTGTTCTCGCCATATGGGTTTTCCTCATTATCAATGAATTCCAAGTAACGGGATTTTACCAAAGGAACTTGTCCATAATTCAATAATACTGCTGTCTTATCCATTCTCATACTATAATTCGTATGATATAGAGAACAAGCTTGCTTACTCTGTCCACAAGAAAATGAGTTACGTGTAGCAGGGTTGTTTTCCGGAAAGTTTATTAAGTTGCACATCATACCAAAAATAAGGGATTCGTGAATCTCCATATGGGTATGAGCATTTGTATTTTCTAATTCTTCATTACTTAATGCAATGAATGCTTGTTCCGTTTCATTTGTATCAATATAATCAATTATTGCTTTATTTTTGTAAAACCGTTTAATCTGTGTAAGTTGTCCTTCATTGTCTTTCTTTTCATCTGGAGTTATCTCATACAAATCTTCCATCTCATAAAACTCATTATTATTCAATAATACCTCTTTCTTACGTTTATTCATACCCAATACAAAATCACTCCAATGTAGAGTATCTTCTTTCAATTGTTTTTGGAAATTTGCGTTCTCAAAAGACATTTTCTTTGTTTCATTGTCTTTATAGAAAATTGGACGACAAACACGCCCACCGTCTGTATAAAAATATACTGTTTGTTCTTGTATATCAAATGAAATACTCGTGTAAATAGGAATAAGTCCTAATCTACGATGTAACTTCAATGTATCTACCATTTGAATAGGATTATCTATACATCCTACCCAGTATCCATTAATAAATAATCTTGTATGTTTAGAAATCCACAAAGGATTATGGTCATCTAATAAATGAATATGAAAATGTTTTTGTAAATAGCTAATTAATTCTTCTCTAGAATAACCTTCAGTAACATAGGTGGCAATAGATAAATGTTTATGTATACCAATGTTACCACCATCAGGCGTATCAATTGGGTCAAACATACCCCATTGAGTTGCGTTCAACAAACGAGGACCTACTACTTTGGCGGTAGCATCCAAAGGCAAATTCGTTTTACGTAAATGACTTTTTGCAGAATTGGATGATAACCGATTCAAATCTTGTAATGCTCCAATACGTTTTGTATGGCTATACGCACCCCAGTCACCCTTAAATGCTTTCCGGAACCCTTCCTCTAATAATCGCTGACCGAATATTGCGGAATGCTTTTGACGCACTAATTCATATAAATCTTCCCCGTAAGAGCCAAACTGAAATGTGATGTTTTCCTCAAATCCTAAATGAATGTTGTGTAACTGGATTTTGTAATATTCACGAAACAAATCATACATCATAGAACCTATTAATTCTACACGCTTGAATTTATAATTATCGCGGTCAGTTAGTGGTTCATTGCCATTATATACTAATAGCAACTTCAAAACAATATGTCCCAGGAAATAAGCCTTTTCATTAAAATTTAGTTCTCCTATATGAGGTAAAAAATAATCTGCTAATATCTCCATAACATATTCTACTGTTCCACCCTTTGTTAATAACCGAATGTAATCTATTGCTTGCTGTTGAGTAAAAATATTCCCAGAATCATATACAGAAGGAACTAACAAATCCTCCAAATGACTATACTTTTCACGGTCTAATAAACAATATTCCACAATTTCCTTATCAGTTAAGATACCTAATGCACGAAATACGATAAACAATGGAACCGGTTTCCTTACATTTGGAATTGCCACAACAATATTCTTCTGTGAATATGTTGCATTAGGTGCTTCTAATTTTACTGCTAATGTTCGCACTGGTTTGGATACATTCTCTGATACAGACCTAATTTCAGCAGAATATAAGTATTTTTCATTTCCATCTTCACGAATATACATCATATTATTTCCAAATTTCTCTTGAGGGACTACTGTCTTTTCTTTTCCATCAATAATAAAATATCCACCCAAGTCGTTCTTACATTCACCCATATTGAATCGCATTTCTCTTGGTAATTCGTGTAGTATACAGAAATCACTTTGAAGCATTACAGGAAACCTACCTAAATACACCTTCTCCATAGTCAATTTACGGTGCTGAACCCTTCTTCCGTATACATCTTCTACTACTGATTCAGCGGTCAGTTCTTTTATTAATACACTTTGTTCAGCTGAAACCTCTTCTACTTGCTTCTTCTTACGCTTCTTTTTATCTTTCTTTTCATTTCCTCCTACAATACTACCGTATTCATACACTTCATTTTCTACTATGTGACTATCGTCACCACCGACTATTGCCGGCTCTTCATTTTCGTCCAAAATATCCATAAATTCTACATCTACGTCATAATGAATAGTCATACCATATGTCATATCTCTTAATCTGGCTTCATTTGGAAACATATAATGAGATGCATCATCATCATAAATAATTGGTTTTCCAAAGTAAATTCGGTTTCCTTCTTTACCACCCAAATACATTAAACATTCTTGTTTATATGTTTCAGTTGCCTTGTCATAATTTACTTGTAATTTCAATGGATTACTATCTTTGAAGATTTGATATATGTCTTTTTTGAAAAAATTGTCATACGAATCAATATGATGTCTTACTAAACATTGTGGATTGTCTTCAAAATGTTTTCTTATGATTTTCCATACTTCAGCATTTTCCATTGCTTTTAATTGTATATAATCTATATAGATTGTTATCTTTATCTCAAAACACTATATTTTCATTTCTATATCCTGTAACTGATTTAAATATAAACTAACCTACCTATTTATATTTGTTTTTACTAACATGTGTGGGATATTTGGTATATTATCTGCGAATAGTAACCAAGTATTATCTAAGACTATTTACCAAACTATATTAGATGCATTAAAAGAGTTACAAAACCGTGGGTATGACTCTTCCGGAATTGGATTACTACCTATGTCTGCGGAATGGCTATTTCAAAAAGATTCATCAACTGAAACAATAACCTCTATTGAAAAAATAGAAAGAAGAAGTAATCTTATTCCTACAAACATACCCATTCACGTTGGATTTGGACATAACAGATGGGCTACTCACGGTGCCAAAAATTCATTAAATGCTCATCCTCATATATCCAGTAATGGTGTTGTTGGTGTAGTTCATAATGGCATTATTGAAAATTATAAAGAGTTAAAGCAATTCCTTATTGAAAATGGGTTCAGTTTCATATCAGAAACCGATTCAGAAGTCATACCTAATTTAATAGCTTACTATTATAAGATTGATAAAAACCCTATTGATGCTATTCGCCATAGTATTGAACTACTACAAGGCACATATGGATTAGTTGTCATTTTTAATGGTATTAGCATGTATGGCGTCAGCTCTGGTTCTCCCGTATTGTTCGGTCATAATTCTGGGTACGGCATGTTCAGTTCAGAGCCAGCTGGATTTTGTAATCTTGTTGATACATATATTACACTAGACAATAATGATATTTGTGAAATGACTCTTGATAATGATACTGTTCGTGTAAGAACGAAAAACATGTATACGGAGAAAAAGGTCCCTGACATTTTTGAAACATTATCAACTCCTAGTCATTATAAGCACTGGACTCTTAAAGAAATATACGAACAACCTCTTGCTATTATGAACACTCTAAATAATGGTGGTCGTATTTATGATGATTCACACGTAAAACTAGGAGGATTAGATAGTTGTAAAGAGGATTTACTAGCATGTCAGCATATTGTGTTTGTTGGGTGTGGTTCTTCTTTTTTTAGTGCTTGTATTGGCGAAAAATATTGTAAAAAACTATGTAATTTTCAAAGTGTTGTTGCAATTGATGGATGTGAATTTGAAGAATGTGATATTCCACAAAATGGAAAAGTATGTTTTGTATTTATTTCCCAATCTGGTGAAACAAAGGAATTACATAAATGCTTACAACTTATTCAAAGAAATACAGAAAGGGTTAATGATTGTATTACCGTCGGTGTTGTAAATGTCGTTGATTCCCTCATTTCACGTGAAGTAAAATGTGGTGTTTATTGTAATAGTGGGCGAGAACGTGGTGTAGCATCTACCAAATCATTTACGTGCCAAACCATTTGTTTATCACTTATTTCTTTATGGTTTTCACAAAATCATTACCCTGATTCAGGTGTTGCTACTAAATCTGATTTAATTAAAGATTTACAAACTTTATCTTCATCTTATACAGAATTATTTACCAACCACATACAACAACAATTACAAAAATTATTATCTAAATTCAGTTACATTACGAAAGTCTTTATTTTAGGAAAGGGAACTGATTACTTCATTGCGAAAGAAGCTTCTCTTAAGTTGAAAGAAATTGCCTATGTACACGCTGAACCTTATTCTAGCAGTTCATTGAAACATGGACCATTTGCTTTATTAGACCAAGAATTCCCAGTTATATTGATTGATACCCAACCTGAATATTATGTTAAAAACGATATTGCTATACAAGAAATAAGTTGTCGCGGAGCACCTATTTTTATTTTTACAAACCGAAGTATGGGAATAAAAGATAATCCTAATATTATCAAAGTTCCTTCTTCAAATTACAGTTTCTTATTTGTCCTTCTGTATTTACAATTGTTTGCCTACAATATTTCTATTCAAAGGAATATTAATCCAGACATTCCACGAAACTTGGCGAAAGTTGTTACCGTTGATTAATTTTTCCTCTTTAATATATATAATGGACGAACAACAAAATACTATTAATGCTTTATTTGGTCCTCTTCCAAAGGACTATTGCTTATACTTCTACATCTTAACAGTGCTTAACTTTATTGTATTAATCATTTTCATTGTTTCTTCTTTATATATTGGCTTCACAGAGAAGAAGAAAATGGAATACTTTATTCAAGTATTGTCACTAGCTATGATTTACTTCGTTGTTTATTTCCAAAATAGATTAATGTCTACCATTTGTTATAGTGCACTTGAGTAAATATGCGTAATAAACACACCTAAATTTTAAAATTATAATGTAAAATGGATATTTTATATTATAGCAATTATTGCAAACATAGCCAAAAGGTCGTACAAACTTTAGTAAAAGGTAACTTACAAGATAAACTCAGTTTTGTATGTATAGATACTCGTAAGCGAGATACTAAAACTGGACAAACCTATATTTCAATGGAAAATGGCTCAAAAGTTGTTTTACCTCCCAACGTCCATAGTGTTCCCGCATTATTACTCATTAACCAAAATTATCGTATTATTCTAGGAGACGACATTATAAAGCACTATCATCCAGAAATCTTGAAATCCCAGTCAAAAGCTTTACAATCCAATGGAGAACCTATGGCATACCAACTCACCAAATCTTCAGGTGGAACAAATATTGTTTCAGAACAATTCACTTCCTATGATATGAGTCCTGATGATTTAAGTGCAAAGAGTATTAGTTCCAATCGTCCTATGTATGACTATGTTACTGTTAATGGAGATAATATGAGTATTGCTACCCCAGATGACACTTACAAACCCAATAAAATTGGTGGAGATATTACTGTTGATAATTTACAGCAAAAACGTATGGATGAAATTAATCAAATTTTACCTAACAAACAGCCTATGATTATATAGAAATAGTATAACTCTATGGAAAATAATTTTATACATAACTTCTGCGAATCCAGATTAACAAATAATCAACCCCCTGAAATTTATAATTCATACACTTCATTATCTATTACATTATTTCCGCTGCTATTAGGGTTTCCAAAGAATACTATTTTTTATAATGTTGCCTGTATGCTTGCTTTTAATGGAGTTGCTAGTTTTTATTACCACTACCGCTTAAACTGGATTGGTAAACAGGCTGATGAAATCTCCATGATATTGGCTAATTACTATGGTATTTGGGGTTTATTGAAAATGTATTATATTAATAGCAAGCCCTTATTAAATTGGTATAACGGCTGGAACACCATGTTCATGATATCTTTCTTGACTAGTAATACCATTTCTTCCAACGATATATTATTTCCATTATTATTTTCCTTGTATATGGGCGTCACTTTATTCTTGATTGATAATGTTTCCAACAAATATGGTTACCCGTATAAATACCATATTATAGTCTCTGGTATTGGAGCTAAATGTTGGATCATTTCAGAAATTTGGTGTAATGAGTACACCCAATACGGACACGTCATATGGCATCTATTATTCCCCCTTGGATTTTATTCATTGGTTTTACAATTTGATAGAGAATTTAGAACATTAAAATATAATCATTCATTTTAGAATTTACCAATCATTAAAATGGTGCGTTAAAAATTTTGAAAAAAGCATTTAGAACTATATATATAGTGTATATTATGGCAACAAAGTCGTCTTTCTTGAAAGCATATAACACTCACTTTTTTGAATTCTTGGATGATGTTATCCGTATTTTGCCGGAAGACCCTGATATCCAGAAGGCACGTAATTCTTTTGAAACTATCAAAAAGATGAATCCTACTTCCCTATGTAAAGCATGGATGAAATTTGTATATGTTCCTTACAAAGACGTAATTGATGCCGGTGATATTTCGTTTTTCTACGATAAGGACTATGGTGCAGACGTAGCACATTTACCAGATGCGAAAGAAATCTTGTCTATTATTGATAAAATCCGTATGCCCATTAAGACCATGGATGAAACGAATAAAGCACATTGTACAAAGTACGTTCAAAACTTAAGCAAGATTGCTATGCTATATAATCAAGCTTCATAGGTTCACTCAAATAACAATGCTGTAATTTACAATATTATTTGTATATTATATTAATTAATAATGACCATTTTAATACATTATTAATGTTACAAAAATGATATATAAATTTTATATAAATATCTTTATTGACTTATGCGGACAATACTTGTCATAGGTTCGGGAGCTAGGGAGGTAAAAATTATTCAGAAATTAACGGAAGATGCGTTAGAAGAAATTAATATTATATGTATCAAAACACAAGAAAATGATGCAATTGATAAACATTGTTTTAAAGTTGTTTCAATGTATTTATCAATGAACTTATCAATTAAAGAAATGATGGACCGTATAAAAGAAGATATTCATTTTTGTATAATTGGACCAGAAGCTCCATTAAAAGAAGGTTATGCTGATTATTTTGAAAATAAACAGATACCTTGTATTGGACCTTTACAATATTACGCACAAATAGAGACGAGTAAGCAATTCTGTAGAGAGTTTCTAAATAGTGAAGCAACATTACAAAACTATTCTCCAGCTTATATGGTGATTGATAACAATAATAAGACAACTGAATCAATTAAAAGTGTATTTGATAGTTTTGATGAAATAGTGATTAAAAAAGATGGTCTTTGTGGAGGCAAGGGTGTTACTGTCCAAGGATATGATTTTTCTGACAAGCATAAGCAAATTAATTATGTTTTAAATTCTAGTGATTCATTTGTAATTGAGGAAAAATTAGAAGGAGAAGAATTTTCATTTTTAAGTATGACTGATGGTTATAATAATATTCAGCATTTTCCTCCAATCCAAGATAATAAACGTTTATTAGATGGTGATAATGGACCAAATACTGGTGGTATGGGATGTATAATAGCAGAAAATAATACATTACCATTTTTGGAACAGGAAGATATAGAAACAACCAAAAAAATTAATACAAGAGTGATTGAAAAACTTAATGAGTTTAAAGAACATAATAATTTATCAATTGGATATCGTGGAATCTTGTATGGGAGTTATATTAAAACTAAAAATGGAATATATATTATAGAATTCAATTGTAGATTTGGCGACCCAGAATGTATAATAGCTTTATCATTGTTAGAGAGTAATTTTTATTCTATATGTTTAGACATGATATCAGGAACATTAACACGTCCTTTTGTTTTTTCTAATAATGCAATGATGTGTGTATACGCTGTTCCGGAAGATTATCCAAAAGTGGTGGAAAGTGACTGTTATGATATTTATTTTGATAATGAATTTAATTTTGAAAACCTTATTTTTAGTAATGTAAAAATAGTAAACAAACATATCTATTGTCTAAAATCTAGGACTATGTGTTGTGTTGCTCGTGGTAAAGGATTATACGAATGCTATACAAATATATATAAAAATATGAAATATATAAAAGGTCGTTTGTTTTATAGAAAAGATATCGGACGTAAATTTTTAACAAATTACGAACAGTCTGGGGTTTCAATTAAAAATGGAGACCAAGCAATACAGAACATTAAAAAACTAATTCTTTCAACATACAATAAAAATGTGTTAAGTGAAGTAGGTTCATTTGGCGGTGAATATAAATTAGGAAATGATACATTAATAGCGAGTATAGATGGTGTAGGCACAAAATCTATTCTAGCAAAAAAATTCTTTGGTGAAGATGCATACTACGAGCTAGGGAAGGATATTGTTGGTCATTCTATTAATGATATTTTAGTACAGGGAGCATATCCTTTATTTTTCCTAGATTATTTTGGAGCAAATAATTTGAATTTAACTGAATTTGAAAACTTTATAAAAGGAGTAACTGATTGCTGTTTAGAGAATGGACCGTTCCCTATACTTGGTGGTGAAACAGCAGAAATGCCTTTAATATATAATGATGATAAAACTGATTTAGTTGGTTGTATTATAGGTAAAAAAGATACCCGATTTTTCCCTAACAAAGTTAAACCTGGTGATATTATTATTAATTTACCTTCAGTTAGTCCACATACAAACGGCTACTCATTAATAAATAAAATTGTTCACGATAAGGATGTTCACGAAGAAATGAAAAAAACATTAGTAAAGCCCCATAAATGTTATTTACCAGAAGTATTGACGTTTATTGAATTGTTTGGATATGATAAATTAAATGCTATGTGTCACATAACAGGAGGTGGATTTCATTCTAATATGAAAAGAGTATTGCCAACCAATATGGAAGTAGAACTAGATGAAATTGAATTACCTGATTGGTGTATATATTTATTAGAACAAGGAGTACCAAAAGAAGAATTATTAGATGTTTTTAATTGTGGAATAGGGTATGTTTTAGTTGTAGATAGTTCAGTTGAGTTAGACAAATTCTATGTTCCTCATAAAATTATAGGTAAGGTTGTACATAATAAATTAGATAGAACTGAATACAAATTAATTACAAAAAGTAGTAAACCAAAACCTCGTATTGGAATAATTATGGGAAGTGATAGCGATTTATTATGTATGAAAGATGCTGCTGAAATATTGGATAAATTTAACATTCCTTACGAAATAACTATTGTATCAGCACACAGGACACCCGACCGTATGTATTCTTATGCTAAAACCGCAGCTGATAGAGGCTTACAATGTATAATAGCAGGTGCAGGAGGTGCGGCACATTTGCCTGGGATGGTAGCTTCATTAACTAGTTTGCCTGTCATAGGAGTCCCTGTAAAGTCTAGTTCTCTTTCAGGAAATGATTCTCTATTGTCTATAGTACAAATGCCTAGAGGTATTCCAGTTGCTACAGTTGCTATACATAACGCGACAAACGCTGGACTTCTTGCTTGTCGTATTATTGGTTGTCAAGATAGACTTGTTCTCAAAAAAATGAATGAATTTATGAAATCACAGGAAACAGACGTTTTAATAAAAGCAAAAAGTATGGAAGAATTAGGTCATATGGAATACTTAAATATATGGAAATTCTAATTACGAATTCAGTTTAAAATAAAATTTCCATTCCCAACTGCTTAACGTCTCATATACATGAGTTAAAAAAATACCTGGGTTCACCAAGTAATACAATACTACTTCCTGATAACTGCCATCGCAAATTTGTTTATGTTCTTCTGATAATTCAATGTAATTTATATTTTGGTCTTCGCGTAATGTCTCCATCGTTGCTATGTTATAAACCAATTAAATACCTTTAATTAGTTTATATTATTTCTTTTCTTTCCCTTTTCTCGACCCACGTTTGTTCTTTTGTTTTTTCTTCTGTGTTACGCTTTTCTTCTTTTGCTTTCTTTTTCCTTTTACTGATACGTGTTTCTTTTTCGTTTTACGCGTTCTTTTATTCTTTTTATATTTTCCTCCTCCGAACTGTGCGGCATCTTCACGATTCTCAAAAACATATTTAATCTCTCCTATTTTTTGATTTATCATGTCTTCAATTAAATCGGAATTTGTGCCATAACAGTCATCTTGCGTGTATCTTTCCATCATAAAATTCTCAAGATGTTCTCTCCTTTCTTTTACAGTCATTCCTTGCCATTCAGCGAGCCTACCATCCCAAGATTCAGACCATTCGTTCATCAAAGTGCCTGGGTCTGGTTGAATAACACCATCTATTTTTGAAAGGCAATATAAGGTTATTATTTTTTCAGTTTTTACAAAGTCATCTATGCTATATACTTGTGCTGCTGCCCCTAATAGGGACATAAAAAAACGCTCACGAATACCACCAGCACAGCTTACTGTGTCATCATCACCGCTATAAGCACCGTGTGTTTCGTCAATAAAAACACTAATGTATGCTTCTGTAAAACGCTCATCTTGGTTAAATGCGAAGTCGACCGCTTTGTTCATTCGTTTTGCAAACTCTGCTGTCGTATCTTCCTCGCTACAAAGGCTTATTTTATCTATTACTGTCTCTAATTTACCAAGTAACGCTTGTTTGTCAATTGATGTAAAATTATTGTCGCCATTTATGAAATCTGCAAACTGTTGTTGACGTGCCCTATAATTGAAAGTAGTACTGGATGAATCATCAACGCCAATCGTTTCTAAAAACTTTTCATTATTAAAAAGTTTACTTGATTCTCTATGCACTTCGTAAGCTGCATTGGGTTCTTGCACCGTGAAAACCGTACCTTCTAAAATCGCCTCGGCGAAAAGCGCATTGGTTATATCGGCATTTATTAAATTCGCAACTCTTAAATTCGCACCTGTAAAATCCGCACGTGTTAAAGTCGCCTCTGTTAAATTCGCGTTTTCTAATATCGCCTCTATTAAAGTCGCATCTGTAAAGTTCGCACGTTGTAATTGCGCATCTTCTAAATTCGCAAGTGTTAAATCCGCACGGTGTAATTGCGCACGGTGTAATTCCGCACCTTTTAACTTCGCATTTGTTAAATTCGCGTCGTGTAATATCGCACGGAATAAATTCGCATCTTGTAATCTCGCACGTGTTAAATTCGCCCCTGTTAAATTCGCACGGTGTAATTCCGCGTAGTGGAAGAACGCATTTTCTAAATTAGCATTTGTTAAATTTGCGTCGTGTAATATCGCATGGTGTAAACCAGTTAATTTTAACTGCGCACCCTCTAACGTCGCATATGTTAAATTCGCACCGTATAAGTCCGCACGGTATAAATTCGCATCGGGTAACCAGGCACGGAGTAAATTCGCATCTTTTAGCATCGCACCTGTTAAATTCGCACCATCTAATTCAGCATGGTATAAATTCGCACCTGTTAAATTCGCACCTGTTAAATCCACACGTTCTAGATACGCTTCTTGTAATTCCACACCTTTTAATTGAAAACCTGATAAATTCGCATCGGATAACCTAGCACGGTTTAATTTCGCACCTTCTAACATCTTACTTCGTATGACTGCTTGTATTGAATCCGGATCTGTTGGAGGCGTACCTAAATCCACACCTCGTAAATCCGCACCTGTTAAAGTAGCACCTTGTAATTTCGCACCTTGTAATTTCGCACCTCGTAAATCCGCATCTGTTAAATTCGCCCGTCGTAAATCGAAACCTTGTAAATCCCTATTTTGTAAATTAACCTCAACTAACACCGCACATTCTAAATTCGCACGTGTTAAAGTCGCACCTGTTAAAGTCGCATCTGTTAAATTCGCACGGAAAAAATTCGCACGTGTTAAAGTCGCACCTGTTAAAGTCGCACCTTGTAATTTTGCGACTGGTAATTTCGCATCTGTTAAAATCGCACCTGTTAAATTCGCACCTGTTAAAATCGCATCTTTTAATCTCGCACCTGTTAAATTCGCCTCTGTTAAATCCACATTGTGTAAATCAAAACCTTCTAAATTAGCCCCTGCTAAATTCATACCCCTTAAGCGTTCATCCCGTGAATCCATATTTCGTAAATATTCTTCAGTCACCATTTGAGTATCTTCTGTAGTGCTATCTTCCATTATAGTATATATATATATATGTATACATATACTATCCCACTTTCTCATAACGAAGATGAAAAAGTATTTATACATCCATTAAATACAATGTATAATGTGGATGTTCTCCTTCAAAATAGTTAAATATATCTTTCTTTGTTAGTTTACGTTCTTTCTTATGTATAATCCGGTGTTTATACACTTCATTATGTATTTGTTCTAATGCAAACCGCCATTTATCTGTTATACTAATTCCTTCTTTCTTTTGATAATAACGAATGTATAAATCATACAAATATTCAACAAACTTGTAAAAAATACTCCGTTCATTACGATATTTAAATAAATCTTTTTTTATTATGGGACCTTTCTTACGCCGTAAACATAAATATATAAATACATTCATACTGTTCACAGTTCGCAATTGTTTTCGTATTCTATACCAATAATTTAGAACCTTGTAACGCTTCCCATTTTCATTTAATGTATATACTACTCCGTCTATATTCTGACTGCAAACATCCATTTCTATCTCCTCCATATTACAACTGTCAAAATAGTAACGCTTTGGAAAACAAATTACCCCTTTAACATTGGAAAAACATTCCCAATTTTCATATTCGTTTGCTTGTATGAATCTGGCATATAACTCATTTATTTCATAAACAGAGACCAAATATAATTTTTCATCACGATAACTACATACAAAAGTATAACTATGATTTTTTGACATCATCTTTATTATTGGTGAGTTCATCAGTTCACCATCGTGCTGTAACTTTTGTTTAAAAATATCAATATATCGTTGCATAGAATACCCAGATGGTTTATTATACCTATACTTTTGTTTTCCACCCGTATTATATTTTACGCCAATTTCCCAACGAAACGTGCGTGTATCAAAAAACAAGTTCAACATTAGACCATCAATAAATTCATTTATAACACATTTACTCGGTTCAATACAATGCGCTTTTTTGTCACGTATATTAACAAAATTTTGCAAAATGGGAATAGATGGTGGACTGAAAGATAACAACTTTCGCTCTGGAAAAGAAAAAATAACGGAACGATAGTTTTTTATTTTATCATCATTGAAATTAACATAATCTTTATCATATGCTAGTAAAGAATATAAGCGGTCTCCAGCTAAATTTTTTGTAATTTTATATTCCATTGACGGTCGTGTAGATACATCCATTGATAAATAATAATAGCCATATAACATTTATTCTTTTTGTTTTATTATCCACAAAGGTAATCTCTATATCCTTGTTGTTTTTGAAAAACAATAACGAAATAAATTATTTACAAGGATAATATATACAGTTTTATATAATGGAATCACCCAATGTTATTGAAAAAAATGATGTTACCTTAAACAATGAACTATCAACCAACAAAAATGATGAGCGTTTAAGTTTAGAATATGGTGATATTATCGAAATACATTCACCTTCCAATCCTACCTACCATGAGTCATTATTCTTTGTTTCTTATCGTGATGAAAATGTTGTTGATATTAATAAAATATCTAGTGGTGAGACCTCCACTTTGAATATTCTGGATGATGGTTCTTTTAGCGACGAAAGTATTGAATTCATTGTTTTGGTAAGTCGTAGTGAGGAATATGGCTATGCACGCCAAAACAAATTGCTTCCAAAAACTTGGATTGAAATACAAATTGGCGGGGATGTCAAACAAATTATTACAGGTGAAATCACTGATTTGGAAGAGGACCAGATTGAAATAACTACTTACCCTGAATTACAGGTATTCTACATTGACTTTGAATACAAGGGAATCCCAAGGAATATCCCTATTGATGAAATATTAATCCGAGAAAAACCAGAAGCTTTACAGAAAATTGGGACATTAACTAGTCTTCGTGAAAAACAAGAAGAAGATGGAACAGAAGGATTAACATTGGACGAAATACACGAACCTGCTACTATTGAGTTTAATGAACAGGGAGAATCAGTTATTACTTTACCTGAAGGAACCGTTACTGATGAAACATTTAAAGAACATTTACAAGAACTCTATATTGATGCCAATGAAATCATTTTTGGAGAAGAAGTAGAAACCATCAAACACGTTATTGAAATACCAGAAAATGAAATGAGATACTCTATTGAAACACAGGTTAATGATATGATGGATGGATTATTAGCTACTATTCCTAATCACCGAAGAAATATTAATGTCATGGCATCCGTACATAGATTAATTAGTCGTTTTAAAGAACTTCGTGACAAATATTCACTTTTTGATGATGATAGCGATATTCAAGGGAAAAAGAAGTATGGTTCTAACAATAAACCATTAATTGAACGTCTCAAAAATATGGATATGAACTTAAAATGGTTAATCCCAGTAGTATCCCTCCGCAAATATGTTACATTTGATGAAACAAAATACGAAGGAACCCCCGATGTAATTAACACACCAGACAATTACCTAATTGACACCGCATTCAGTAAGATTGAGACTTTTCATAAATCTAAACTACCTGGTGTCCGTGGAAATTATAGCGATACTTACAATAGTGTCTTTGATGATTTGTCTGATACTCAACCACTTAATGACCCATATAACCATTTACACAATGGAGAAGTAAATGCATACATTGAAGGTATTGTAAGTAATTTGAATAAATTTTATTCGGGGGTCTTTTCTCAATTACAAAATGAAAAGAAGTTTTTTATTCAAACCTATAATCTTGGTCTAAGTAAATTAGAGAAAACACCTGGTGCTGTTCGCAAAAATGATTATCAACGAACATCTATGACGCCTAACAATACAATCCATATTAATTCATTTATTATGATGCCACAGCAAATCGCACAGAAATCTTCTATTCATTTGCCTAATAAGAGTATTTTGGAAAGATTCAATTTACACAAAAAACCTTTGTATTTATTTGAATTGTTACACCGAAACAGAGATATATTACCTAATGTTATTGAAGATTTAACATCTGAAGTTGGATATGGTGAAGATGCAAAACTACTTTCCAAGTTTCAAGAATTCGTTATTCAATTAAACGAATTCCAAGAGGAACCAGACCTATACGAAAAATATTTACAGGCATTCATTCCAAAGACTCAAGTTATATTAGATTCTATACGCAAATACACTACTGATAAATTTTCTTTTATAAATGTTGTAAAACAACTAGAACCTTATGGTATTTACAATGAACATATCACTTTTCAACAATACAAAAAAATACATTATATTATTCGAACCAACATCAAATCATTGAAAGAACACATTTCTAAACAGTCCAAACTATTCTTTGGCTTGAAAGAGAATAATGTTATTCCTGCTCTTCGTTCCAATCCATTTTTACAGCTCTTCTCTAATAAACCTGAATTGTTAGAAGAATTCTTTTCTTCATACAAGATTAACGAGGATATTGCGATGACTACAGATGAGTTATATACTCACCTTCTTAAAACCGACGACCAGAGGTTATTTAATTCATTCATTTCTGCTATGCTCGTATCACTGGTTACTCCAGCCAATTTACTTGATAAACTTTATCCTCCTGACATTGAAAATAATGAAGATGGACAACCTGATATTCAGATGGGTGATTGTGGCCAAAAGTATATTGCTAAGAAATATAATTCGGTTGATGAAATGGAAAATGACAATGGGAATGAAATTTTCTTTGATGAAACATATGATATTACCCCATATACCTTATTAGAAACTTACAAAGAGCAAGAATCTTCTATGAGTGGTGATTTATTCAAGGAATTCTTGGAAAATGTACTAGTCAAAAAACATTATATGACCAAAGATGAGGCATCTAAAACTGTTACCAATCTATTGGTTAAAAAGAAATTGGTAGAAGATGGTCATTATGCTATCTTAGAAACAAATGAATCTACTGGCGAAGAAGGTAAAGAAAATGAACTACAAATCAAACGTGAATACTATATTCGTAAAGGTTCAGACTGGATACGTGATACCACCATTAACGATACCGCCTTCTTGGATACTGCTAGTATTTTCTGTAATATTAGCAAAGAATGCTTTCAAAATAAAAAAACAGATATCTGTGAAGACCCTTCTATTAGTATTATGCGACACCGCGAAGAGTCCAGAAAACAATTGTTAGATGAATTTGACCGCCGTATCAAAATAAGTGTTGATGAAATGGAAGCTGACCTACAGAAAACAGTTAACCATTTACTTAAGCAAATCCGCAGTAGTCGGATTATTGATGAAATAAAAGCATATCGTGCAAATAATCTTGCTTTTGAAATTGGTAAACACGTTGAGCGTTTGGATACACCTAGTTCTCCCCACGAAATTATTTTGAATAAAATATTAGGGAAGTCTGATTTCGTACAAAAACAGAACCATATTACTATATTCGTTGGAAAGTATTGTCGTCCTTATATTCCCAAACTTGAAGAAAGTCCTTATTGGTATTATTGTAAAGATACAAATATTCCGTTACTACCTACATCTATATACAAGTTAGCTAGTGCTTTTTTATTAGGACCTGAAAACTACCAGCGCACATTAGAAGAATTACGTGTTTCCCAAGGTGAAGAAAGTGATGATGGAAACGCTATTGTAGATAAATATAGTGGATTCATTTTGTGTAAAAAAGACTTCAACATTGATGAAGGATTTGATGATAGTGGATTTAGAATTGTTACACGCGATATTATTGAAGAGGACGCCGGACAAATTTACTTAAAACAAAAGAAACAAGAAACATTATTACGAAATAATCAAGAAAGTCAGCTTATTGATATTGTTTATTTTGCTATTATTGAACGAATTAGTATCCCACCAAATACATTACACGAGTTTGTTCTTCGTATTAGTAGTGAATTAATACAAAAAGAAATTTACAGTGAAGAAAAATATCAACGCTTGGCTGCCAAGAAGAAAAAAGATGAAAAGAAAGTTGAACCTTACCAAACATACAAACTACAAACATCTATTCTTATTATTTCTTCTGTATTATTTGTAGGAATTCAGACCTTAATACCTTCTATTAATGTTAGTAAAACATTCCCTAACTGTGTTCGTTCCTTCTCTGGATACCCTATGACCAATGATGATGATTTATCTGGTATTCAATATATCGCTTGTATTTTGCGTAAAATGAAAAGTTCTATTTCCCCTTGGTCTAGTATTCAACAATTGAGTGCGAAAAACTTGGAAGCTCGTATTCAAAAGGTTATTGCAAAAACCCTTGTTGAACACCCAGAAGTGGTAGAATTATATGTGAAAAAAAATACTTATAACCAGTTACATCCGGATACTACCATTCCAAAAGAACACTCATTACAAAAATGGCGTCTATTTCAACCCGCCTTAGTTCCTATTAAGATTGAAAACCCTACTATCAACGTCAGCGAAACGTTCCAAAAAGAACTACTACAAGAAATGAAAAAAGGACGACCACAACAATATCCTATGATTGCTATGCTACATTCCAAAAATTCCTTATTTTCTTATAGGTTATTACAATCCATCCACTCTATTGTGCGACAAGAAGAAACGTTACTTCATACCAGTGGTATGGTTCCTTTTCAACAAAATGGATGTTGCCACGGCGATTCTATTCTTCCTTTATCCTTTTTCAAAGAAAAAGATGTGTTATTAGAACAATACATTGAAAACGTCAAGAAAAACCAAACTTTTTTAAAAGGCTTCAAGAAATCGTCTCAAGCCTCTTTATTGTATCACGATACCTTTTCTGGAATGGAACATCCAAAAATAATTAGCGGAAATATGGAGGAGAATGTATATTCTACTATTATCAAACATTGCAAATATGATACCGAACAAAACGTTCCAGAAGAGTTCAAGGCTATTTGTTCCGATAAACCTACCAATTATGACAGCCAGATGTCCTTGTCTGAAAAAATTACATTACTTAAGCGTTCTGGAAAACAATATAATGAAAAGGATATGCGTAACTTAATGGACATTGTCCATCGCAACAATATGATTACTATGGAAAATACTCCTCCACAAGACCCTGTCATTTCTTTAAAAGAATATATTCAAGAATTAGACACACTTGATGATGAGTGTATTTCACCCAAATTGAGAGAACTCCTTTTAAAAATTATTGATGAATATGACCCAGATACATATAAAACAGAAATGAGTAAACATTTGGAAAACCTACAAATACATCTATATAATTGTAACAATGACCTTATCGACGAAATTACATCTTTTATGGAATCCAACAATCAACCTTCAATGGAAGAACTTCTTTCAGAGATTGAACAATGGAATTTTTATCAAGAAAATAATCTTGGTTTCTTCAATGTATGTAAAAACATTAAAAATAAAATTTATCAAATTACTAGTTTATATCCTAATTTATTCCAATATACCGAACAAGATGGACAACAAGGCTTACACAGCTCTTTTTATAATCATAATGAAAATGATAAAAATATTTGGAAAGTTGCTTCACGTCATTTCATTGATTTACGCGATTTACATGACGAATATTATGACCCTATTACTAAGTTTTACTATGACCCTATCCTATCAAGAGTAATGACACTTTCTCAAGAACCATTAAAATGTTTGTATAAATTTACACAATTATTACCATTGTTTAAGAATAGAAATATCAATGAATTTAAATTTATTGACGAACACTTATCGATTATGTTATTGAAATATTTATTTTTACAGTGTATTTATCAATACATCACTTCCGCAAACTCACAGGAAATTGTCAGTTATTCAAGTGAAAAAGTATATAATGAACGGAAACAATCACTCAATATGCTTGACGACGCTGTCCATAATAGTAGCACTATAGATGTTCACCGTAACGAAGATAATACCGAATTATTGAACGAGTTAGAAGAAGTTAATATTAACATTGAGAGTGGTTATTCTATTGGGCTCAAAACTTCAGAACTTATTGCCAGCATTTTACTTATTGAAGAAAAAGATAAAAAGAAATTAAATATCTCATATGATAATATTGTTCGTAAGGTTTCTCGTGCCAAAGACCACGAACGCCAAGTCCTCTATAATGATTATTTAGGTAGTATGAGTATTGAAGAACGTAGAGTTGCAAACGCACAAAAGAAATATAAACTTGGTGAATGGAATGTTGGAACACAGAAATCTATTTATCAATACAATCCGAATACATATGTTGCCGATGCTGAACGTAAAGTTGGATTCTTTGAAGTTAATAACACTGAAATTGATGTTACTGATGAAAACCCATTAGAAGTTGATAATATTGAAAACACTGACCGCGATACCCATGATATTTCACATTTAACAGAGGATTATATGGACGGCGACTTCTATCCAGAGGATAGAGACCCAGATGATTTTTATGGAAATACATAACTTTTTCTTTTGTTCTCATATAGTAGATAATGCCATCAATTAAAGGAATCATTCAAGTTCATAAATTAGCCGCTTCTATTTTATTATTTTTCATACTATTCACAATTATACATATGCTTAAGCCTACGTTATTGTATAATGAAGAAGGCGGATTCAGGCCATTTGGTGTAGGATACCGTCACAAAACTGTTATTCCCATCTGGTTAGTATCCATTATTCTTGCTATCTTCTCATATTTGGCTGTTTTATATTATTTAGCGTTTATGTAAATAAATTGTCCTATTATAATACAATTTATTTGGGCCTCATATTAAAACTTGTTCCACAACCACATTTACTTTGAATATTATCATTCTTTTTTATCAGGTCTGATAACTTTCATTTAGCTAGATTAGATATTGTTATCATACTATAAATTTATTAGTATTTATAGTATCACAATACAAATATATTCTGTCATTCTAATATAATTTATTTATATGTCACCCCAAGGTAGCCAATTGGTTGATTATTCTTTTTACCATCATATGAACTCTACTTTACAACAATGTCATAATAACCGAATGAATATTTATTACTATATCTTCAACATTGGCATTTGTGTTGTATTCTTTATTATATCTGGTATTGTATTGTATTATTGTTATAAAAATAAACAAACTGACCAAGAAAAAAGAAATCAGATGTATCGTGACCAACAATACGTCTTGTCAAAAATTAGATTCTATAAAGATGAAATGGATAAACAAGACCAAATGGTTAGTCAAATTACACAATTACCCGTTACAAATATGGAACATTTTTAATGATAATGTATAAATATATATCATAATGAATATTGTTCAAGAAGAAATACAATCCATCATTGATGAAAATAATATTGCCCAAGAACAGTTCTCTGAATTCTTACAAGATAAAAACAATATGATATCTGAATTACATATTGAAGATAGACTACACGGTGAACTTGACTTGTCTATCTTACAAGATAATGGATTCAAAAATGTCACATCCATTATTTTTGAAGAGGGAGAACTTATAAGTATTAGCAATATTCCTGACAATTTAGAAAAATTAGTATGCCCATATAATCTACTTACAGAATTAACCGAATTACCTACTTCATTGAACTATTTAGACATACAAGGTAATTATCTTTCTGAATTAGACACTCTTTCTCTTCCTAACCTAACTTATCTCAACATTAATGAAAACAAAATAACCACTCTTGACCCTTTACCACAGAAATTAGAATCATTGTTTGCTAACAATGCACAGCTACAATCTCTTGATTTTCAAGATGTGAAAAACATTAAAACCATACACGTTTCCTCCAACCCTATTTCTGTTATTCGTAACATGCCAGACAGTGTTGACGATTTTGTAGCAGAATACAATTCTAGTATTCGCTTTGAAAATTCTGTTGTTCCAGGAGAAAATAGTAAAACACAAGACAGAGAACAAGAAAATACCCCGAAAATTTCTTTCAATGAAGCTTTAACTATCTATTACAAAATGAAAGGAACATATGAACAAGAACGTAAAAGTCAAATCAAGAAAATTTACAAAAAATATGAAGATAAAGCTGAAGCTCGTCTTAAAATAAACGAATACAAACACCCTTGTGTTAAATGTGGTAATGATGTGGAAACTAAATTTTTTACAAAAGATACTATTCTAAAAGCTACTTGTGGAAATGAATCAAGCCCTTGTTCTCTAAACATTGAATTAGACACTGGTGGTTACACTCATTTACAAAGAGAGCTAATTGAGCTTAAAGATGCTGTTGAAGACGGCAAAAAGAACTTTATTATATTAAAACTTGACTCTTTATTTGGGTATAACACTGATGAAGACACCAAACATCAATATAACCAACGACTCAATGAATATAACTTTTTTAGTGAACTCTATGAATCTGCTTTACAAGAAAATAAAAAAATATATGACAATGATGAACGTTCATTATCACTACAAACTAAACAAGAACTGTTTGCAGAGAAGGTTTCTACTATTCGTGGAATGACCAACGAATATAACCAGACAAATAATAATGAATATTTACAACTTATTTCGGATATGTATATTAAAGAGCTTAAACCTCTCGCCAACGAAATACAACAACTACGTTACGAAGACAGTGAAGTTGAAATTATTGACCGTTCTCCCAACGTTCCTGGAACCGCAAAAGGTAAATTTATGGAATACATAGAAAATATTTTACACCAATATCCAGCCAGTATTGACAGTATTGACTCATTTGCTCGTAAGCAAGAAAAGGTGATGGTATTTGATATCTAATTGAAAAAAAACAAGAGACCCTATGCTGTGCCATTTTTGTTGTTCATAAATCAAATATAATACCTATATTGGTTTCCTATATTTTGATATCAAATTGTATGCTGTCAATATAAAAAGGTCTCAAAGTTACAAAAAATATTTCTTTTTCAGGAAATGTAAACTTCGTTTAGTTACACTATCTTTGTTTCAGATTCAGAAATAGAAATTATAATTTGTGTTTTGAGACCTTTATTCATGATTTTTTTGATTTTACATACAACGAGTTTGTTTTTTTTATTACCATAACTGGTGTGATAATAAAAATTTAATATAAAACGATATTAAAAGGTCTCAAAAATAGGTTATTTCCATCGAAATTAGCACTTGTTGTAGTTTGTGACTCCATCCCATACAATACCATAACGGTCACACCATGTTTTCATCTGACAAATTCCTCCCCATTTAACTTCGTCAAATTCAATCATATTATTTTGAAATTCAGAAGTATTAGATGTATTTAACAAAAGGTTATCATTCGAATCATATATTTGACCTACATTCGGGTTACCACTATCTCCTTCTGGTAAGGGCACTTTACAAAAAATCTGGTCACCTTCTTTTACTGCATCCCAGTAATCAGGACAACTGCCATATTGCGGTGGAAATGATTGATTGCTAGTATATGCTCCATTACTCATAGTAATACCAATGTATGTCAATACTAATATTAATATAATAACGGCAACCATGATTGTGATTTTATAAAAATAGTCCATCTTCTCTTATATATTATCTAAATATATTTAGTGTTCTTTCTTTTGAATTATTCTCTAATCACAAAGTATAGAACCAAATGAATAACAACTTATGGAAACCAAATAATTATAATCAAGAACATAAAATATTGCCTATTCCCACAAAAGCCAATGGACGGGTTGATATTATTCCAGAAGCCTCCCACGAATTACGTTTCAAAATGCAAGAAAAAATCGCTCTGAAAAACAATGCTACTGAATATCGCGAAGCACTCACTGGAAATTGGGAATCCACCCTTTTATCTAGAACCTTCTTTTCTGCTGAAAACATTCAAATATTACAAAACGGCATTCGTGCTGGCGTTCACAAGGAATCTGAAGGAAAAATATTAGTTCCTCCACAAAACGTGGATACATTAAAAATTATTATGAGAAGCACCTTTTTACAATACTCCGAGAACCGCGAAGAAGATATTAAAGGGCAAATTGTCCGTTTAAATAAAATAGTGCTAGATTACTGTATCCCTAGCGTCTATCAAGAAGCTGTTGGTTATGTTAAATATATTCGCGACCAAAGCACATTGGTTGTTCCAATGGAACGTCCTAAAAATAATGACCGTGATTATAAAGAACTAGAATTCAGACAATTCATGTAAATAAATAAAAATATAACATTAATGCTGTTATATTTTCAAGGTCACTTATTAGTTGTTACTCTTCATACGTCCAATTCACTTTTTTACCAGCGTATAAAGGAACAATATTATCATACTTTTCTGGAACAGTCCATTCCTTCCGTGTCATAACAATAACATCCTCACTATATGGTAGGTTATAAAAATCACAACCATTTGTACTTACAAATTTCTCAAAATTGTTTACGTTTAACCCTTCTTCACTATCAAATAAATCAGCCAATAATTCCACTGCTACAGGACTATTAAAGATACCAGCACACCCACAGCAAGATAGTTTCTTATGCTCTTCGTGAGGTGCACTATCTGTTCCCAAGAAAAAGTTAGGACTACCACTCATTGCTGCCTTTATTAATGCTTCTTTATCTTCATTACGTTTCAATATAGGTAAACAATACATATGTGGATTAATGCCATTCCGAAATATATCATTCCTGTCTAACAATAAATGGTGGGGTGTTATTGTTGCATGAATTCCTTCTTGTAACACATAATCTACCGCTTCTTTAGTAGTAATATGCTCCAAAACCACTCTCAGGTTCGGATACTGCTCTCGTATTTTAGACAACTCTTTTGATACAAATACCTTTTCACGGTCAAAAATATCTATATTATATTCAATACTTTCCCCATGGACCATTAAAGGAATCTTTTCATCTTCCATTGTTTTCAATATGTGCGAAACAGTATCAATTGTATCCACTCCTAAATCTGAATTTGTAGTTGCGTTCTGTGGATAATATTTTATACCAATCATCTCTGGAACTGACTTAAACCGTTTCAAATCATCCAATGGTATATCTTTGTGTAAATACAAAGTCATTAATGGGTTTCCGCGCTTGTCATAGCCACGTATTCTATCTCTATACTCAATTGCTTTATCTATCGTTAATATTGGAGGAACCAAGTTCGGCATAACAACTACGTGATTGAATTTTTGGAAACACGTTGTTGCTGTTAACTTTAATAAATTCCCATCTCGCAAATGATGGTGAAAATCATTTGGTTTCAAGATTCGTATCATTACAAATATTATACAGTTACAAACGCGTAATCTTTATCTGATTTACACATTATAATTCATAACCGGAAAGAATTCATCTGAAATCACATTTACCGCATTCATATCAGTTATGAATTGTGAAAGGGTCTCTTTCATTGCGATTGACATATTTCGCATAAGGGAATTCTTTATAATCGCTTCCTTTTGAGAATGATAAAATCTGTAATAATATCCACGTTGATTGTTTTCTAATAAACCATCATAATCATAAATATACACACGAGGGAATATTTCTGTCTCCCATACAAACTGTCCAGATGTAGAATACTCATTCACCATATACACTTGTGGGTCTTCAAATACAAACACTTCATTTGCTTCACGACGTAACTGCACTGATTTATATAGCGAACTATCAGTTGAATAGTTTCCTCTTGCCTTCCAAACTACTTTATTACGCCTTTTACTCACCCTCTCAATAAAGTAGTGTTCACCATGTATTAATTCATTTTTTGTAACTAACTTCATAATAATAACTATTTTGCTATTATTATATTTAATAAATTATCTCTATTTTTCTTTTATTTTACTATATTCCCAAAGAAATTATCAACCTACTTTGTAATTAACTACAACAATGTCCTCCTTGTAATCCACCGTTGTTTATTGGGTAATGATATCTACAATAATGATATTGACATCTAGAGCAATATGCGGTTCCTCCCCCTTTTGTACAACTTACCCTAAACCAAGGAGATGTACAACAACCAATAGAACTATCAAACGCTACTTTGGCAACATCAACTGCTACCTTAGCACCTTCTGCTATAGCTTGTGGATTTGGCATTATATAGTATATATATATTTTTTTTTCTTATTGTCATAGGTAAATATCGTTTAATCCCTACATTTTAACGTATGTCTCTGCAAACGCATTCATTTGGTAAATCTATTCATTAAATTTTTTCGTTCAAGTACATCAAATGGTATCCAAGTGCAGCAAATCCGAGCATTACAGTAATTGGATACATACCAATAAAGGTCTCTTTGTTTGCATAACCAATGTAAAATAATACTGGAGCATAAATAAAAGCGTGAAGAAAGTAAATCCACCCTATTTCTAATCCTAAATTATATGCTTTGAGACCGTGATGTAGGAAAATTCCTATACCAAGCACCATTAATAAAGGAAACATCCAATCTGGCATATTTCCATATGAACGACCCACATAAATTAGAAAAGGAGCCACTACTAAAATGTGGAACAACGAAATGATTGTATGCTTATTGAATTCCATGTATACAATAACCATATTATTTTACACGGTTCATTTTTTCAATTTCAACACTTGTACTTCTTTCTTTGTATGGTGGTTCTTCGCTACCATATCGCCATTAGGCGTGTATCTAGAAACATAAGATGCCTTAAATTTAGCTGGGTCTGTCCTCGCTAATGCATTCATTGCCTCAGAACACATAATACAACACGTATGTAATTCATATTTTTTATTATCATAGGTCAGCGTTGTTTTTTCATTTGTAGCACGATATCGCCCCTTTTCATCTGGACCCATATGTGGACAACAACCCGTGCTGCCATTTATTCCACAATCTTCATTACGTGTATTGATAAGACCTTTTCCTACTCGTTTCTCTTTTGATGAACTTTTTGACTTCTGCCTTCCTTTGGATTTAGATTTGCTTCCATTCTTCGTTTCTTTTTTTCGTAGTGTTCCTTTGGAACTAGTCTTTGTTCTGCTACCACCAAATTCACCTATATATCGGTTTAAATCAGCATTAAAATTTGTAGCTTTGTTTAAAGCTTCTTTGCTTAAAGCGTGCAATTCATCTGTGCTTTTTGAATTTTTAATTTGGTCTTCCAATGACGTGTCTCCGTATTCCTTAAGCTTATATATCCTATTATCTCTTGTATTTCTTACAGCAAAATATTTGTCATTACCATCATTATCCTTACCCTCAATAAATCTTAACAAGGGCTCATCTGAAAGGTTGTCAGACCTAACAAATTCCATATTTTGTTTAAGTAGAGGGTTAGGCATTTTGGAATCACTCATATTCCTTGTAACTTCTACTGTATATTTTTTTCCTTTCTCTAACTTTTCTGGAGGAACAAATACCCAATTTCCATATTTTTCTTTTTCCATGTACAATGCATGTTTAAGTTCGCGTAGAAGCTCTTGGTCTTGTTGTTCTTTGTCTCGTTTCGCTAATTCTTCCTCGGCAAGTTCAATTTGATGTCTAATTCCCTCTATTTCTTTGTCATTACAAGTCTTACCTGTACAATTGCCGCCACCACTCTTTTCTTTATAACATTGCTTAAATGCATACGGTGCGAAATCCTGTTTCAATTCTTTTTTGAACTTCTGCGTCCTTTTTGTTTTTCTTGATTTTCTTGATTTTCTTTTTCTCGTTCTCTTTTTCTTTCCTCCAAACATGCTAGCGATTACTGTTGCTGTGTCCAAATTTCTTTTAGGTCCCATTGCTTTATAACTAATTGCTAATTTTGAAAGTGCAGCACTTGGTTTTGTATGGTTAGGGTTATAACTTTCATTGAACATCTTCGTGGTATTAGCATTTGGTATATACCAATTACTAATGTCTTGGTCGAACGAATCAGCTCTCCAGAACATAGATTGCATATTAGTGACATTGGTTAATGTAGATGTAGTGGTTGCTCCGTTTACTCCCCTAATTCTTTCCCAGTTTGCAAGAGGTTGGTTGAAGGCAGATGCACCACGGAACATACTCCCCATATTCGTCACATTGCCTACATTCCATCTTCCGATAGGTTGGTTGAAGCGAAAAGCATCACGGAACATACCCTCCATAGTAGTCACATTGCCTACATCCCATTCCTCTATATCCTGGTTGAAGGCAGATGCATTAGAGAACATATACGTCATATTCGTCACATTGGCTACCTTCCATTCTCCGATAGGTCGGTTGAAGGCACGGGCATTCCAGAACATACCAAACATATTCTTCACCTGGCCTACATTCCATCTCCCTATAGGTTGGTTGAAGGCAGATGCACCACGGAACATACTCCCCATATTCGTCACATTGGCTACCTTCCATTCTCCGATAGGTCGGTTGAAGGCAGAGGCACCAGAGAACATATACCCCATATTCGTCACCTTGCCTACATTCCATTCTTCGATAGGTTGGTTGAAGGCATAGACATCACAGAACATACCATACATATTAGTCACATTGCCTACATTCCAGCGACTGATGTCATCGTTGAACTCGCTGCATTGGCTGAAGAGGCTACTCATATCCGTCACAGCACTAGTGTCCCAATTTGAAATATGACCATACTCGTGGTCGGCAACATCAGGTTCTTCACACCATAGTTTGACAGCATCATGAATGTCTTCATCACTGCGGACTGTTTTGTCAGCATTACACGGCTTACTGCCACAAGTGCCGCCACCACTCTTTTCTTTATAACATTGCTTAAATGCATACGGTGCGAAATCCTGTTTCAATTCTTTTTTGAACTTCTCATGGTTGGCTCTTTTCATTGCCATCATTTCCTTTTTCATTTCATTATAAGTTTTCATTTCACCCGAAATATGCTTTGGATATAAATCATCTGATTGTACTTCTTTAATTGTCATTTTCCCCATAGCAACCATCATACCTAAATACAAGGTCGCATAATTTGCACCAATACCACCACAACGAGCAGTAATCAAGTTTTTCAAACCATCATAGTTAATCGACCCTGAAATCTTCAAAACGTCAAATACTTTGTCCTCAGGAATAAAAAACTTAATGCTGCTATAAAAGTAATCGTGATGATTACGAGGAACACAGTGCTTTACGTCTTCGTCCCGTAGTATATGCTCGTCAAATAACCCTCTGGTTTTCCAAAACGCAAACCCGTGCTTTGTGTTTGAAATGGACGTAGGTTCTCCAAACATTTCAACACATTTGGGGTAATACGATTTTGGTCTTTTATGGTACCATTTGGATACAGCGTTCATTCAATATATACTAATTATATATATTTTGAATATTATATTATCTTACTTAAAGTTATTTCTTTCAATACATTTCGCATAATACGTTGATTGAAACGATTAGATTCCTCTGTACTACCGCCCCCTAATGAATTACACGCTATATCCATAAATAGTTCACACTCTGGTGTGTCTGTAAGTACATAACTTGGATTCTCATCTTGCCATAATGGCAATTGTTGGTAATTTTTGTCAGCAATTTGTGAAACGATAGATTTCAACTTTTCTTTTTGTTCATTATCTTTCTCCCATTTGTTATCTTCCTTAATATACAATGTTTCTCGTTTTAAATCCGTACAATGTAACGGTCTTGAATACATATCTAATTCATTTAATTTATTAATGAATATTCTTGAAATCCCTTCAACATACCCTAATCGTCCTGTTTCTGCTATATCGCACGGTTCCAAATCAAGCGAATCTATAAAATCTTCAATATTCATTGCATCTTTACATTGCTCGTTCAAAAAGACATTCAAATTAAATTTTTGATTATTATGATTTGTTATATTGGTTGTATTTCCCATCCGTCCATCATTCATTGCTATTAACAATTGTGATTGTAACTGATGATTATCTTCCTGAATCTGTTTTATTTGTTCACTTTGCTCAATAATAAGTTGCTTAAAATCGTTATTATCTTTCAATAGTTCAACAACAATGTTCGCAGTTCCATCATCATCGTCATCATCAATACACCGTTTAATAGTCATTGCACACACTCGTTGATGCTTCCACAAACCACTACGGGTTGTGTAATTTTTCTTACAATAGATACATTCATAATTTTTCGTTTTTTTTTCGTTTTTTTTATACGATTTTATGTCATTTTTAAGCTTACTAAAATTCCTCCCCTCACTCTGAATAGCCTGTGTTTTTTTGAACTTTTTTGAAGTTATGCTGTGCGTTTCCAACAGGTTTCCATTTACACCATGTATGTGTTTCCGAGTGGA